ATTTTATTTCTTCGATTCACCGAATTAATATATCAATAAGGGGGGGGGGCTTTACGGATAACTTAATAGAACTATCTCCCTGAAAAGAGGAGTTCATCTACGGGTGCTAATTTTTTATTAACATCGTTCGTACCATCATACAATAATGAGCCATAATACGTATTGACAATACGGGTTAATGATTTCAATCTTGTCTCATAATCAGCACCATGCTGATTACAGAGATCTTCATATCGTTTTAAGACACCAGCAACCACCCAGTCGGCCATCTTCTTGTTGATCTTTTTTACTGATCTTGTGCCGATAATATCTGCATCCAGATCATCCAATCTTGAAAGAAGACTTGAATATTTGATAGTAACTAAGTCGACGCATCGATTCATCGGGTTATCGACTATTCCGATGATCGAGTAAAATTCTTTCCCGATCTCATTGATTTCTTTTTTATCAATTCTTTTTTCTTCCAGTCTTTTCTGGATTTCCGTAATTGCTTTTCTTTCTGTGTTTTTCATTGTAATTCCTTTCTTACGACTCCCTTATTAGCCGAGATCATACATTTTAACTCTTATGAGTAAGGAGATCCATTACCTTTATGCGACCATTTATTTCATCGCTATTCAATTAGAAATTCATAGTAAGGGATTTGGCGTATTTATGAATTCATATAAATATTGCATAAACAACAAAAAGGAGATTTACAGTCCATCGTTTTCATAAATCTCAACACCTTTTTAATTAGAAGGGAGGCGAATTTATGTTATCAAAACTTGTCCCTCCAGTTACGATTCACGATACGTCGTATACTGGAAGATTGACGGATAGTATGCGATCTCCATCTCCAGGAGATCCAATGAAAATCTTTATTCCAGATCTCATGAGTAAAATGAGTCCTACCGCTCCTTCAATTACAACTGAGACAGTTCGAGGGGGAACCCTTTTTGTAAATGACCCTGATTGCAAACCAGTTACTAAGAGAACTTTAAAATCTCAGAACTATATCACCATTACGTGTGGAAAAAACGTAAATTGGGATGGGATTGATAAGATCCAAAAAGATGATTCTGGAAGAATTCTTCTTCGAGAACTTCAAAAAGGAACTGTTTTTAATTGCAATTTCATAGGAGGATTATTATCTCACGGTATTATCGAAACTGATCGAGATGATGCGACCTATGATACCCGGTATAATACATCTTCTATCTATTCTGGTGATATGGATAAGGTTGATGTGAATAACCCAGAAGACATTGGAAAGCTTTCTGATCAGGTTAATGATCTTATTGATCGTCTCCAAGATTCCAAAATTCTTGGCAAAAAGATAAAAAAACCTTGATCAAGGGAGTTGAGCTCCCTATTAAATGCAGGATCTCGAACTTCCTGAATTCCATGAAAATATTATATTACTGGAATTAGTAGGTTTGCGAATCAAAAAGAAAGGAGAAATGAAATGATTCCTGTTACGTTAGCAGATCAATTAGCAGAGATTCAAAAACGTGATTTGAGTTATCGGATGTTGCATCCAGCTGCAATTATTTACAATGAAGAAACTGATGTGACAATTGAAACTCCGTTTTCTTCTATTACTGCAAAATTCAATGATTATCTTAGTAATTATATCGTGGAAGCAAATTTAACTTCCATCGATTGTGACAATTATCGGTTTCGACCAAAATCATTATCTTATATGATCTATGGTACCACTGAATTCTGGTCCGATATCTTGATTTTAAATAATTGCGCATCGATTCGAGAATTTCAACCAACTGTGGATAAACCGGTTCGTTACTATGATCCAAGTGCGTTAAAACGTCTTTTAAATGAAATTATGATCATTGAGGGAATTCTATAAAATAGATATACGTGAAGTATCTATTATTCTTTTAAAGAATCTATATGTATAAAGATCTTTTCTTCTTTTATATGTATAGATTCTTTTATTATTCTTTTATTCTTTCTTTTTTATAATAATTTATTAGAGTATTGACATACCTGTAATAGGTCGAAGACTTTATACGGGGACGAAGGTCACCGTTGTAATTCCTATATATAAGGGAAAAATTGTAATAAAAAGAATAGATAAAGATAGTGAAGGTATAGATAAGGATATTATGCGCGGACGGATCGGAAACGATTTCGTCCGTTTATTTTTTATTATCATATAAACCATTTAGTAAGCGTATAATATACGCTACAAATGATGGCTACATATTTTTGTTTGCTACCCTTTAATATCTTTAGCTATTTTTTATTTTTTCAACATAGCTAAATTCGTTATCCGCTACTGAGATGAAGTAGCCTTTTTTCATACGAATGAATCCTTTATTTTTTTATTTGAGAAAGATACTAATTATGTACATACACCACTAAGATGCAGTGGTAACTTCCTCTAAACTGACATGAGTTGGTTTAGAGGAATATTTTTTCATCTACAATAGGTTAGAGAATAGAGATTGTTTATGCTCGTTCTCTTTTTGTCATTAAACAAGATTTCGTAATTACATACAACCTGATTGAAGGTTACCGATTATCCTTTCAGTGAAGAGATCCAGGAAATAACTCCTGGATCTCTTATTTTATTTTTTAATATCAGAGTAACTATCAGGTAAGAATGATCTTAGGTCATTCTTACCATACTGAACTCCTAACACAGTTAGTATGTTTTTGAAAAATTTTTTCTATCTATAATTACGTTCGCTTAGATGAGGCGAGCTCACCTTCCAACAAACCAAAAAAGTTTTTTTGGAAAATTTATCATTATTTACCCTCTGTAGACCGATACACCATTCAGTGTATCGGTCTACTACTGTTTAACGATATATTATTTCTATAGTAAAATGAAAGGAGACAGATATGCATCCAATTATAGACGAAATTAAACAAAGGTACAACAAGGCACTGCAAGATCCTACAAAAATAGAGGAATTGCAAAAATTCTTTGTAAAAGAAGTAAAACCATTTGTGGTATATTTTAAAGACATTCAACTTGATGTACTTCGAGATAATAAGGATCTTGAAATGGAACTGATCACCATTATCAATGCTGCCCAATTAATCTATACCGTCGGTGGTATGGATACTGGAATTGATGACACCACCTATGATATTTTGTGGGAATTGGCTGGAACCTTGGAAGATATGCAAGGAGAAATTTCCATTACACAACCCGTTGTCACAACCAAACAAAAAGGATATCATCTATATCCATCTCTTCGCGGAACGTTGGATAAGATTTATTATCTAGCAGATGTAAGTAAGAAGAAAGACCATCGAAAGAGTTTGGAAGATTGGGTAAAGACATGTGAACGAAAACTCCAAAGTTCTGGAGAGTCCATAAATTTATGGGAAGAGTATATCTATGTTTTCCCAAAGTGGGATGGGGTTTCTGTTGTGATGGAGTATGATGCGGACGGGAATTTACAGCGTGCTCTTACAAGAGGATATACCCAGTTAAATGAAGCCATTCTCGTAACTCCCATTTTTAAAGAACTTGGAAAAACACGAAAAAACATCACGGTTCGGATGAATCCGTATCCAGAGAAAGTTCCTTTTGGAACAAAGTATGAAATAATGACTTCGGAGGAAGATTTAACGAAATACAATCTGGAACATCCAAAGAAGCCATATAAAAATACGAGAGCATTTGCATCTGGAATTATGAATGGAGAGGTAAGCGATGACTTATCTGAAGTCATTCCATATTTAAGACCAATTGCACTTCGAACCGATTACGAGCATGGGGACGATATCTGGCAAGCTCTTGATTCCGAGGCATTTCAATATCCTCATATCTATTGTAAATTAAAGGAAATTGATAAAATTGAAGAATTTGCACAGGATCATCATTATGTGAATGGACTTCGCTGTGATGGTGCTGTCATCTATCTCACAAATCCAAAAGTTCAAAAAATACTTGGAAGAGAGCATGAGAAACAAAAATTTGAAGTTGCTTACAAGTTCACAGAAGAATATGGGTATTCCAATGTTACTGGGATTACTTGGTCTGTTGGAATGTATGGAAACATCACTCCTGTTGTAGAATTTGATCCGATTAAATTAAAAGGGAATAAAGTAAAACGTGTTTCTCTTGGTAGCATTGGGAAGTTAAAAGAATTGGATTTGGGAGTTGGTGATATTATCAAGATTGGTTATGATATCATCCCAGTTGCAGAATTTGATTCTAATGATGAAGCATGTAAGCATTCGATGTTACCAAGATTTCAAATTCCACAAAAATGTGCATTGTGTGAGGGACCATTAACGATTACAGAAGTAACCGCAACATGTGAAAACCCAAAATGTCCAGCTCGTATTATGGGACGAATCAAATCTCACATTGAACGTATGAATATTGCATATATTGGAGATAGCCTGATTGAACAGATGTATCAGAGTGGGATTGTCACGAAGATTGAAGATCTCTATAAATTAGAGAAAAAGAAATCGGATCTCTTGGCACTAGATAACTTTGGAAAGAAGAAGTTTGAACGTCTTGCTGCATCTGTCTTTGAAGTAAAAAATACGACAATTGACGAAGCGCAGTTATTTGGATCTCTTAGTATTAAATATGTCTCTGTTACAACGTTTCGAAAGATCTTTTCCAGATTAACGGTGGAGGAACTACTAGATGCGGTAGACAATGAAGACTATGGTCCACTTAAGAGTATTTCTGGAATTGGAGAAACAACCGCCCGTTGGATCGTCGAAGGATTAAAAGACAAAGACGTACGAAAAACGTTAGAGTACCTACAAAAACATTTGAAAGTGGAACGATTTACCAATACGGCTCCAAAATTTGAATTGGTATTTTCCTCTTTTGGGAAAGAGGATCCAAGAAAAGAAAAGGTAAAAGAAATTGTAAAAGAGTTAGATGGTGCAATTCGGGATACGATTTCAAGTTCTACAAATTTCTTAGTCGTTCCAGATAAATCAATCAACAGTCGAAAGGTCTTATATGCGAAAAATCATATGATCCCGATTTATACGGCGGAAGAATTTGTGCAACGCATTAAACCAAGACCATAAAGATAAGAGAAGAGTATAGAAATATACTCTTCTCGTTACTAGCATTTAAGCTATTAAAAAGTTATATATTATTTTACTGATAAATACATATCAGACGATATGTCTTTATAAAAATAACAAAGGAGGATAACAAAATGAAGTGTTATCAGGTAAAACCAAACAATAGTAAAGAAAAAAGAGAGGATGAGAAATTTAGAATAAATTCTCATAAGAAAAGCTGTAAACATCGTTTAAAAGCTTTAAAAGAGGGTCCAAAGGATACTAACCAGTTATCTTGTTTAATGTACTCTACCATCGGTGAACCTCTTGCACCATATCGAGTTTTAGGTGAAGATATGTTTGAAGTAGAGTATGATCCTAAAGAAGAGTTCGATAGACGAATCCAGTCCATTACCAACTATTTTAAAGAGGATACCCTGCTTCCAATCTATAGAGGAAATGGTTTTGGAACCTATTTGGTAGTAGCTTACAGAGTCTCTGGGCTTGTGTATGATGATAGCCCTACCCCTAGCCCGATGCTCGCAGACTCTACATCCCCGGCTCAGATATTTTTAATTCAGGTAATGCCTGGTGATGATACAACTATGGAATACTATTTGAATAATTGGTTGGTTCGAAATAAATCATACTATACAGCAAATAGTAAAAATGGACTGTATTATGGTGCTAGAATTCAGGTGGTTCCTCTGGATGGATCTGAAGGACGTGATTACTGGATTGCAGCAGAAGATATGCATACCGCAATTGAAACGGCGAAGGCTTATATCAAGAACTGGGAAGAGGTAGATGATAGAAATTTCGAAACCTCTATGAAAGCCAAACACACAATCAAAAAAGCATTACATCAGAAAGCGGTTTCCGATAAAGATAAAAAGGAGACCGAGGAAAAAGATGTCGATTCCGATACAGAAGAAAGCAAAAAAGATGAGAATCTTCCGGAAAACAAAACCAGTCAGGAAGAAGAATAAGGAGATTTTACTATGAAGAAAAAAGAAATGACAAAAGTAACTGAGAGTGTAGAGAAAGCGGTAAAACGCTTTCTCAGACATACAAAGTTTTACGAATACGCCGATGACATGGTCGTTGGCGTATATTCTACCCAGAACGGACTTTTAGTTCGTATGAAAACATCTCAGGCAAACCTGATCGATATGTCAGAAGATCCACTTTCCGAATTGGAGTTATCTGGATATGATCTTCTTGGTATTACTGGAAATCTGAAACATCGTGTCGTGGTAAAAGAGCATGATGTGAATAATGGCAAGAAACTTTCGGTTTCATTTTACAATGTCTCTCATCCGGGAAATGCAGAAGTAAAAGATACCAATAAAGAAGTTCCTTTATATGCAAATATGCAAAAGGAACTAATTGAAGATATTGAAGAGGATACTGAATCTGTGGAAGCGCACAGAGGTATTGTGCTTACAGAGTCCGATCTTGATCAGGAGATTGAGGGATATCTTGATACGTTCCATAAAGGAACTACAAAGAAGATTACCGATATAGATCTTAGCGAACCATCTGATTTATTACTAAGCGGAACTATAGATACGATTACAAAACTAATCGTACAGGATTATGAAGATCATGGTATGTACTATGATGCGTCCACGATAAAGAATCCTGCTAAGTTTGGTCTTTATAAAATCTTGGTAATGATGGCTTATCATAGCAGTGGATTGAAAAATTATTTAGCCGAGACGAGTGGAAAATTGAATAAGAATTTCGAGAGGTATCTGGAAGTAACAGAGACCGTGAAGAGAAAGGAAGATGAAATATTTGCACTGAAATGTGAAAATGCAAAGCTCAAAGATCAACTTGGAGATATGCAGAAGAAATTGGATGGAAATACCACCACTCAGGAATCGTCCAATACTACTAATGATGAGACTCCAGAGCTTGCAAGCAAAGAATTTTTGAGAATGAATTATTTCAATGCATACATTGCAACCGCTGGAAGTAAACCGGGATCAATTATTACCCTTAGTACTTTAATGACATTCGTTCAAGGTATTTTAAAGGAAGAACATGGAAGATATCCATTTGTATCTTCCCTGAAAAAAGAGGGTGTAAGTCGCCGTGAGTATGAATTGTTGAGAGATGATAAAGTGAACGATGCTACGTTCAAGTTGAATCAATTAAGAGCAATTCTGAATCTGTATGCAGATGGGAAACCCGAAACGATACTGCATATGCAAAATGTCTTATGGCAAGCACCTTTCCGTTTGTATAAGAATGCAACGGAAGAAGAAACTCATAAAGTACTGAATGTGCTTCGTGCGGATGTCATTAAAGCACAGGATGCAGCTCAGGGTACCGAGAAGAACGAAGCCAAAGCATGATAAGTTAATTCATGCAATACAATAGTAGTAACTAAAAAATTCCAGGAGGAAAAATACTATGGGTAAAATGAAAAAACCACCTAAGAAACCAGTTGGCACTAAATGGGCGAATCGTCCAGTATCAGTATCACCAGGTAATAATGGTGGTAAAAAACCCTTTGATCGATCAGCTTCTGGAGAGGGACGTACTTCAAGTCGTCCTTCTTCTTATTCCGATCGAAAAGATGGAAAGGTTCCATATAAGAAACCGGAGATTTACGAAGGTCGACCAACAGCTAACAACAGATCAAAGTTTGCCGGTAAAGGTGGTAAACGTCCATTTAAGAAACCATTGCCACCAGGTGATGAACATGCACTTTCTACATTTGTGAAGAAAGTTGCAGATGCGGCAGAAAAGTATTTAAAAGATACATACGCCGAGAAAGCTTCCGATAAACTGGAGGTTATTGTAAATATCAATACCCTTCAGGAGAAATATGGTCTTGTAACGGCGCGTATTCATATCATGGATGATCGTTATAAAGATCTCCTAATTACAGCGGTCTGTGACAAAAACCGACGTCATGGAACGATAGTAATTGCAAGTGATCCTTGTGAGGGATTCCGTCCGTTGTATAATGCGAACGATGGATTGGATAAGTTTGATAAGTTATTTGAAAGCTACTTACCTCACATCTTGGATTCTACTTGGAAGAAGATTCAGCAGCTGAATCTAAAGCATGCGAAAGACAAAGACAAAGTCACGGAAGCATGCGAAGAAACAAAATAATTTAAATTAAGGATTGTGCCATCAGAGATATATTATCTCTATGGTACAATCCAATGTAAACTGGAGGAACCAAATAAAATAACAAAGGAGATTTTTTTATTATGGCTGAAAGGAAAAAACCAACAATCACTGATGCAAAGACATCACAGAACGAAAGTACTACGGTAGATGAAATGGCGGAGGAACTGGAAAAACGAAGAAATGAGAAGATCCCGGAGGATTGGAAAGATCTGGTAGATGCATTCGATGAATATGTATATGAAGATGTTCCGGATATCGCATTGATTTGCAAAACTGCAGGAAATATGTTATATGATCGATTCCGTATCAATATCACACGTCCAGAAGATCCATTCTTCCATTATTATAAGATGACTGCTATGATCTTCATTTATACTTATCAGGCAATTGTAAATTATCTGATGGAAAAACGTGAGAAAAACGCAAGCTATCAGATCAATATTGCAAATCGACTCAGTATCGGATTTACCAATTCTGATTGTGATGAGGATGAGAAAAATGGAAACTTCATGATCTTCATACGGGACATTCCAAATTACGTTGTAAAAGAAGATGATGGTCCAAAGTCTCAGTCACATAGTCGAGAGTACATTCGAAATTGGAACCAGGAAAATATGATTGAGAATCCGCAGGATACCATGGAGATTGCAGCAAAAGCATTAAAGATGTTAAATAATATCAAAATTCGAATTGGATCTGCAGAACTGATCTTCCCGGTATTTGTAACAATTTATGAATCTGCATTAAACTACATGAAGACAATCCGTAGAGAACGAGAAGAGACAGAGTTTGAAATCAATTTCTGTAATTGCTTCTTCTTAAAATGTGCAGAGCAGGATGACGGAGTGGATAAAGTGATTATCCGTCCAGCAATCGAAGGAAAGATGGCTCTTAAGTCAGATAAAATTGGAACCAGTATTTATGAATAATATGGAAGGGTTGAGATGTTTTCTCAACCCTTCTTTTTTGAGGTTTACTTATGAAAAAAGAAAAGAAATCAGAAAAACATGAAATTATTCTATACTATCGGATCGGAACTCCTCTTAGAGCTTATGATGTCCCCAGGTTATACGCTAGTACAGATGATGCAAAACTAGCTAAAAAATTCGAGCAGCAGCGAGATATGAATTTCTTTATTCGAAAAGATACGTACGTCGATTCGGTGTTACAATTCCAAGACCGATATAAATCTACCATTTTACGAATGTGTACGTTTGAAACATCGAATCCGGAACTTTTAATGAAACGCCAATTGGATGTTACAATTCCCTGTACGTATCAAGAAGAAGAGAAAGTCTTCTTACAAACCGATCACGTCTTTCACGAACTTGGGAAAGAAGGAGTGAAATTCTATCCATTATATAACTGCCTAAATCCACTTGTAAAACTAAGTTTGAAAGTTCTTCATTATGAAGACATTATGAATTTTTACAAAGGGATGTTTCGAGATCCGAATATGACAGTCGAAGAACACCTATTTTCAGGATTTGACGGATTTGGAGTATTAGAAGACTATTCTATAAAGGTCGATCAACTTGGATTATTTCTTTATTACTATGGGGATACGTTTAAAAGTAAAATTGGGGATACATAATATCCCCAATTTTTTTATCTCCTTTACGACAATTAATTACACACTTAGAAAGGAGGAGAACCTATGAGTGAAGAAAATACTGGACTTAGCAGTCCTTATAGTTTGGCAGACAAGCTAATCACACGTGGTCCAATTAGTAAAGACAAACCCTATCGAACCGACGAAAATGGATGTGAAGTTCCCAATCGAATCTTTGACAATCCAAATTCAAAAGAAGAACCAAAAAAAGAAGAGCTGGATATGACACAAGTAAACGAACTCTACGACGCTCTTCATAATATCTTAGATCATCCAATGGATTCAAAATACACGACGACATTAATGTCAAAAGAGCTTCTTACCAAGATGCAGATTCCAGAAGAAATGGAGAAGTTGGCGTTTCCGGATGCAACCACAACTTCTGATACGGAAGAAACCGAATCCGTAGATGATGGTGCAAAACTAATTCAAACATCGAAATGGGGTAGTCGGCGCTTGTATCTGGAGGAAGATCAACCAAGCATTACGAGCTCTAGTTTATATCCAGATAAATCATATGGAACTGGTACGGTAGAGTCTGTTTCTTCTCTCGCACAACATACAAAAGAAGAGCTGAAAGAAGCAATTCAAGAGAAGCAACAAAAACAACTAGACAGTATCAGTGATCCAGGTTTATTGTATCAACGCTTTGACGATACATTCACAAAATTATTTGAAGAATTGAAGAATAACGATGTATTATCTTCTGGACAGAAATCAGCACTATTCATGAAATGTCTGATGATGTCCAAAAATATACTGAAAGAGAGGTTTGATGTAACGATATGAGAAATGCAATTGTACAAGCTTTAATTGAAGCAAACCCAAAAGATGCCCGTTTATACCTACCAGATTCCACGTCCTATTCGTATAAAACCGGAAACCCGGTTATTGATTATTCCTTAGGGTATCGAGTTAATGTCTTTGGTGACAATGATGAGGTTACTGATACATATGCGTCTCTTGGAATTGCTGCAGGGAAACAGGTTTGTTGCATTGGAAAACCGTCTACAGGAAAAACAACTTGGGCGGTTCAAACAGCTGCTGCAATCGTACGTGGAGTTCCGAATGCAAATGTTTATCACTTTGATCTTGAGCAAGGACAGATCTACACCCGTATTATTACCTTAACTCGGTTTAAAATGTCCGAAATCAAAAATGATGGAAAGTACATCTTAAAACAAGGTAGCTATTCCATTTCGGATATCAAAAAAGTCATCATGCAGATTTACATGGAAAAAGTGTCCGATCCAAATAAGTATCGTTATGATACTGGAAAATTGGATGAGTTTGGAAACCCGATCTTATTATACGTTCCAACTGTAGTTATCATCGATAGTATTCCACAGCTTTCTACCGATGTGAATCTTGGGGAAAAGAAAGATCGTGCAAAAGTAGAGGATGTTTCTTCTCAGGCAGATCGTATGCGAGTAACTGGTGAGATTTCCAGATTCTATGGTGAGATTGGACCTTACCAACAGGAAGCCAATATCATAGTGATCTCTATCAACCAGATTAAGAAACGTGGTAATATGGGCGTAATACCATCCCCAGCTGAGATGATGTATTTAGGTCAGGACGAAACTGCTCCTGGAGGACTTGCTCCTCAATTCCTTGCAAATCAGCTTCTGAAGTTCATTGCCATTGGTGGTGAGAAGAAGACGGTAGAAGAGGATGGTTTTGATGGATTTGGTGCAAAGATTCGTGTCATCAAATCTCGTACCTCCGTAAACGGTCAGGATATTCATGTTATCTATGACAAAGTACATGGCTTTGATTCTCTTCGTACTTCTGTAGAGTTTGCAAGAGAAAATGGACTGCTTGGAGGTAACCGTGGCGGTTACTACTTCCCAAATCTGGAAAATGGAAAAGAGCATAAGTTTACGTTAAAGAATATGAATGAAGATTTTCGTAATGACCGAGAACTTTATCATATGCTCTATAGTCAGATTATTCCAATTCTGGATGCCAGAATTCCTACCATCAATCCAGATGATAATGATATTCCAGAAGAAGAGTTGGACTATTAACATATAACTAAAGCCGTCTTTGTAGCTATTGGGGAATGGTTTTTATAAGAACGGTGGTCTACCTTGTACTATCTAAATGGGATGGTACTTGGTAGACCTTATTTTACCGATTAGAAAAATATTCTAATTGTAACAGAGTTATTAATGAGGTAATTACTTAGGAATTCGAATGATCATACTTCCTTCTAATACCAATTATGCGGAATAGACTGTTAATCTATTAATATCAGTGTGATCGCAGGAATGACCTATGACAGCATGTCCTCATTCATAATAGTTGCGTATGAGTACGGTTCCTTCTATATGTGACCTATTTTAAAAGAAAATAAAACAAATGAACCTATCTAGTTTCTTCAGTGTAAATTAGTAGGCTCATTTGATATAAACCGAACTCGCTTGCAACACTTATATCTGGTAGTCATGACGTATGAAGTCTCTTCCTTCTACGGACTCCAATCCACAGTTCTGCAAAAACTGTTTACCTTAGAGACTTTGCTTGTCAAAAAAGAACTACCAAAAACCTTGAGAAAAGAACGATCCATTGAGCGTATTTAACTTCTTCCTTCTAAAATAATTGGCCACTGAAACCCAAAATGAATTTAGAGGTTAAGCTTGCTCAATGGGTTCTTTTTTCTCCGATCTAAAAAAATAATAAATAAAAAGGAGAACTCAACATGATACCAACTTATTCAACAACAGAAGAATTTCGAAACATTGTAAAAATTAATAACGTACTTTCCATTACCTATCGCAATGCCATTGAGATAGATAATGGAAGTTTTACATCCAAACCTTATGAACTTTATGAAACGAGTGAGACAAGCGAGATTGATCCAAAGTTATTTTTCCGTTTCATAGAGTTTTTAATGAATATTCGGGATTTGGGATATTATATTCCTGCATCTCAATCCCTTAAGTTACTAGCTTCTTTCCAGACATCTCCAGACTATACGGATGCATCAAGATTTTCCTACAACGAGATCGAAATCATTTTAACAGAAATTGAAACGATCTTAGGAAGTCAGGAAGCAAAATATACATATAAGACATTATTTGGAAATGGTATTTTTGCAGATACCATCCGAAATATGGGTGAAGATCCTTATGTGTATCAGCTGATGCATTATATGCACGCATATGATGGAGTCGATACACCGGTACTCGATGCAATCCATGCACATGCGAAAGACGTGTATGAGCCGAAAAAATCATTTATTACTCTAATGGCAGATTGTGCCAAACTTTCTGAAGAAGATATTTTAAAGATGGTGTTACAGATTTTTCCAGAAGAACTTCCAGACTGGGATGGTCAGAGTCTTGACAACTATCAGAGACTTGACATTGTATCTCGCAATCAGCATGTACCAATGGAGATTTTCATGGAATTAATCGAAAGTAACAATCCCATGAGTAGTCAGATGAAATTACAGGTTCGTGAATTTATCTCCGTTTGTTTAACGGACTTAGGTTCACAAGCAATTGCAGATTCCATGCAGTTCACCGTTCCGTGTAAAGAAACTCTTGCTTTCTTAATTACGGAATTTATTAAAAATGGTTATCCAGCGACCCCGCTTGTGAATAATATCAACAACGCAACCGATGTTCTCCGTGCATTTTCCATCTATTCGGATCCGGAGTATGATGGTTCTTTATCAAAGGCTCCAAAATTTAAGAATCATTTAAATACCGCCGAGGCAAAATTCTTTATGAATTTACTCTGTCATGCACCGCACGTAGAAACCGATATCTTTATGTATCCAGAAATTTGGAAACGTGCGTTTGAACGAATAAAACCACAGCGTTGCCTTGGAAAGAAATATAAAAAGATTCGTCAAGCTGCAGATAATCTTTATAAAGGTAAGAAACCACAGACAACGAATGCATTAGTGGAAAAGATTCTAGCACATGGTGGAGATTCATTGTCTAGTTTTGAGCAGGGGCTTAAGAAACTGGAAAATTTCCCAGGTATGTACTTACGACATTTTGACAAATACGTACGTTCCTATGGAAGTAAAATCAGCGATGACTCAAGAGAAAATAGGCATTTTCAGTACATGGTTTGCCAATCCTTACATCGGGTTGTTCCGCATGCGGAGTCCACGAAAATGCTTTGCCAGTTAATGACGCTTTATTATAAGAGACTTCATAACTTGGAAAATCATAAAAAGGATATCCGTTATGTGAAACCAAAAGGACAAAGTGCATATGTTCCTCTTCTTCCGATTCCGGATAGTCTGTGTGATAAGACTTACTTAAAGAACTTCTATGTTGAAATTTTAAATATTTTAACACAGGAGATTACCTATCGCTTTAAGGAACTTCCATATCTTGGAAAAGTGTATATCGATCCTACCGCATGCGGGATTGTCGTACCGACAGAACTCAGAGAAGCAAACGACAGTGGATTACACATCATTGGTCGTGGGTCTTACTTTAAAATGATTTCTGTAAATGAAGTTGCAAAGGCATCTGGAGATGGTATGTATGAAGATGTGTATGTTCCATACATTCACTGGTCTGGCTCCTATGATCTGGATCTTTCTGCCGTTTTTATGGATGAAGAGCTTCATGTTCTGGATAGTTGTTATTATTGTAACATGACGGTATGTGATACAGAACACCAGAGACGGATGTATGCAACGCATTCAGGAGATTGGACTGATGGAGGACCCGTTGATGGAGAAGGAGTATCCGAATTTGTTATGATTCGTCGTCAATCGGCTTTACAGCGTGGTGCCCATTATGCGGCAATTACAGTCCATTGTTATAGTGGTCAGCCATTCTCTATTGCAAACACATTCTTTGGATTTGAAACGTTAGCAGAACCTGTTGACGCAACAAAGATGGAAGATATTTGTAGAATGATTGGTACGGGAACACAACGCAGCGATGTCATGCATGCCGTTGTAAAACCTGAGCGTACACTCTTTACTTCCAATATAGCATCCAATGATACCTCCATCTTAGTTGCGGTAATAAATTTGGATGATGGAGTGGTGTATTATTCCGATATCCCTATGAAACAGATGAATCTTTCTTTCGCTGCTATTGGTGCAGCAACGATTGATAACTATGCGGAGAATGCTGATAAAAGCCCATGCAAAGCATTTATTAATCCACGTGGTAACAACGTAAACGCAACTGAACTTTCTATGGGAACTCAAATTCGGGCACTATTTGAGAAACCAAGATTTTACTGCGGAGATCTGATTTGGCTTCATGCACAGGTTCGTGGTATGATCGTAAAGAATGCAGAGGATGCTGACGTTGTATATACACTTCCGGATTCTGCAATTGCAAAAAATCTGGAAGATGATCAGGAGTTAATTTCTCCATTTATGGTTGATCGTATGGTAAATGAATTTATGCCTACGAAGTAAACCACTCAAAAGAACCCATCTCAATATTGAGATGGGTTCTTTTTTTATATCCGAATGAATGCTGTATCAAACTTATGTAATATCTCTTTGATATGGGAATATCAATAAAATATTTACAAAGGAGGTAATAATTATGCCGAGGTGGAATTATTACAAAAAAGAACAACCAGCTCCAATCACAGATCTGGAGCAGCGCCTTCTGAAAATTGAAGGTGTCACAGAAGAGGGAGAAATGGATACCGAAGATGTGTTGTTCCTCTTACAGGAGATTGAAAAATGGGAGGAGACGTTCCCGTATGATGTCCCTGTGAAACAGCAAACAGCAGATCAGCTGAAAATCCAGAAGATCAAAGCTGATACGCAGGAAGCAGTTTCTGCTTATGTCCATCGTATTTACGATTGGATTAAAACTTCCTATGAAGTTCATGATGAAATCCAATATGATATGATTGATGAAATTGAAGAGTGGATTCGTCAGCTTCCAGAAGAGCTGGATTATGATTTCGATTTTCCTGGAATTCCGGAATTTGAGGAATTGAAACAGAAGTTCCAATCTTTCAGCGATGGGGAACTGAATCGCATGAAAGATGATTGGGACAAGAGCGAGTGGGGATAAGTTACATATGATTGATTATAGGAGGAATTAGTTATGGTACAGAATACACATATGAATGATTTCAATTACATTATCAGTCTTTTTAAAAAAGCTGATACTAATTTAAACAGTGACGGATGGTTTCCGAGAAAAGCATGGCATGATTTGTGTTATGCATTTGAATCATATAAACTCAATGTAACAGACAAGGAGAGTCTGGATAAGATGATCCTTGATAGCATGGTTGTTCAAACCATTTCGAGTATGTATCTGAAGGTTCGAGCTCGTAAAAAGAGTACAGAAATTGCAGATACCGATGATATTTTCTATCTAGTAGCTGCAGAAAAGGTACAGATGTATCTTCATAAAATTGAGCTCAGCAGTCCGATCCTCGACAAAATATATGAGGATCTGAAAAACTACTTCAGTGATCCGGTATTCTTTAGTTGCTTAGACAGAGAAGTTTTGGATCAAGAGATAGCTGGGAAGAATGTGAATGCGGTACAAACCCCGGTGAAGGCAGAACCAAAAGCTGCTAAACCGAAAAAGAAGAAAAAATATAAAAATCATCCTTTGGTAAGGGATGAACAAAATCTGTTCTATATCATGTCTAGGTATTGCATGAAAGGAATGGATTTGACAGAGGGAGGGCTCGATAAGCTCTTAGGTTCTAAGAGCGTCGGATATCTAAGATCTTATGTTTCCACACAGTTCTCTTGGACGAAATGGAACGCGCAGCGATTATTACTCATCTATCTGTATGGCGGTGAAAAGATCACTGCAAAAGCGTTCCGTGAATCTATTCTCGGGATCATTAATGCGGAGTTCAAGAAGGCGGGTGGTACGATTCATATAAACAAGCGCATAAATGTGACGAAGGTTGATTCAATAAATGCGTTAGATTACATGTTTCCAATTAAAGAGTTGCGTTTTATTATCGATTACGGTAATGAAATAGTGAAAGAAAGATATCGGAAATTTTTGGAAAGTGGGGTGACATTTACAGAGGAACAGAAAGAATTCTTCAGTAAGTTCCCTTCTGTAACTGCTCCAAAACCAGAACCTGTTGTAGCAGATACAACCGAAAATCGAATTACCACAACCTACACATCCGGTGAAGGAAAAAGGGTAATTGCGGATTCTACATCAATCAATCCACGTAGAACCGTATCGTTGGCTAGAGCAGATTAATAAAAAGAACCCCTCTTAGTAATAGGAGGGGTTCTTTTTTTGTTCTTATAGCGTGAAAACCCCTATTAAAAACAGTCCTATAAACTTGAAACGCTTGTAGAAAGGAGGAAATATGTTTTGACGGATACCGAAACTCTACAAAAACAGCTTCGAGAAGCGCTTTTAAATAACACATATGATCATGCGTCCACCCATCTCGCTCTTCATAAAGCGTGGGAAAATTCATTTTCATATCTCTATCGGTTACAGATTGAAAAGATCTTATATGACGAATATCATTACTATTCCAATGATGAAACTGGCAAAACAGCAACAAAAATTGGACACTTATATTTAGATAAGAATATCCGTGCTTGTTTTGATATCGACAAAGACATTATTCATGTATGCGATCGAGAAGAGTTTAAGCGTTCCAATTATTATTTACGGTATTTTACATTGGGAGATATGATTAACGATGGACACATTTTTCAATGGATACCGATTGTAATCATAGATGATCAGGTGGTTTGGGATTGGGAAATTAAAGTAATTTCTAAAGATGCGATTCAATTTCGTATGCCAAAACCTTTCCGTAGACAATATGTTTTGAAAAATGAACGTGATCCAGTTACGGATGAGATTATCTATATTGATCATAAAGTACAACTCTTTGTCGTACAGAATGATTATTATGAGCGAGTGGTATTGAATCGTATGAACTTGTATATGGATAATGCAAGTCATCGCATCAATATCCCAAAAGAATATTTCAAGAAACCACTTCCTGGTGAAAATAAAGAAGGTACTTTTTTTGTAACATTCTCATTTCCGGGAGATGGAGCGCAGGCGACCTATTTATGTACACAGCTTGTAGATCTTTATGAGTATGAAACCTATTTTACCACAATTTTACCAGATACCCTTTTCAAAAAGATTCAATCTTATACAAAAGAAATCTGGACAACGGTTGTTTACGTAAACGAACTACATCGAAAAATTTGGTATACAGGTTCTGATACTACAACGGTCTCTGGTCATGAAGCGAACTTAATGATCTTAAATCGTGGGGATGATTTTGAACCCTATGCATCTCCAATTCCAGTGGAAAACTTTATGGTGTTCCGTACTAGAAAAGGAGAAGACGTTCCTTCTATTATTCCAAACCGTGAGACGATCAAACTTTATTATCCGAATATTTATCGTATTTGTAATCGCGATATTCAAGATGGGGATTCCTATAAAATATTTTACTTTTACCACTACAACACGTACCTGAAATACACTTGCATTCATGATTTTTGGTATCGCTTCCTGAAGATTCATTTCTTAAACGAAGGATCTACCATGGAAGAAATTGTAGATAAAATTTGGCGTGGTAAAATGAAATATGATGGTATGACAGAGGTTCAAAAACAAGATTTCATCAAAACCTTTGAGCAGATCCTGTTCTATCTTTATAAGCATTACAAATACGCCGAAACAGATTTCTTATACAACCATCTGGATTATGGATCTCATCCTTACGACCTTGATCACTTAACTGGGGAACCTTTTATGTACAAAGAAGGTCGCTTAAAAGAATGGATTCGAGACGATCCATGGTTACTTAGAGATTATGTATTGGAACAAAAGCGTGTTGGGATGAGTTATCATCTATTTACCAACCAAATTGATTTAAAAAGTCGGTATCGAACAAATACCAATACAGAATTGCATTACGACTATGAGTTCGATGAACCCATGTACGTTTTCGCTATGAATAATACACGGGAATATCCAGTTTATATGGATATTCGTTTTTTTGTTGATGGAATATTTGCAGAGAAAATGTATCAGGATCGTTACTTGTTTATGGATTATCTGTATATTCCAGTTTCCATGGTAACGGAAGATAGTTATCTGGAAATGGAAGTTTTCCCAAGGTACGATTTTAAAGAACCGATGCGGTTTACATCCATGAATGATGTACATGAAGTTACGATCGTAGAACCCGATGAAGGGGATATCTGGCCGACTTATGCAGATGCTTATGTCATGACTAAGGATATTGACGGAGACGATTATCAGCATCTCTACGAAAATTCGTTATCCGAATTCTTTAAGATCACTTCCGTATACAAAGAAGGAGAATGGGACGTTGTAACTACAAAAGAAGACGAAGAAGCAGGGAAACCACTTCGATTTACACGTCTTCGTAAGTTTAAAGTACAACCGACCGACGAAAGCATCTTAAATAAAGATTTAAATCTTTGTATCAATAAGCACCCAATGGGACTCCCGTTCCAGATTACAACGGCGGGTTATCCGTATTTGCAGCTTGTTGGAGCGGAAAATAAATTTCACTATAGTGCTGAATATATTCGAGTATTCCGTAACGGAAGACTTCTTCCAAATGTAAAATGGGCGTTTTATTCTTCTTTTGAATGTCCACGTATTCAGTTAATGGAATATTTTGAGGTCGGAGATACTATTTATTTTGACATTACTCCGTTCCGGTATAAAATGATCTATCATAAGGAACGAATCGATCAAAATGAGTTGATGCACGACCTTCGAAATATTGTCACAAAACCATTTGATTGGAGATACTACGACGTATACTTGAATGGACGAAAACTCAGCATGCCAAATTTATTCTCAATCACTCCATGGGAAATTAAGCTTAAAAACTTAAAAAGTTCTTATCATTTGACGATTTATGAGAAAGAACGAGATTGGGAGTATTATGGATTAAACTATAAAGAACCAATCTATTTCTTTACGCCCGATGACCTGTTTAAAAAAGACTGGATTTCTGAGGCCGAAAAGAAACAATTGGTCGATGATATTGTAAACGCGGAAAAGGATCCTCGTATCAATTTTTATCCGAACACTGATGAGGAACCGGAACAAGATTGGAAAGATGAGAGACGTTATGTCCTTATTATGGCGTTCTATTGGAATGAACTGATTCCAAAGACTTTCGTGAACCCGAATGTGTTACAGTTCAATAAGAGCATAATTTCAACCGAATACCCGATTATCTATGAGAATTATGTGCATCCAGGAAATAATTATGCACGTACCGATTATGAAAAAGAGACGTTGAAAAACGAAAAAGAGGTTATGGCGTTAGACCCAGACCTAACCATACAAGGAGAAAACGAAGAAGATTTAACCTATGTCTATATGGTTGGGCATCCTCTTGATGATGCGGAAGAATTCTTAGATGAAGAGGTTATCATCAATGACTCGAAGTATAACATAGGAGGTGATTGATTATGCCAATACCGGTACTACCAGGACAAGTTCCGACCATAATCAGTAAACCGAATCAGCGTTTTGCGACTACGGCATTGAGCACAAAATATCGTGTAAAAGCCGTTAATGGCGAAATTTTAAAAGATGAGGTCACCGGTGAAATCTTCTATAAACGCAAAGAAGATGGAAAAGTTGTCAGCTTCTTCCAAAATAAGAAGCAGATACAGGATTTGGTTCTGGAACTACGAATCTTACTGAATACCAATATGGGATTTCGGTATCCAGCAGATACCGAATCATCTTTCTTTATTAGCACCAATTATGATTTAACTCTGTTAAATAAAGAAAAGTTGCTGGATATTTATACCAGCAATCTGAGCATTGATAATAGTAATAAGGAGTCCATTTATACGTATCACTTTAAAATAAGCAATGTTTGTAACGGATTCTTCATGGAAGTGGATTCCAGAGATTGTGACAAACCTGCGATTGAAGTAACGACGAATTACTACAATCAATTTATGAAGAATTACGTAGGAGACTCTGCGCTATTTCTGGCTGAGAAAGCAAAATTCAACAAAACCAAATGGGAAGAATCGAACGCTACGATTCGTTACCGTGTGAAATGCATCAAGGGTGGAATGACTAAGATTTACGAATGTGAAGATTATGTCCGTATGAATGAACACTGTTTCATCGATCTTCCGGATTTGGATATTATGACCGATTTTGGAGGTCACCCTGAAAGCATGGAGATCTTTATCGATCAAATTACATTTGACAAGTTGCAGTTCATGTTTAAAAATGCAGGATTGATTGGCGGAAACTATTCTACGTTGCTGAAGAAGTATATGTATGAAGACAGCCGTCTGGAAGTTCAGCTTGCAAATGTAATGTATTTTGTCGACAAACCAGAAGATTGGGAAGAACTTGGAAATGAAATCGTGGTTGCCTTTATGGATACCCCATACTTTTTTGAGTATATGGGGAAAGTTGCTACCTTAAACGACAATGGAGATTTTATCTTCTCAGTTCGTCGACCCTATTCCAATGAATGGAAAGTAAATGGTGTTTGGGCAGAAATGATCCGTACCATTGATATTAACGGTGATGTGAAAAACACGGGATCAGAAAATTCCGATCGTTGGCGTGAACTTGAGGAAATCTTTGGACCGAATCGAATTCACCATGGTAAATTCACATTTGATGAAACAAAACGGGATCATTTCCCACTTGCAGATCGTATTACGATTTCGTTTAACGAGTAAAGGAGGTTTGAACTATGGGAGAAACCTATGAATACCAACTGGTAAATCAAGCCGCTACTACTGCACAGGTCACCAAAGCATTTCGAGGTGGCATTCACAACTGTCAGTTAGTGAATACCGAACGAGAAGTTGCAGGTGTCAATAATAAACTTTACGCTGGAATTAAAGGAAAACAAACCACATATGATATTCCTGCAGATGAACCTATGACTGCAACTGTATATATCTATGATCCAGATGAAGATGATATTTCAGGGGAGGAATAAGATATGGCGAAAATTCCGAATTTACCTATGGCGGATATCCTGATTCATGGAAAACCAAATGATCGTGTCGAATACATCGGTTTTCCGGTTACTCGATATCAGAATATTGTAGGAGCACCGGCACTTGTGACAGCAGATACTGTAAAGAGTTCTGCTCCGTTTCAGTTATTACACACCGATGATGTGGAGCTATCCGTAGCAGCCATTCGTCTGATGTGTGGAAATATACTTTAAAGGAGGGCTTTATCATGGCTCAAAGAAAAGCAGTCATTACAACTTTTCAGTCACCTGTATTAGAAGATGGGGAGCGATTAGATCTGCTTCCTCGTACTGCGGCGGAAGCAGTTGTATATAAAGATAAAAGTGGCGTTCAGCATGACTTAAACCAGTTTATTCAGGACGAGGTTGAAACTAAGAACGCAGGTACTGCTTTGACAGACGATATTCCATACCTGTCTGAATCAAAGCCGGATCATGCTTGTTTATGGGCAAAAATTGATCCAAGCAAGACAACACGTAGTTAAAATCAAGTAGAGTTTAGGACCAAACATCCTAAACTCTACTTTTTATTTTCGGTAATGTATTATCTCCTCGAAGACATCTCAGTAAGAATAAAAAAGGAGATCATGTGAAAATGGCAAAAACACAACAATTCGCAGAATATCGAGTCCAGGACGAGTTAGTCAAAAATACGACACAATCAAAAGTATCATGGAAGAAGATGCTTAGTGTCTCTGGACTGATGGCAGCAAAATTTCCAGTAGCTCTTGACATACAGATGCTGGACATGATTATTGCATTCTTATTAAAAGACAGCACGTTACGTACAAGAAAATCAATTAGCAATATTGATAAATTAATGGGGATTATTGATCCCGATGTTTATGAGGGAAATCCAGAGCTGGAGTCCCGCATTCATATTATTCAAAATATTACAACTTGTTTATTAGAAGAACGGTTTGAAGAACCGTCATTTATTCAAGTATATTGTAGAGATCATGCAGAGGATGAATATAGCAAAGAATTAATTGATAAAATGAATACCTTAACGATCAAATATGCAGAAAGTAAGTATATGATCAAAAAGGTAGATTCGATTTTAGAGTTTAGCTATGTCATTACCGCAAGATCTATTATGCAGCAAATCTTAGATTCCATCGATCCAACTGATTTTGCAAGTTATGAAAAGGTTGCAAATGACCTAAATACCATTGCACAGGCCATCGTCAATATCAATCGAAAATGTCGAAGTTTGGATGCCGACCAGACATTTAGTTTGGATACAGATCGATTTGAATCTGTGATTGCCGATGCGGTTGCAAAGTTAAAAGATCGAAACCGAATCTTTATTACAGGATCGACGTACTTAAATGCATTACTTTCTCCAGGGTATATGTCCAAACGACTCTATACATATTTAGCCTTTCCAGGAAAAGGAAAGTCTACGATTTTGTTAAAATCTGCTTTGGATATGCGAAAGTACAATCCAAACTTTAAACCAAAAGATCCAGAGAAGCGTCCAGCGATTCTATTCCTTACGTTAGAGAATGATATCCCTGAGACCATTGAGCGTATGTTTAATATGACCGTATCTGCAGAAGATATTCGAAACTATACTCCAAATCAGGTTATTAAGTATATGCGAGATCGTGGTGGTTTAAAATTAACCGGAGATTGCTCGATTGATATTATTATCAAAGAATATAAAAATAGAGAAATCAATACGGATGATATCTATTCCATTATCAACGATCTTGCTGATGAAGGAATTGAGGTTTGTGCACTGATTCTTGACTACATGAAGCGTATTCGTCCCACAGAATATGCAGAAAATGAGAAAGGGGAATTAAAGAATATTTCAAATGAATTGAAAGAGATTGCTAAATTCTTTGATATTCCGGTTATCACAGCACAACAGTTGAACCGAGAAGGAGCTGCGGTTGTAGATGCGGCGTTGCAGCTAAACAAAGAAGATGTAACCCGGTTGGTAGGTTCTCAAAATATTGCAGGTGCTTGGGAAATCCAAGAAAACTCTGACTGGACCTGTATCATCAATCCACAAAGAAAGAAAGATACGGGTGAACTTTTCATGGTATTCAAACTTCTTAAACGTCGTTATCGTTCTTCTGAGACAACTGAGAAGATGAGACAGCTCGATTACTTTAACCAGCCGTTTGAAGAAGGAAATGAAATCAAGCTCAAAGATGATATTGATTTGGATGAGCCACTTGGACTTCTTTCTCTTAGCACTGAGTTTGGTCCAGAGAACCAACCAAATAAACGAGGCAATACCAATGCTATCAAACGAGAGGTGATAAAACGATATCCAACCCAGCAATTCAATGATGATAGTGAAGTCCGCGATACATTCTTCGACATTGGCAAACACGACCATACCAAGAAAGACAAAGATAAGGAGAGAGAAACCGCAGAGGTATGAAAGAACGGAAGCATTATACACTTGAAGAATTTAAAGAAATCTATGGACCATCACTAAATCAGCATGTTACCAGTTTTGGATATTTACAGGTATTAAAATCAAAATGTTCTCCAAATATTATGTATGATTACTATGTCCGATTACGCATTTTAGATATGCTTGTCTATGATGTGTCGGAACGAATCATCTCATTTTGTTATCTTGGAGATCAGACGTTTGTAAGCATCGAACCCTATGAACGATTATTACTACTAAATGCTTACACCACTCTCAATCATAATACCAATCAAGCACCAGATATTGATTTATACTACGTGGAAAGTACCAATGGCGATCTGGAACTTCTAAATGAGGAGGAGTTTCGAGAAACGGAATATCCAAAAGCGGATATGCTATATCAAGAACTTTCTGGTCGATCACTTGAATCCGATGATGGAAAATGGTTAGAGTTTCCAGTGGATGACCAGAGCTTAGGATTTCCAATTGGATTTCCATCCTATTACTATTCCAATTAAAGAAGTTTAAAGTTGTAGTTCTTATACACTCCTTTAAGAAGAATATTTTCTCTTGTATTTACGACTTAATAACTTTTAAATAGGGTACGGAAAGCTCATACGAGTCTTCCGTACCTTATTATTCCCCTTAAAAACAGTCGATTAACGGAAATGAGGGCTCCCTCATTTTTTTATTAATAAAGAAAGGGGGCTATAACCTTGGCAAAAATTAGATCTCGTATGGATTATGCGAGAGAAATGCAAGATGAGATTCAAGGTGTTGTATCTTATGCATTTGATCGTTTACAGAGTTTGCATGATATCCATCTAAAACTTCATCAGATGGGTGGTGAAGTTTGGTTTGGAGATACTTTAGAAGAACATCGATTAAAAGCCAAATTTAAAGAAAAAGAAGAAAAGGTGACGAATTTATATAAAGAGCTGGATTCCTATACAAAACAACAACGATATGCGGAAGTATATCGTGCCTTTATGGTAGATCTAAAAGATGAAGACGATGAAGGTGCTTGGGGACCGATCTTCAATAAATATCGTGAACAAATCCTGGACTTTAAGATTAAAATGAACCGTACTCATCAGGATTTTTTATCTGAAATGAGCCAAGTTTTTCGAATTGTGGCGGATCAAAAAAGAAAGGAGAAAGAACACAAAATGATGAAAGATACTCCAATCGAAGAATATGTAAAAAACGGAGAGCGTATCCGTAAAGTATTATATGAGAAATGTGCAGCAGGAGAAATTACGTTAGAAGAAAGAGAGGCTGCAATCGCGAAGCTTTCTTCTTATACAGAGTCTGTAACTCATTTTACAAGTGAAATTGTAAATACAATCGAAGAGTTCTGTGAAGGAACTTTGACTTGTGATGAGCTGGATACGATTTTGACAGGGTACTACAAAGAAAACCCGGAACAGGCATTGTATTTTAATGGTACCCATATTGACAATCGTTACAATGCAATGAAGAATGAAATTGTAGGATTATATGAAGCAGGTGCTATTGATCTTGACATGGCTGCAGAGCAGGTCGATTATTTAAGTACCATCTACGATATCTCTATTGGAGAGCATGTCGCTTCTTTAACAGAGGCAGTGGATCATCCTATGATTGACCTTATGGTTTCTGGAATGGATGATTATTTTGGAGCCATCCAGGAGTTTAAAGAATCTGCTGAAGAAGGTAGTGATCTTGACGTACGGTTAATGGCATTGGATCACTTTGTAGAAAAAACCTGGCAGTATTTTGAAAATAATGAAGGAGAGATGATCAAAGAGGGAGCTGCAGATGATTTTGATAAAATCTGCGAGATTACAAATGCAACTTTGATTGTAAGTACTTTAGCTTGTATTGCTCTTATTCTGTCCATTCCAATTGGAAAAGCAATTAATATGAAAAAAGGCAGCAACGTTGTGAAAGCTTACGAAGATATTCATCCAGACGCTATTAAATACAGTGAATTGGATATTGCAAAAATGAGCGTTGCTGGTACTGCAGCGAAATATATTCCGGAAGTTGCAAAATTACTTTCCGAAGACCTGCGTGTGACAGGCAAATGTTATCTTGTAAAATATAAGAGAAAACCATTTGCAGTGATTGCTCGTCTTCAGCAGCAAACTTCATCTGTTAGTACAGGAGATAATGGATATACCGTCGAGTCTTCTCCATATAGATTCTATTACAAATCCCTTTGTCCAGAAGCTGAGAAACATCAGGATTTCTATGAAGCAGCGCTTATGTTAAAGAAGTTCAAAGTTTCTACTCCAGAGATTAAATCTTTTGCGAAAGATTTAAAGAAAGAGTATGAGGAACTGAAAAAAGAAGCTGAAAAAGCAGAAAAGAAAAAAGAGCAGGAAGAAAAGCTGGCAAAATCTGTAAAAGAGGCAGCGATTGCGAAAGAATCTGCCGGTATCGAGTATGACAATGATCGAATCTATTCTGCGGTACGTAAACAGCTGATGGATAAATATGCAGCAGGGGAAATTACTCTGGAAATGAGAGAGGCTGCTCTTATTGAAGCACGCGATCGACTTTTTGGAGATGACGTTGAAACTATGATGGAGGGTGTTCTTGGAAACCTCTTCAAAAAGAAAAACAACACAAGTGCTGGAATGCAGAAATTATCCAATGATGTTGCTCATACCAATAAACAGGTAAAATCATTAATTGCACAATACAGCGCTAATCAAAAGAAAATCAAACAACTGGAGGAACAAATTCAGGGTTTGGAAGTAAAGCTTGGTGCTACCGATGGTGCCAGCAATCGAGCAAGAATTTCAGATCAAGCGAAAAAACTTCGTGAAGAGATCCTTAAAATCAACAATCTGAATCGTGGAATCCAGAAACAGATTGTAAAAGTGAACGTTGCTACAGAGAGTGTTGATGTTGATGCTCTAACTCAAGATGAGTTAGATACTATGGTAGAAAGCGTTTGTAGGGATATTGATAAGAAAAAGGAAACACAGGCATCTAGTACTGGTTCCGATCCTTATGCAAACCTACTTTCCACATATCAGTCAAACCGGAAGAAAATTGAACAGGATACCGATAAAATTAAATCTCTTGAAAAAGAGATAGAGTCTATGAAAAATGGAAGAGCTGGAAAAGCATATGATACTGCAGTTAAAGAAGTAAAACGTCTTCAGGCTGAAGTTAAAAAACTATCCGAGGCAAATACACAGATCCAGAAACAGATTGCAAAAGCGAAAGCCGTTGCAACCAACGAGAGTGTAAACGTTGATGAAATGACTCAGGAAGATCTGGATCTTATGATGGAAAGTATCTTCTCTGACATTGCCAAAAAAGCGGAGCAGTTAAAACCGAAGCCAAGTGCACAGCAGGCACAGGCAAAACTTGCAGCAAATGAAGCAGAGCTCAAACGTCTCAAATTGATGTTAAATGATATTATCTGTATGAAACGTCGAAAAGACATTGATCCGGCTACCATGAAGCAGCTACTTGACAAAGAGAAGAAGATCAGTATGAAGTTCGCAAAGCTGAAAAAAGAGAATCAGAAACTGGATCCACTGGCTCGCGAACAGGGTATCATCACAGAACCATATTGATATTGATAAGGAGTTGATACTATGTTAAACTTATCCAACATCGTATCCAGAATTAAATTCAAATTGGGGATTGCGACGCTTGCAGTCCCCTTTGATGACATTGATCAAATGATCACCAAGATTATTCAGGATTTTACCGTTCCTGTATTTTCTTTGTATTGTCCGGATAGAAGATTATGCCGAGTTGAACTGAATAAAGCATTTAAAATGGTAAATCGTGTTACGTCTTCTACGGAATACCTGCTTCCGGATTTTGAAAATCCAAAGCTGTTATATGTGAATGATGTTTACTATAACGAAGATGCTTTAACAAACTTAGGATATTATGCTGGAACTGTCCCAATGGGTATGACGGATACTTCGTTTATCGGACAGATGATGCTTAATAACTTATCTGCTCAGCTCTTAAATCAAGCAGTTCCAAAAATGACGTTTCATTTTGAAGCGCCGAGAAAGTTAATTCTGTACAATTCATTTTGGTCGAACGTGGTTACCATGGATTGGAGTTTCGAACACTCCAAATCTTTGAATACGATTCCAGACGATGCTTTAACCTCATTCTTACAATTAGCTCTTTTGGACGTAAAGGAAAACCTATACCCAACGATGGCTCAGTTTGTAGAACAAAACACCGTTTACGGTACGTTACGTCTTCCAATTGATAGTTGGCAGAATGCAGAATCCGAACGATTGGAACTTCTTAGTAGATGGGACGATACCTATCATCTGGATGGAATTCCATTCTGGTGGGGGTAAAAGAAAAATACCATACACAGTCTACCTGTGTATGGTATTTATTCATCTTTAAAAGGATGCGAAAAATTCATCCACTTTCTTTTTTGTCTCAGGTCGAATCTTTGCATAAATCATGTTGTCGTCATCTTTGATGATTGCGTGCGTACGCTCTTTGTTAAATCCAACCAAATCTTCCAATCCAAGATCAAAACTTTCCATTAGAATTTCCGTGTTAATGTCTTTATTCGCAACCAGGTCTAAAATTTCTCCCAGAGGAATGAAGGTATCTTCTGGAGTGATGATCGTATGAGTTTCCGGTCGAACGGATTCTAAGACTGGTTTTTCCAGATGTCCGATCAATTCTGCCTCTGGATGAGAGGGATAAAAGACCCAATCATAGGTTACCAATAATCGAATGACCACAGTTGGTTTTCCATTGATCTGCTTTAAGGTAGCAATGGATCTGCAACTAAAACGCGGGACCATACCCTGAATAACGGATTTTGCAAATCCAGTTCCGGCATCGGTACCAGCATCCGTCTGAATTTTTGCTTTCAACAGATTTCCTTCGATTCTAGGATTCATAATTTTATGAGAACGGTTATCGGGCCAAACGTCTCGAATACGTTCGGGACTTAACTTCTTATCCTGGTATTCCTGAGTTGGATGATTCTGTTCCCCAAACCAAGAATCATGTGCCAGAAGATCCTGAATCTTCGGAGTGTTAATTGCAGACCAGACATTCTCTGCTGTATAATACCGGTGGTTTCGGTTCTGTACCCCGAAAGACTGTAACACGGATTCAAATTCAACAAAGAAGATATGGTTTTTATCATATATTTTAAGATCTCCGATATGACTGACGGATTCATCCGTACTTTCGCAAAGATATACAAACCCGAGGTCGTCTATTTGCTGATTGGTACGCAAAATTTACACCCCTTTTCGAGTTTTCTTATCCAATTGTTTTAAGCTGGAATCCTGAAGTTTTATTTTTATTTTCACACCTACTTAATGCCCTTATAGATTTTCATGATATATTATTTTTCTGCTTTAGACCAAAGTAGATTAAACGTCGGTAAATCTATAAGGGTATCGAAAGCTATTTCTAATTTTCGAAAATCAGAAATACTATATGGCAATGAGAAAGGGGACAACAAAAATGGGAAAGAAACGAACCGTACTCTATCGTATGGATTGGGATGCATGTTTTTATAGCGACATGGCGAGCGGTATTGGTTTTCAAATTACAGAACCAGCAGAAGTATCACTCGATGGTTCTAAGGAGAAAACCTTATACGGACCTCAATCTCCCCTGTATGGTACCACCTATGGGGATGAAAGAGAGTTCACCGAACGTTATCGTTGTAAATGTGGAAAACTTCGTTCCAGAGCTTACGAAGGAGAAACCTGCCCATTTTGTAAGGAAAAAGTAGAAGCCAGAGGATCCAACATCAACATCTGTGGATGGATTTCCTTAAATGGATCTGGAGCATTTGTCATCCAGCCTCTGTACTTCCGTATCCTTGCACAGGCAATTGGCAAAGAATTTTCCGAGATTGTCAATTGCAAAAAGAAAGTAGACACCAATGGTATTCAGACAGCTTTAAAACCAGGAGATTTGGATTTCGTGCCAACCCATCCATTTTATGGAATTGGAATCCAGGAATTTTATAATCGTTACGAGGAAGTTTTAGAGTACTATATGAAGCTTCCGAATAAGAAAAATAAAATCACAACTTTCCAGATCTTACTGGCGCAAAAAGATCAGGTCTTTACCCACCACATTCCGGTGTATTCTACTTATTTACGTCCACAATCCATCACCCAGGATACATTCTACTTCCAGGGTGCTGACAAGATGATCAACGTCATCTTTAAACTGTCTGAGCAGTTAAAGAACTGCGACGACATCGAGTGGGATAACTTCCAAGCACGGTTACAGATTAAAGTCAATGCTCTATGGGATTATGACTTTGCTTCCATGCATGGAAAGGAAGGTATCATTCGAGATATGTTGCTAGGCGGGTCCCTTAACAAAATTGGGGGACGTTAAACCAATCTAATTGCGGGAACTTCTAGTAAAGGATCATAACTACCAACCTATTGTGGTGACAGAATAGGGGCAAAGGGTAACTCCGGAGATATGGTAATCAAGGTTATGATTGGAACAATCGACGCAACGAAGTATCTTAGTAGGATAAGATATGAGTTCAACGACTAGAGAAAGCTAAACTGTATATACAGGGAAAATAAGGTAGATTGAAATATCTACACGAAGCGAGTATCGTAGGGTAACACCGAAACGGTTGGGTGAATCTTTGATTCATATGATATAGTCTGAGTATTGTAAATATTTGCAATTATACCGCACGTAACGTAATCGTACCAGATCCGACACTTCGAGACAATGAAGTCGATCTGTCTTATCATACTTTCCGAGAATTATTTAAACCAAAAATCATCAATTACTTAAAGGTATATGAAGATATCCCACTTAGCAAAGCAGAAGACATTTGGGAAGATTCATTTATCTTCAATCAGAAGGTATATGATATCATGATGATGATTGTTAAGAAAGAAGAAGTCACGCTTCTGATTAACAGGAATCCGACGCTAACCATAATTTGGTGTCGTAAAACCTATCTAATGGCGGGAAATTTCCGATAATCTGTTATACTACGTACTTATCCCAGTGATGGAGATAAGGGCAATGGGTAACGCCAAAGGTATCGTAACAAGGGAAACAGATTGGAATGAATCCGCAGCGAAGTATCTTACAAAGATAAGATATGGGCTCATCGACTAAGGAAAGCTAGACATCTACGTTTGTAGAAATACATAAATGAGAAATCAGGTAGATTGAAAATAAGGTAAGTTGAAATACTTACACGAAGCAAGTAGGTCCTTTATGGACGAAAGGTAGGAGAAATCCGAAATGGTAGGTTGGTAATGAACTGGTGATAGGGAAATTACTAAAAGAGATAGTCAGGCATTTGTATTCGAATGTTGGAATTATTACTCAATGCTTCTGTTAAAGGTACGGCGGGTAAAGAGAAGTGGAACTGATTATTGTTTAAGTGTTCCTTTATCCATCCTTCCCGGATTAAATGCAGACTTTGATGGAGACATCCTAAATATGATTGCAATTGTAGATCCTGCAATCAAGTACATGTTTCGAAAGTTTAACCCGATCACTCGAATGATCATTGCGAGAGATACGGGACTTTTGAATTCTTATTTCTCAGTTACAAAGTCACAGAAGATCGATCTGTATTACTTTGCGACTTGTGGAGCACTGGAAAATGATACTCCAGAAACGTTCCCAGACGAATCACTTACGAAACAACCATGGGAAGAGAAAGTGGTAATTCAGGAACAACCGACGTTGAAGTATCAGATGGAACCGGAGGAGCTGATTAAGATTCCAAGAATGGAATCGGTATCTGGAGTTCCATTTAAACCAAGTGCTAAAATTAAGAAACGTTTTAAAATCAAAGCATCAGCGTAATTTATGAGGAGTTCTTTGATATGAAGAACTCCTCTCTTTTACTGATATATTATTTCCATGTAAGAATGTGACGTTTACAAAAGAAAAAGGATTTTAAACTTGCTTTAAAATCAAAGATTACAGTCATATCATAGGCTTCAGTTCTAGGTTCCCCTCCTGGATCTTGGAAGTCTTACGTCACATTCTTTACTGGTTTTGATCTAGCTTACTCCTTTGGGCTAGATCGTTTCTGCCAGCCAGGAAAGAAGTTCCCTTCTCCCAATATGGAGCTTCTTTCCTGGTAAATATTAATTTTTTTAACAAAAGGAGAATATAAGGAGGTAGTAAAAAATGACTTCAAAAGAAGAAAGAAAAGAGCTAATGGAAGAAATGCAGTTTGGGATGTTGGTAATGAGTACTTTAGAAGATCCTATCACACATCAAAAAGCAATACCGGGTGATCTGTTAACAACCGATGCTGCAGCACAAGATGACTGGTTTCATGTGTATTCAATCAAAAATATCTTTGCAAGATATGGAGAGGGAGCCTTCTTTGCATGTTGTGCTCCAGAAAAACCAGAAGATCTGGAAAAATGGAAACAGTGGGCGGAGTTATTACCGGAAGAAACGGACAGACATCATCAGATGTTATTAATGACTAAGGTTCGTATCGGAACGGTCTTTAATGCAACCGAACCAAAGGTTGTGAAATTATTAATTGATGCAGGTGCGGATATTTCCACAGAGAATTATAAGGTAATCCGAATGGCAAAGCAGTATTATCCAGAAGTATATAAAATGCTTCGTACCGAATATCCAAATGTTGTGAGAAAAGCTGCCAAAAATGTAGAAGATTCAGCAGATGTACGGGAGGTAGAAAGTCATGAGTAAGAAAGAATTAAACGTAACTGAATGGAATTTTAAAATCGCCAAAACTCCATCTATTGAATACTGCATGATGTGTGATGCAGCTGGTTTTCTAGGACATGAAAAGATCGGTGCTGGTGAAATGAAATTAGGATCCAATGTAGTGCCGATTTATCCCATTAAAGAGATCTTCGCACATTTAAATGAAGGATCAATTGTAGCGGATATCTTTCCGGTGTATGGGGATGTAGATGGAGAAGCCATAGAAGCGTATAATGAATGTTCCTTTATGGGTTATCATCTTAGTGCATTCGATCACGTAGAAAATAACGAAACTCCGGATATCGTGAAAGTTGATGTTAAACAGAGCAAGAATAAAGGAACCGGTTCGGATGTAATCGTGACTTCCCATCCGTTAAAATGGGATACCGTAAAATCCGAGTATGAGGAGTTACAAAACCAGTATCTGCACAAGGCACCAAACGGTACTTATTTATGTAATGCCTACTATGTCGTACGTTCCTATGACATTACCAAACCATCCACAGTTGAAATTTTAATTGAAAATGGGGCAGATATTACAGCAGACGATTATGCTCTATTTCGTATCGCTAGAGAACGCTATCCAAAACTTTGGGTATGGCTTTCCGAGCGGTATAAAGAAGTAATTGCTAAGAATCTCAATCTAATTTATGGATACGACAAAGTAAATCAAACGAAAAAAGACTTCTTTAAAGCCTTTGATAACTTTGTAACTTCCATGATTGGAGAAACAGACATTGAGGAAACGGATGAGGATGACGAGGGACCAAAGGAATCTGTGAAAGAAGGAGTGTTAGATAAGTTCGTTGGTTTTAAGAAGGGATTCTTCGATTAATACAAAAGAAAGGGGTGATACCATGTTTTATCAGGGACATGTGGAACCTTACCGAGTTCTAATTAAAGGGGAAGAACATAACTTATCCGATACGAAATTGATCAGAAAATTTAGCAAACGTATCATACTACCAAAAAAGAAGGTGGTTCCAGGATCGACCTTGACGCTAATTTGTATCGACGATACCACGTATGCGTCTGTGGTAAAGCTTGATAAATTATTTAGAGGCTCGGATTATAGAGCCTCAATTGAATCCAGTATCGTACTATCCGATGAGATTGATGATGATCAATTGCTAACGGATGAGAGTAAGAAGCGAGTTATCACATACATCCGTTTTTGCCATCAGTTTGGACAACTGCCAAAGATTAAAATGTTCTACTTAACCAATAAAGAAACACAGATTGCCTACTATAGACGAGAACGGATTACAAATATGATCACGGATACGATACACCGTAGTCATGATGACTATGCAAGTTATACATTGGAATCTCATATCGTGTTTAAACCATCCATCAAAGTGGAAGGGATTACCGAACCAATTGAGTTATAAAAATGACTGACAAAGGAGAACTAGAAATGAAGAATACCAAAGTATCCGCTTTTGCAATTTTACACCAGCTTGGACTATGTTTGTATGATTTTGAAGAAGCTGGATTTGTACCTGATGAAAAAGGATTAAACCGCATTTATAGAGGGGATTTAAATGTGAAGTCCGTTTCTCCATCAGGGATGGCTGATTGTATCAGAAATAACAAGCGTTTTCGAAAAGCAATCTTTCGAATGAACGTCCTTCAGGAAACAGGTCTTTTAGATATGGCAAAGAAAGTCCTGATCCAGGAAGGGGTGGCTGTGAAAAAAGGGCGTACCCTAGTTGTAAAATTTCATGTCTTGGCAATGTTAATGGTAGCACTGATTGACGTGATTATGTTGTCTGCGATGGGTATGGACGTGAAGACAGAGCCTTTTGAAGTTGGAATTTTTGTGATCATAAGCAGCATGGTATATGGTATGTCTTTGATGCTGTTAAATTATACCATCGGGGACAATACCGTGATTACTGAATATGGAGAAGCCACTGAGGATTTTACCGATCAATTGATGAATGCAACCTTATACGATCACGGAGAATCTTCCTTGGTAACATCTATCTATAGCAATGATAACTGGGCAAAGGTATCGGAAGGAGCTGAATGGTTGGACGAGCCATTACATACGATCCTGTTGATTGAGTACTATCTTCGCATTTTTAATTCTCCGATTATGCGAAGATGCTTTAAAGGAGAAACACCGGTCGATGTTTACAGTAGAGAATACTGCCAGATTGAGAGGGAATTGGTTCATTACTATCGTCTGGATCCAAATGATATCATACGGAAACCAAAGAGAAAAACGACAACAGAAAGAAGAGATCGTAATAAGCATAAAGGCGATCGAAAACCGCAGATCTATAATATGTATTAAGTGGATGTGGATACGATCTTGAGATGAGGGATTAAATATGGATAATGTGATCGATACTATCATACTTGTTTGTATGGTTGTAATCGTAATGTATATGTGTTTCATTACGTGGAGACAGGTACAACTAAAAAGAAAGAAACGGTATACGAAAAAAATACAAAAAGAGGATACCTTTAAGATGCAGATGATGTTCGTAATCATCGAAATACTCCTTATACTACATGTGGCATTATTGTATCACATTCATTTTGGGAGGTGGTAACGATGTATGGATGGGCGTGTAACTTACTTGGTAAACTCTTATCTCAAATCCTATCTCGAATAGGAAAATTCTTGAAACGATAAAAGATCGAACAAGAAGCATTTAATAATGCTTCTTGTTCTTTTTTACCCATCCCTGTAGAATCTTAATATGATCCGGGTTTGTCTCTAAACGGATTAACGATTCCAATAAATACGTACTGTGACAATTCTTAGGAAGTTGGTTAGAGACAATTAACTTTGCGAGATACTCTGCAGTTTTGTAATTTTTTACATGTGTATGTCCAACATTGAATTTCTTCTTGGTATTATAGACCACATAGATCTCATTTCGATGTTTGGCAGTCTGATTTTCTGCATAGATATCAACAAATTTGATTTTACCCACTCGAACCATAAGACACCTTCTTTCTTAGAAAATTGTCTCCTGCGTAAATCCGTAAAATAGGTCTGAAAAGTGATATACTATTTTCGTGAATCAGAGAAATAAAATAAACATAAGATAGCAATCTCTGATCAAAAAAGTTCATAGGCGATGAAATAAATGGTCGCCAAAGGGTCAAATGATCATCCCTGCCAATAGGCGAAAATGTATGATCCGGTGGAGGCAAAAAGCCAAGAGCCGCATGGAGATTACCATGGCAAATCAGAATAATAATAAAGTTAATACATCTGCAGCAGTTAATACAACAGAGGATTCAAATGCAGAGAATCCTACTGTTGGAAAAGCAACTAAGGGTCCTGAGCGTCAGCCAAAGACGTTCAAGGACCGCGTCCTTGGTATGGAGAAACATGCCAAGGGCACTGTTGCAGGCGCTGGACGACTGGCCAAGTCCGGTGCGAAAGCAATTGGCCGAGGTACCACCTCTCTTACAAGAGAGGTGGTAGCAGATGCTGCTGGTGGCGCAGCAGGCATCGTTACTACAATGATTGTGGGAGGAGTCGTCAACCGATGCCTGGTTGACGCAGCCAATATGGTCGATTATCACATCGACCAGAAACATCCTCATACCTTTACGGTCACTAAAAAATTTGGCCGTAAAGCAACCCTAAGCGAGGGGGAGTATTACAAGGCTCTCGCCAAGGGTAAAAAATATAAGAAGGTGGTTGGCAACGACTGGATTGTCAATCACCGCAAGACCATTGATAATGGTCTAGCGACAGCTTCCTATACGATGGGAGCTGGAGCAGGTGTTGCAGCCGGTCTCACGACCAGAGCTGCTATAAAAAATCAAATGGTACTCAATAGTCGGATCAACAAGGCTGTGAGAACAGCTCTTGATGGCTCCGACTATGAGGAGGATGGACAGATTTGAATGTCCATCCTTTAGGGACTAGGACATTCGTCTTGGTCCCTACCCTTACGGGTGCAATTCTTTTTTTTTGTTTTTCGACAATCTTCTAACAGATATAAAGGAGGACTAACAGATGCAGTATTTTATTTTTCCATTAACCATCTCCGAAGCACATACACCTACAAAAGTAGGTTATAGCTATATCAAGAAAAACGAAGGACGACTGGTAAACTTTCCAGATTTGGTTGAAGTAAATACGTATGATCGTGGTACCACTCGTATCATCTATGAAGATGTGGTATATCAGATTAAGAAAGATTACGTAGATCTTTCTGGTAAGAGACGTATTTATCTGGTTTACCCATCTGAGGAAGGTCCGGAAGTAATCGGAGATTATGATGCGTTTGCTGAGAAATTTAAGTGAAAACAAATTAGTAAGGTCGATGAGAACATCTTCCATTGACCGGTTTAGCTTAAGAAAAAATAATTCGGTAGGGAACTTTTTATGAGTTCCCTACCGTTTTAGTTGTTGTATGCCTGGATTGATAACACAAAGTAAAAGAAGATCGCTTTCTTGTAATTGACACGAGAAGCTTCTCTTTTAAACTTGGCATGTACACCAGAACTTTCTCCCCACTTGTCCAAAATTCCTTTAATGCGTCCAATATTGGCGTCGTTAGAATTTGTCTTTCGAAATAATTCAGCAGCCCATACAAGGAAGTAGGAGCTGTTAATGTCTACTGGTTCTTTTTGATCTGTGTATAAAAACAAGAACAAAATTGACTCAATAAATCCCTGAATATCACTTTCATTTTTTCCTGTGATAATCTTTGTTAAGTAAAACCGGGTATCGGTGATACTAATCTTAGCCAGCTTCGCACAAATTTCGGCACGTTTTAAATCAATCCCGTTGGTAATTAATGGAATGGTAACCTTAGACGTAATGGTACTTACCAAAGTCGTATTATTCTCATTTCCATCCATGACAGGAGAATCTCCAAACTGATCTTTGGTAGTTTTTACCACTCGACCAGCAGCATGGTTCTTTGTGTAATTGTCACAGATTTTTTTCACCAGAGAGTTCTGGTCATTACGAATTCGCTGAATAAATCGAACAACCTCTTTGTCGGATCCATCTTTCATAAAATCCTTTAAGAAAGAATACGAAGACTGGATAGACGTTGTCAGCATTCCAAATACATGACCGGTTTTCTTTAAGATAAACTTCTCAGTTAAGTTATCAACCGTATAGAGCATTGCTCCAACATCACTCACTCCATATTTAAAATATTTGGAGAAGATAGAAGGATATACCGATAACGCATAAATAATGAGTGCGGTATTTAATCCTCGCATATCTTTAGTCTCGATGGTGTAATATCGAATGCAACAATAAAAAACAAAGAAAATCGGGTTGTTTTTTAAGAGCTGGAAGTTTGTGGTTGTAGCAGAGCCTTTTAGGATGGCAATGATCTGCTTCACATACCCGTTGACTTCCTCTTCCGTAATATCAAACACCTTATAAAACATTCCTTTGTCAATATCTCCAAAGGGTACCAGATACTGTGGACCTGGCGTATGTAGTTTCTGGGAGTTCTTATCCACATAACGACCTACGGTCTGTTTGAATCGCATGTCCCCAGCTGGCGTTTTTAATACCGCTTGAATCTTTGAATATAAGTTATCACGAATAATATAGGAAGTGGAAAGATCGGCAGCTTCAAATAAAGCTAACATATCTTCGTCTTTGTAATCTTCTAAGAATAACGCATCCCCTATCTGATAGTACGGTCCATAATAGGCCTCGTCTACATAAATCAGAGGTTCTCTTCGATATTTCATAGAACTTCCTCCTTTCCTGGTTATGGGTTTGTTTTCCAGGCGGTAAAAACAACCATGTAAGACTATAAAACTAGGAAAGGATATAACTATATGAAAGATGAATATCGTATTTCAGAAGGATCAACCTGGTTACTTTCGATCTTTTTTGTGCTTGGGGTGATTCTTGCATCGAATGAATGTGATAAAATTTTAAATCTTTGCCTAAATTCAAGAAAAGAGCCTGAGTTTGTTCTACTCTTAATTCTTGCGATTGTAACGGCATGTATTGGCGGAATGATTAGTGGGATTTCATTTTTATGTTACCAGGAATTTCTATTCCGACATGGATTAAAACTTCATGATTGTATAAAAAATCGAGCAGAAGAGGCGAAGATATTAGCTAAAAATGCAGAAACTTATGCAGGGTTTGTATCTATCGATATCATGATATTTTCTCTATCCTATCGTGTCATACATGCGTTCGATAGAGAAATTTCCTTAATAGCAAAGGCTCCATTTAAATCTCTTATTGGGGTACTTGTTACAATTGGATATGCTTTTTATATTGGATATATTTATCGAGGATACTTACCGAAAGACAAATAAATCTTTTTTTTAAAAGGAGAGTATTATGCTGCAGATTGAAAAAGGAAGTATTGAAGAAATTGGACAACGTGTTTTGAAAAAAGCCGGAAGTTCGTTTTTTACGGCGATTATCGATGATGAGCATTATTATGATGAAAATTTACGGAAACAGACCTTTCGAGATGGGCAGCTGTATTATCCTAGTATTTTAACGGATGCTCTTCACATGGCAGACGATACCACTGGAGAAAGTATTTTATATAAAAAAGAGGGACATCGTTTTACTTTGTATAAAAACATGTCCTATGTCATGACAATGTTAAAAGAAGAACATGTCACCTTAGACAATCCGATCCAGTGTATTGCTGCATACGATCATTATTATGATTTACCTGCTTGGATGCAGGTTGATAATTTGGCTAAGAAGCTATATAAAACCAAAACCAATAAAGAATATGAACTGTCAGATATTTTGGAGGATCGTTGGGAACGGGAGAAACGAATTGTATTGAATGAGACCATTTCAACCACCATTATATTAACTGCACAATATGTTTTATTTATTCCTTATGTGCTTAATCATCCATGGTATATGCGATTTATTTACTATTTCATTACGTTATTGGTATCGATTCGATTTATTGGACGTGCCATTCGTATTTATTTAGAAATTAAACGTTACCGGAAACATAAACACAATTAAACGATGATAGGGGTTTTTGTAATCCCTATCATCGTTTAACTTGGTTCTATTCTCTTAATCGGATTAGTCGTTTTCGTCTTCTTTCGGATCTTCAACGGAAATAATCGTTGCATTCATAGCCTCTTTCTGGTGAAAATACTCAGATGGTAAGACTTCGTTACGTTCCTTCTCCTCGATCATACGAGGAGTTGTACAGTTTGTAGCAGCAGCACGATGTGGTAAATTATGTAATTCCTTTACCATGTCTGCTACAAACGTATTTCCTTTTTCTTTCGTATATTTTCGAAAGCGCTCATCCAAGACATTTAATGAATAAATGTCTATAAATCCCTGGTTCATCCAATATTGATATTCTTTTGTAATATAAGCTTTGATCGATTCTTTGTCAGAATCTAACAACAAATCGACATTTGCTTTTAATGCAACTAACACATCATCTTTAATATGATTAATTTCCTTTTCCAATTCATGACCATATGCACAACCTGCATGCACATCGGTCATATTTTCGTTCAGTTTTTTAATGTCGTTGGAAAGTTGCGTGTTACTCGCGTTTACGGTTTCCGTTAAACGAACCATAAGATCAGAGAGGTATTTCAGATCATCTTGTGTATCGGTTACTTTTTCCCGATACTCATTTTGCTCTCGTTCCTCTTCAAATTCGGTCTTAGAATTTGCCCGAATTGAATTAACAGCTTTGTACAGATAAATTGCAACTCCGATTAAAATCGCAAAAGCCAAAACGAAAACAGCCAAGGCAATCAGAATAATACGAGAACTTTCCTCTGATACTAAGAGGTCTACCATTTTTCCAGCGGGTTCTCCCATTGTCTGTATCCCTTCCTTATAAGATTGGTTGATGAGTTACATAAAGTCCCAAAATTCACTTCACATTATGGGACCCTTTAATTAGTTGTTGAGAGACGGCTTGAGAGGACTACGACATACTAGCCGCAGTCCTCTCAAGAAATTAACGAAGGTACTATTCTAATGAAAAAATCCATCAGCATATGTATTATTATAAGGAGTTATGTCCATCCTAAAACCTCATCGTGGTTTCGTATTTATCTCCTAAGTAATTGTACACTTCCTGTTGATATATCATTTATAGGATATCAATCAAAAGGAGGTGAGAATATGTATACTTTCGTATTGAAACAACTTCCTACGATATTACGAAACGTTGGGCCCACCAACGCTTCAAAAATATTGGTGAAGCTTAATTCTGAGTACGGAAAAGGTATTGATGAATATAACCAATTCATCGAGGCACACCGTTCTGGTGATGCATACCCATCCTACTTAGGATAAGAATCTTGGGGGAGTCATCATGCTCCCCGGATTTTTTTATTCTCACCTCTAATTTTTTGTAGAGAAAAAAATAAAAGGTGAGAGGAAATTCCTCTCACCTTATGTATTTACTTCTCCTCTTCTATCATTCGAATTTTATGCTCTTTTTGTGTAGTTGGTTTTGAAGATTCATCGTATAATTTTGCTGCCCGTGCTGTCATATCTGGTAATGCTGATGAGATGGCTGCCAGCGCCTCATTTTTTAAATCCTCCAAAGCACCAATTGCTGAACCAGTAGTCGTTGGCTTAATTGCTGAAACAGTACACGTTGGGTTTGATGGTATATTTTGAGGAGTTATTGCCGGATATGATACCGGAATGGTTGGCATGGGTGCTGGAGTCGGGGCATCTTTTTTCAGTCCTTTCACCAGCTTTACCTCTTTTAATGGACTCGTTAATTTCTGTACTTTCTTTAAATCACGGCTCATATGTTTTACTTCTTTGCAAAGAGTTTCAAACTTTTTTGAAAGATCTGCAATCGAACTGTCCTTCATTCCAGAAGTGATTAGATTTTGAGATACGTCAACCACTTCTTTACAAAGTTTAAATTTTGGAGTGGTATAAACTTTTCCAAGAAGGGTCATGGTATCCACTCCTCCTAAAAAATCTTGGATTGGGCGCGTATATGTCACACGTTCGTCAAATAACGCTTGATATACCACAACATATACGCCGTTGCTATCTTTGGCAATCCCGCATACCTGATACCGATTCATCGTGGGATCTGTACAAGATTCCTCTCTGGAACCATCTTCAATAATGGCTCCTGGAATTAACATTGCCTCTCGTTCATTGTTTAACTGATTCATTTTGTTTATCCTCCTTTTTTGTTTTTATAATTGGTATAAAAGTTGCATATTTATATGCTTCTTGATTATGCTCTCCAGATAAATCGATGATATCTACTGGATAACTGGAGAATGCATCATTATGTGTAATCATAAAATTTTGCTCAGATCCAATTCGTTCGATCTGACGTTCCATGATCAATATAAAGTTCCGACGATTATCCGTATCTAACGCGCCATCGATTTCGTCTAAAGACATGATATTGTATCCATTTAAGGACTGGCTGACCAATGCGAAAGAAATTGCGACCGACGTTAAAGCAAGTTCTCCTTGACTTAATAGTTTAACGTCCGGGAGCTGGGCTCCACGATTGTATACCGGCATTGTAAATTCATCTGCATCAATATTAAAATCTCCTAACATAATATTTCCATGGTAGGCGATATCTAAAAGATCATTGGTAATGTCTACCGTATCTCTTAAATAATGCTTTACGATAATGGTGGGAATTCCTTTACTTGCAGAAAGAGCTTGTCTAGTCAAAGACATATTGTCGTAATGCTTCTGATAATTTTTCAAATTCTTTTTATTATCTAAGTATAACGTAAGACCTGTTTTTAACCGTCCAATCTCTTCTTGTTTTTTACGAAGTTCCATTCGTAATAGTTGTACGGACCTTGTAAGTTCTGCTTCTTTTGTAGAAAGACCTTGATAGCGTTCGTAAGTTTCTCGAAGTTCTTCTAGTGACTTTTCCGTTTCTTCATAATGCTCGCAGACATTCATAGCATCCTCCATAGATTCTGCCGTATATCCAAGATCTTGTACCTCCTGTGATAAATCAGCAATTTCATTTCGATATTCTGCGATTTTACTTTTACTGGTATCTAACGCTAAAATCTCTTGTTGATATTCTTCTTTTAGATCCGCTGACTGTGAAAAGGAATTGTAAGTTTCAATCCGTTTCATTACATCATCTCGAACTTCGTATCGCTTCTTTAAATCATCTTGCTCTTTTAATAAGGTATAAAACTGATCCATTTTTGGAACATCGTATAGAGGTTTTCCTTCATCAAGTCGATTTAAAATGGTAACCAATTTAAATTCATTTCGAACTTTCTTTGGAAATTGCTTGATTGTTTCTGCATATGGTTGAAATCCTTCCAATACAGGATAAATCCCTTGATAAATGAGCTGCATGGACTGATAGTACTCCAGATTTTTTTCATGCTTTCGATTTGCTCGTTCTTCCAATAACGTTTCCAAATGTCTTACTACTTTATAACCTGCACAACTTCGTTTCTCACAAATACTTGTGCCTTGATTCATAATGGATTTTAGAACTTGTAAGAACGCCTCATCTTCTTCCCCTACTTCACTTTCTTCTAAGATACAGCTACTAATGTAATGCTCTACATCTTTCTTTTCTTGAATCATTTTAACGACTTCAGAAAGAGGTTCTTGTCCAAACTCGTAGCAGTGATTGATTGCCTGCTGAGATGATTTTAAATAGACCAGAAACTTTTCAAAATCTCCGAGATCCATCTCGCATTCAAAATCATGCAAGATTTTTTCTCGTTCGATAATCTGCTTTTTTGTTTCATCGAGTAACGTCATTAAACGTTGTACCTCTTTATCAATCGCAGACTCTTTTTCCAGTCGTACGGATAATTTGTGAATGCGATCTTCCACATGATTTCGATTTTCCAATTCCTTATCTAAAAGAAGATTTGTAGTAGCAAGAAGCGTTTCTTTTTGGCTTCGTTCTTCACAAGCAATTCGATAGGCTTCTCGATAATAGGCAGCGTCTTTTGCATCTTCTCCCAGACGAATCTTTGTCTTGGTCATTTTTCGATAGGCTTTTTCGGTATCCGACAATTTGGTTCGAAGTTCCATGATATTACCGATGTCTGAAACTTTGGACGAAACGACAGCAAGTTCATCTTGTTGAAGTCGAAGATTTCCATCCAAATGATCGATCGTTTTTTGTGTTTCTACGATATCCTTTTCATAAGATTTACGATCCGTGTACATTAATTTTTTGGACTGATCGATCGTATGAGAAATCATATCTTTTAACGTCTTCAAATTTGTATTCACATGCTTGTAATAGTCTAGGTATACCCCAATATCATCAAGGAGTTTTCCCATAAACGTTTTTCGTTCTGTGGAAGACGACTCAATCAACGATTTGACATTCGGACCAAGCCTGGTAAGCTTTAAATACCCAAGTTCAATTCCAAGATGTGTTTTAACGACTTCCTTAAAGGAAGTAACATTTCCATTTGGATTCAGTTCTTTTCCATTTAACTGAATAAACGATTTGGTACTATGGGTATCTTTTGCAGCGGTATAATAATGCTGAATCGTGTATAAATTTTCTCCACATTGATACCAAATCTCTTTTTTCCCATCTTTATGGGGAATGATTAAATGATATCCATCTCGTACATCCAAGTTTCCAAGCGTAGAAAATGGATTCAATAAGGATAGCAACGTAGTTTTACCAGAACCATTTGGTCCGATTAATAAACAAATGCGATTTTCGCATTTACTCAAATCCAGCTCCAAATAATTGGTATTTAAGCAATATTTTACTGCTTCAAAATTCTCTAAAACTAATTTGACAATTTTCATAGTTTCCTCCTATCTATTATTAAACGTACGTTTTAGAATTTCTAAATTTAAACATACTAATAACTACGGTGAATAGAACTTTATTTACCATTAAAAATCCCATATCAAAGATCAAACAATTGGATCTTGCCTGTCAAGAGGTCCAATGAATTAATATATAAATCATATTCAAAACGACAAAACTCGAGAATGCTTCAGTGTGTTATATGGTTACTGCGCGCGAGGTGCTAAGTCGTAGTTTGAAGGATTTATCTTCTTAAGCTAACCGGTTTGATGGATGATATGTTTACATAGATCTTGGTGATATACGTGGATTATCACCAATACATTTTTGGGAGTGAATTTGTAGATATGTAAATGACTTACATCTTAACAAAACTTTCTTTTCTTTTTCATATATTCCTCCTAATGGATTTGATAGAAATGAACATACGAGAATCGAGTTCTTTGCCATGCTCAGTGATTCTCAAAAAATGTAGACAAGTTATCTGGTCCTTACCTTGTCTTTACCGATATAACAACATCACTAGTTTCAGAATTCGTCATTGATTCTTGAAACTTATCAATCATACCTACGAGCGGAAAAGATTTACTCCCAAAGATGGACTACTTCTATGTTTTGCTTGTGTGGGCACAAGTAGAACGGCTCATGGTTTTTCATTTTTTTATAATGAAAAAGAGATTTATGACCGTAAAGTGTGAAAATCTCATTTTTTGTCTCCTTAATTTTTGTTACTATTTTATAAGACCCATGCGAATCGGAAATCGCATGGGTCGTTCACACCTTAAATTAGGTGATAGAGCTCTTTGATGAGTCCATTGATATATTCGACATTTAAATTGATTATGATCTTATACGTATAATAAGTGGTATCGTTATGAAAATAGACATCCATCTTATCATAATCAATATAATAGTCTTTTCCTTCTAGCAACAATTCTCCTTGTCTTCGAATCTTAATATCCAGGAACTCAATAATCGGGAGTCCATTCTTGTGATGATACTCCACTGCCTTTAAGATACTTGCATTTAGCATTTCTTGAATATTGATATGGTCATTGATTTCATCCAACCGACAAGATGCTTGGTTGTAAAAGTGCCAACCAGGTTTTAAGTTGTAATCTTCTCGATTGCTAATATCGGTAAAGACTGGTACCACTTCTTCTGTGGAATAGAGTTCTTCATCATCCACGGTATGTAACCGAAACTTCTCCAGATCTTTTCCAAAGATATAGTAAAATCCAGTACTCTCAAATTCGGTTCGTACCGTAAATGTCATCTGATATTTATCATATACTTGACCAACCTTCTCGCCTTCATCCCCATTGATGTCATTGATCCAATATTCCAATAATACTGGGTAATAACGATAGAATTCTCGGTTCCCAGTTGCCCCTGATAATTTATATGTGATAGGATATTTGGACTGTCCATTTAGGTATTCCATAAACGCTTTTGTACACCCATCATGATCGACGACAGGAAGTTCAATAAGATCAGAAATAGTATTGATCATGGACATTGGGATATAGCTTTCCAAACAAGTCTCAATTTTCCCAGGACAATTGACCGGAATTTTATTTGGTAGATAGGACATCATGTTGATCATTTGAATGTAGGTATTGAAAACACAGGTAATATCGATGTACATAACACTTCGGTTCATCTGATATTTTATTTCAAATCCATGCTGAGGATCCTCAATAAAAGGCTGTAAATTACCAGTCCCCCACATTGGCATTGTATTTGTGTGACGTTCAATAAAATCAGTTCCTTTTAAAAATCGTTCCTCATCAAGACCCGTTACACGAGGACGAAAGATGATCTTCGGGTTCATTTTCTTACTCTGAGCTCGTAAATCACTTTGAATCATTTGTCTATGTGCAATTTTGGAATTGACATGAATCGTTTTGAAAAAATCCTTTGGAAATAGGTCAATTAACCATTTCTCAACAAACGCTAAGACGTTTCCGTATGTATGAGCAGCACTTCCCATAATACTGGTGTATTCAATCTTCTCACTCAAATGTGCTTGTTCCTTTTCTCGTTCTAATTGATCCACATCGATCATTTGATAATAGGGATCGTTTTTCATCTGTAAATCTCTTTGCCATTTATACATGTTCTCACCTCTTAACTTCCTGTTTGATAGTAGTATTGAGAAGAGTTCCTGCATTCAAACAGGACTCTTCTCAAGATCGTGATATTGTTTGGTCTTCAGTTAGACCGTATGGTGATAAAATTTGGTTTACATCTCTACTATAGGCAATCAAGGTGACAAACCATGTTTGTCCCTTAATAAGATGTTTTAAGCGCTGTAAAAAGTTATATATTATTTTTGTAGTTAAGGAGGTGATACCAATGAAGAAGTATGAGTTCGATGACATTAGAACTCAAGTAAATCGACTCGATGAAAAATATGGGTGTATCTTAACCGATTCGAAATATTTTAGCGATCCGGAATTTGAATTTCATAATGCTGCAAATGATATGCAGTTGTACTTAAATTCTGTGATCCGGGCGTTAAATGGAGTTCGGTTAGACACCGATATACGTGGAGTCATTCATATGTCAAAACTTGGTTGGATCGACCATAGATCATATGATATGGATACTAGCATTTATCGATGTCGATTCTTAACGTTACTACTGACGGAACTTTCTGCAAATATTGAGAAAGTTTGTCAGAGGATGTATCGTTACCAGTCTCCAGGAGTAGGAATCTACGAACATGGATATTTCTATCTATTAGAGATTCGAAATACCGTAAAAGAATTTATGAATAAATTCTTAACTGGAAATTCCTGGAGAGAGGAAATCCTAAAGATTCTGGAGATTAGTTATTTCCTACGGGTTAATAAAAAAGTACGAATGGAAAATCTAATCGATGGGAGTCGAACTTTGATTTCCGAATTACGGGATGGATGTTATCATGCACCATTTGCAAAACCATTATTGGATACGGATATGCAAGTTGATTATATGCTAAAGCTTGCAGTTCTTATCTGCACGCAAACAGGAAGGTGTAGCAACGTTCCGGAAATGAAATCTTATAAGGATAAGGTTCCTGGAAGAGATAGTTTCCGATATGAAGTGGCATATATCGGAAAATCAATTATGATGGAGCCTGGAGATTTCAGAAAAACAAATTTACTATTTCAGATTTTCTGGGATAGTATGCCACTTACCAAATATGGATTTGATGGACTTGAAGAAAACCCATATCTGCAGATGGGTTGTAAAGCCTTGGAGTTCGTTGGATTTATATTGGACGATGGGTGTTGTAGTGACCTCATCGATAAATTACTAGATCGAGAGGGATGGAGTTAGACTTCATCCCTACATATGTACAAGGAGAAGATCATGATCGAAATTTTAAAGAATTCGAGTGGAGTGAACTCTACCGATATTAATATGTATGCATTCAACGAACTGATTACAAGTAAGTTTTATAAAACTTCTGATAATCGGTTTTATACTTCATCTCCAATCTTTTATAATATTGATAGTTTAGATAGCAATCTGGATCTGGGAGAAGAAGAAAAATTTATTATCAAAACGATCTATCGGTGTGTGGAATTATATGCAATTGCATTTGAACCTCGCACCGATAAAATTTATAAAGTTCCTGTGAGAAAACTCTATCATGTACATCAAAATTATGCTTCCATAGTACGTCCAAGTGATAATCGGGAACTTGTTCCAGTACGAATTGATGGAGTTTTAATTGAACTACGAAGTTTCGGAAAACCAAAAGCAGAAGAGTTTTCTGTAAGGAAATACGAAGAACTCGTAAATAGCAAACAAAATCTTCCATTTATTAAAATGATGGAAGAGTTTCAGGCTACACTAAATGACGACATTAACTACACAATTGAAAATATTATAAGGAGAGAAAACGACAATGAGAAGATTATTTAAAGACGAGGATGTAAAATTTAAAAAGATAACACAGTGGGATCAGGAGGCATTTTTCACAGATGCAATCATTGGTTTAGGTGACAATGAACTTCAGGATCCTGAGAATCTATTGAAAACGGCAGAGGATGTGTCGGAAGATGATGATGAGACTCTGGATAGGCTGTTTCATATTATTGCATATATGAACGATGTTGTATATGTCATGCAAGATATGAGTAATAACATGTATTTTTATTGCACTCGAATGGGGATTTATATGGTGAAACTGAATTACGACCGAACTCGTGATCAGCATAAAGAACTTAGCTTTCGACTTTTCGATACGGATACTGGAGAAACCACAATTGAATTTAATGGTGGATTCGGAGAACAAAGATACGCGTTACGTGGTACGTTGTTTGCGCAGCACATCCCGATTGATACTAATATAGAAGGAAATGGACGTGGTCTTGCATGCGATGTTCAAATGGATGCAAATGATATCCTGAATTTACACAATGGAAAACCCATCACAAAGTCTTACCTGATGGCTATTGGCGCGGCTTATGCTATGGTAAAGGCTAGTAAGTATAAAGCTATCGAAGAAGCATTGATGGAAGCGGCAACAGAAATTGGAAAGAAAGAGATGATTTCTAGTCCAGACGCATTTAACAACATGCTTCAGGATATCATTAAAACCATAAATGAAGATAAGGAGGACAACTAATATGGGAAAATTACATTGTAAAGAAATAAGTTTAGAGCAGTGCACCAAACGAGAACTTGAGTGGTTTGCTACACAAGATCGTCCGGTACTCTATCATTCAATTACAATAGGATTTCAGATCGTTCGGGATATCACCGAACGTACGATTCCAAAGGCAGATCTGGATCTGATTCGAGAGATAACGTCGATACCAAAACCAACATTGAATGGTGTTATTTCGGAAGAAAGATATTCTCCATTTGAGCATGGCATAACAGATAGACTCGATGCTCTTCTTAAATCTACAAGGGGAGTTGAAGTGAAGAACTACGCTCTTCTTCAGATGGTAGCATGTGACTGCATTTTAGAGTCCTCTAAAATAACTGCAGACGGGTTCACATACAAAGGAAAGATTTACACTTATAAAAATTACAAACCCGTGCAAGAAGTTACAAAAAGAATGACGGAACTTGGCTACTATATCTTGAAAGTAGTACAAGCATTAAGTAGTAACGACGACTAATAAAAAAAAGAACCAGTAGAAATTCGTCTACTGGTTCTTTTTTTATTACTTATATGGATTATCCGTTGGTTTTTGCCCTTTAAATACTTCAGAGGAAGTATTATGTATGATCTCCATGAGCTCTCTTGGATAATGGTAGCGTTCCATATTTTTTTGCATACCGACGTCAAATCCAGTATCGGAATTTAAAGAAGCCGCATAGCAATCCAAAATATGTTCGATAAAATCAATCAGATTCATATCTTCAATTCCATTTTTAAAATGCTCTGGATGATGGTTGTTGACGGCATAATGATGCTGCAATCCTTCTTTTGCCATCTTATTCTTGATCTCATAGTATTCTGGTGTTCCATATTTCGTTTCCTGGAGCATCGGAATATATTTGTCATAGCATGCTTTTTCCGGATTCTCCAACTTTGACTGATCATGTTTATCAAAGCGTTCATCAAGCTGTGGGCGGACAAGATTTGTCCAAACCCACTGAATGTTATAAATATGTGACATAGTGTCTTTTGTGGAATCGTAATTCATTTTAATACTCCTTTGCGATCGTATCGAGTAATAGTTCTCCATCATCGTTATACTTGATATTTGTAATGTAGAACTCATCATCAATACGTTTTTTAATTTCTTTTGTTAAATCAGACTGCATGATAGCTGGATGTTCTTTTAAGATTTCCTCACGAATACGATCTTCCTGCTGAAGTACAAAGAACTGATAATTTGTACACAAGATTTCCTTTCCTTTGAATAGATGTGTACAAATGGTATCGTCATCCAATACTCGTAAGTCTTCATCCTCATCTTCAAAGCGTACTCCAATACCGAGCGCTTTCATCTTAACCTTATAAATCTCTGCAACACGAGAAATATAAACGTCATCAAGAGAAGGTCCAAGTTTTTTATTTGTAACAACTGCTTTTAACAGATCTCCACGACCCTTGATAGAGGTACGATATAAAGCATGGAAGATTGCAATATCTTCTGGAAGCAGACCGATTGAGAAGTTACGTGTATTCATATAGAGTCGTTGATATCATCTCTTTCTCTATACAGTTTTCTTGAAACGTCCCTATGTCACCATAGGATACTAGACTATATCTTCATCTTCTATATCCTATTACCAGATATAAAAGAGCTGTGCATTTCGAACTTACTTAAGTTCTACATTTCGTCCGTATAAGACCTACTCGCTTCGTGTACTAATACAGTACCTTATTTTCAAACCACCTGAATCGTAGCATTCATTTTGATATTTCTATCTGCATGGTTGTCTAGCTTTCCCTAGTCGTTGAATTACTATGATAAGATTAATTGAAATTTCGATTAATATAGTGCCGTATATAATCCAGATTATATCCAAAAGTTTCGTGTATGAAATTTATGACGGCTTTCTTATCGTGCCCGTCTTTCAATAAATCTGATATTTCTTGCTTAACTTCGGTCGTTAATGGATGTAATACTGGTTTTCTACCACTATATTTTTTAATATCATACTTGGAATACATATATTCAAATTGTTGTAAACCATTTCGATGGTTTAGTATATTAGATATAGTCGATGTACTGACATCTGTTTGATCAGAGATGTCATAAATCGATAAAGTATTTTCTTCTAATAATTTAAATACTTTTTCTATTTGATCTTTTGTATACCTACTTCCATCGTTTTTAAATTCTGTCATTTTACAACGTTCAATATGATACTTTTGTGATATATTACACCAAGATTTACCGTGATATATTCGTCTAAGCATAGAATTAGATATACCCGTTATTGACGATATTTCTACAGTAGTATATTCACCACTTTCCATGAGTTTGCATGCAGCAATAACTGCCTCGCATGAGTATACATGTAGATGAGATGAATCACCGTATTTCTTACGTTTCAATCCTGTTCTATATGCATGATAATCGTTTTCAGAAGAACTCATCCATTCAAGATTAGATACATAATTATGGTACTTATGACCATCTTTATGATTAACTTCTGGTAAGTTTTCTGGATTCGGTATGAATGCAATAGCTACTAGTCTATGGACGGAATACTTTTTATAGCATAGCGTTCCGTTTTTATCTCGATAGTATAGACCAACGCGATAATATCCATTCTTACTAACTTCTGGAACTAGGATTTTACCGGTTATCTTGTTTCGTACATAACCTAATGTGGAAACCTGATAATTAGTCGGTATATCTTTAATGTATATATCTTTATATTTTTCTTCCATTGTATCACCTCCTTTAAGGTAATATAATCTTATCATAACAACTGCGGATTGTCTCTACCGTTTATCTTTTTACTATACCTTTGGCGTTACCCATTGCCCTTATCTCACTTGGATAAGTTAGTAATAAACGTATATCGAGTATATCTTTTTTGATATAGATGATATGAGTATCATCAGTTCCCCGCAAAAACACAGTTTCATTTGCATATCACTATGCAACGCCCCTAATTACTCTAAGGGTTTCATATTCTCCAAATCGAATTGCTGTTGAAGAAGTCTGCTCTAAATGACTTCTGGATTTATATCGTCTCGTTGGAAGACCGGTAATATCGACTGCACCTGTGTTACGTGAACTATATCCACGACGGTCTGATTGTTTCAGCTTGATCAAATACATTTGACCAATAAATTCTTTTCTTTGACAACGAATGAGGCGACCCCATTTGTTGATATAGATATCATCCTTTAAGATCCAATCATATTTGTCAATAATTTTCAGTAAACGATCAAAGAGGAAGGTATCTGCATACATCGGTTTTTCGTGTAAAAAGATTCCTTCTACAATCGCAGATTCCAACCATTCCTGACGTTCTGCATCATTATCCAATTTCTGATAGATCTGGTACATCTTGTCATGATATGGTGGATTAAAATCTTTTAACAATGAAAAGCATATGTATTCTTTTTGCTCCATTGTTTTCGCAATCGCCATCTGCTGACGAGCTTTCCATGCAATAGAGGTCATCAAAATCTCATTAATTGGACCTGCAGTCGTTCTGTTAATGATCGCCAACAGGTTCAATCTTAAATCAACCCTTCTTCCATCTGCAGTCATCGGCATAGCAGAATCTGGAACGATTACGGCAGCAACAGATTTGTTACCATATCGTCCTGTTACTTTCTGTCCTTTTCGAAGTCCACAGCGGTTCTTTACATTGATCTTAATCAGCATGTTGGAGAATGCAGAATCATTCTCTTTCCAACGCTTCTTTGTATCGATCATTTCCCCTGCACGTTTGTAAAGATAATCAATGTCTCTGGAATATTTTTGACCAGATTCTTTGATTTCTTCACAAATTTCTCGAATCTCTTCGTAATACTCATTTTGTGCACGTAGATATTTATTGATCTGTCCGTTGAATGCATTGTCAACGATCGTTTCGTTATTCGAGAAGATCGTAATATCCATGACCTGGTAATCCCCATCCACGTAATACCTGGTATCTCCAGACATCATACGACTTAGATTCTTCTTCTTAAAATCAAAGAAGATCTGGTTGTTGTAAAGACGTCTGGATGCAGCGATAACTTTTCCATTCACATGCTCCCCGATATCTGGAATGACTTTGTAATTTTTGTCATCTCCGTAGATATTTAATAAGAAATCATTGTCATTTAACTTAATTTCAATGATTTCATTTTCGATGGAAACCATTCGTTTTGATAAGGATTCAGACACCTGCGCGGCATCTTCTGCAGTAAACGGATTTAACGTATATTGAACAACGGTATTCAATCCATACCGGTAATTCATATACTCGTCATAAGATCTGGAACGATAAAGAACCGTATCGTCCTTTACTTCATCCCCTTCGTTTAACTGATCAATCACATCGTTGTTGATCTCGTAACCGAAATTCTCAACCAGGTTTTCACAAGGATGACGTTCAATGATTTCATACTGCTCTTTCTTATGGTTGTACACAAAGAGCACATATACTTCCGGATGATCGAGGAGCTCCCCATATTTTACAACCTTACGGTAAACCTCAATATCCCCTTTTGTTTTGTAATAGGAATTGCTGTGTTTACCTGCCACATTCTCCGCAGTCGTAAAGATATATGGAGGTTCCGGATCTACTAGATCCAAAAACTGATTCATGTGGGAAGTAAACATGTTACTACGCATGGAGTTGTTGGAAGACGGGAATGTCATTGCACTGGTTCCAAGACAAGATGCTCTTCCCTGTGCCGTTTGTGGCAATTCTCGGTCCAAACGAAGCAGTTCTTCGGTAATTGAATACTGCTCTACATGCTGTTTGTTTGGTTTTAATTTTTGGATGATCGGGGCTTCTTCGGGTTCGTCGATATCAACGTCCTCGTCTACGTCCTCCTCATAATCATCCAAGGAAGCTTCCACCCCTATGATTTTTGGTTTTGGTCTTTCTTCTGTTTTCTTTTTTCTTGGCATGATTTTAATCTCCTTTGTTTATGATTTTCAATCAATCAAAAAAATAATATACAGCTATAACTTTAGAATGCTATTTTCGATAGGTTGGATGTCGATCCATCCAATCGGTTCTTACATACTGAATGGCTTCGTCCATGGTAGTGCATATATGAGCTCCTAATTGTTTCCAACGTTCTACACATGCCTGTAGAGACCTTTTCATATCTGGGGTAAAGCCATCTCGGTAATCTAAGATCGCAACACATACATGACGATTTAAAAAAGATTTCGGCCTCATCACGGCTTCTGTAATTTCTTCTATACTAAAACAACCTCGCATGTCGGAGGTAATGATATAGAGCTGCAATTTCGCGTGTGCCTTTGCCAGCTCCTCTGCTCGTCTTGCATCTTTATCCCAATCCATATCATCACCCGGACGAATACACGGATCATAGTAACTAATCGGCAAATCAATCTTTTCTAAAAACTCTTTTCTCCAATCGTATCCATCACAAGTTCCCCCAAGCCAAAGATACACATTTTCAATATTGTCAGTACCATGAAGTAAAGGGTAATTCATATTTCTACCACCTTTCTAAAAGTATTAGGAAAAGGTTGAAAAGAAAATAGAGAGCAAAAAAAGAAGAGGATGTAAAGTCCTCTTCTTTCTATCTGTTACTTCTTCTCAGGAGCCGGAACCTCATCGGTTTCCTTAAACTCCGTCTGTGCGACAGGTTCAGGATTACAGATGTCTCTCCAGGAGCTTAAACTTCTTTCTTCCTCCTCATCTTCATCATCCTGAAGACCCTCAGCAGCATCACGATGTGCCAAGTCGTCCTCATACTTACCGATGAGATAATTGGTTACCTGCCCAGCTTTCACGCCGACATAAACGCCGGCAGCGGCAGATGCCATGAGACTTACGGTCTTTGCTTTACCTGTGAGGGGCTGACCGGTAATCGCATAAGCGACCCCGTCGATTGCTTTACTGGTTACGTCCATGGCCATACCGGTAGCCGTACCGGAGACCATGGAGGTGAGCATTAAGTTACGCGCGAAGTTTAAAGCTCCGCTTGATACTGATAGTTTACCTGCAGCTTCATTAATTTTTTTCATACTAATTTCTTTCATGGTATTCTCCATGCGGCTCTCAGCTATCTTGCCTCCACCGGATCATACATTTTTGTCTATTGACGGGGATGATCGTTTGACCCCTTTGGATCTATTTCAATCCTATGAACTTTTCTGATCGAAGATGAATTATGTATTTTATTTCTTCGATTCACTAAAATAATATATTACCAATAGATGGGTATCGTACGGATTGTGAAACCCTCCTGAAAACAATTGGTTAAAGGAAAATCCTAAGAAAGTAGGTGAATTGATATGTCAGTATTCGTTGAAACGACCACCGTGAGTGATTCGTATTTGATGAAGAAGATGGACCAGGGTGCTGGAATTACTTCTCGTATCCTGCAGGCAATTAAATCAGGAACCAGACTTTCGGAAAAAGATATCGAGGAGCAGCTCATTCAGATTCATAAAACACGTATCTCTCCACTTGCAGAGCACGTGGTTTCTGCGTTCCAAAGAGGAGATATCGTATTGATCTATTCAGAAACTGTAAAGGTAATTCAAGCCGTTCCGTTTATTGTTGCGGGAGCTGGTGGGAATAATAAAGCATACGTCTTTGTCAATTCCTATGGAACCTATGCTGTTCCAAGACGTGCAACAGATATGGAAAAAGTCTTTAACATCGGTATGAAAGATCTTTATGCCCTGATGGAAGGTGCGTATATTACTCTGGAATATTATAAAGCTCCACAACTTTTTTCCAAGAATCTGGGACTTATGAAGCTTTGTACATCCGTGTATACGAACATGTTTCTTCGTATTTTGAATAAAGAGTACGCGCTCTCTTTAGCGCCTATGGAATATAATCAAGTTAGTTATTGTGTTGCAAGATTCTTCTTAGAACATCTCTGGGAATTAAAGAGTAACGAGATGAGTCATGCCTATGCAATTGGTACGATCTTAAATCCAAACCGAATGGATTATATTACTTTACAGGATGAGTGGGAAGCTGCAGACATACAGGATTTGGACGGTCTCATGGAGTTCTTAAAAGAACGCTTTCCAAGACTTCGTACCTTATCCATTCGCTTCTTTACCGAATATTATATGAATATGTATAAGGCAACCGTGGTACTTGGTATGGATGTATTTCCATACTTTTTGTTTGCAATGACTTCCTCTATGCTTGGAAGTTTTATTGCAAACCAGCCTGTAATTTACGAAATTATGAAAAACACAAAAGGTATGAATTATTTTTATGCCGAGTTGTCAAAATTCTTATAAGGAGGTGAACCGATATGAAATGCCCAAGAGGATGGATCTTATGTCAAAATGAAGAAGGTTACACCGTTCCTTATTTTGTCAAAGTACGTGCAACGGACGTGTTGACTTCCAACTCCATTTCCGATAAATTTGGTTTGGCAAAAGTCTTACCATCTGATTTGGATACTGGGAACGTAACGATTTTACCAGCTGGTCAGACGTATTTCCTGGGACTAAAGGGATGGAAAATTTGGTTGAATAACAACGAAACCGTAAAAATGATGAAACGTATCCCAATCGATAAAAGTACATCCAATATCCGAGAACACAATATCATTGATGTAAAAGTGGATCTTCCCTTTACCATGTTACGGAATGAACTATTTAGCATCAATCCAATGAAGTATTTCTCAAGTTTTGATCTGATACAATCCTTTGTAAACATCCAAGAAGGTGGAGTTGTTGGTGAGAATACCGATCGAATGAGAGATTTCTATATTGAATTACACACCATTTCAATGCTTCCAGATAATTTTTTGGATCAAACAGATGTTGTAGGAAGCTATATGAACGTCGTGGTGGAAGGTATGATTGATCTCGGGAAATTCTCTCACATGGATGAACTTGGACAGGTTGGTGCTCCGTGGGATCCGTCTGCAAGCTCCAATATTATTACACCGAATAACGTATACTCAAAAGGTGAAGTAAATAATATGCTTCAGCAGATGCGTATGGATATTCAGAATGGTAATTTGATTGGACCACGAGACATCGTAGATGTTGTAGATAATGTAACGGATTCTGTTGTACTTCCAAAAGGTATTGTATTTGACGTTGAGACTGCTGAAGAAATTGCAGCGCAGCAGACAGTGAATCAGCAATCCGAAAATGAGGCCCCCAAAAAAGCAGTTGTTGCAAACTTAAGTGAAGGGGACGAACTTTCACAGAAACAAGATGAGGAAGAGATTCTTTCATTAGATATTTCAAATATTAACTTTGGAGGATCTGATGATACAGAATAACATTTCATCTCTTTAAAACATATTAGTAACGGTGATTACCGTAAACTTTCATTTGTTTTATTTTTTTTTGTTTTACTACAATGCATAATTTTTGTTATTGTAAATCCGTAAACACGTTGCGTTTACAAGTTTCCTTTCGTATATGAATGAGGGAGTAGAATAATCTACTCCCTCATTCTAATACTTTACTAAAGCAGTTACAATTAATTAGATCGGGTTACGAAATGTATCATAAGTAGTATTCGTACTTTATTGTGAAGTATCTCCTGTTTCTGATTTTAACATAATTAAAACCTGTTGTGTGTGTGTGAAAAAGGCGCATATTGAGTATATATTTCCTTTCTGAAACCCGATCCATATACAATCAATAGTTTTAAATATTTTAGCCATTCCAAGCATGCGATGAATGCTTAAAGAGGAATCCCATTGTGATATGGGATTCCTCTTTTATGTGTTTTATCTCCATTCAATTTCATATTTCTGACCAAACTCATCGGTCATAATATTTGTGGAACGATTGATAGAACCAATACCAGATACTGGTAATGGATAATCTGGAACTTCGTTTCCATCAGGGTCTCGGGCAATATAATACCAGTCTGACTTATCTTCTTCATTGATAGAAACGTATACCTGGATATTTGAATTTTCATAACGAAGATATGCTTCGCTTTCTTCCGAACGATCTTTATCTGCATACAATTCCATGTCTTCCTCACTAATAGGAGCGTCAACACGTTCTTGTAATGCATTTGCAACTTCATCATCACTCATATCGTACACTTCGTCGGATCCTCCTTGTTCTAGTACATGGCGTTCTTCAATCAGCTTCTTCAAATAAGAAGAACCAAATTCACCAAGACCAGTTCCTTCAGCAGCACCAATACCAAGTTCTTTTCGCTCTTTCATAGAAAGTTCCGTTGCAAGTTTCTTCAAGTTCACTCGTTTATCGATTAATTGAGCCGATAAAGAACGAGCGGATGTGATATTTGCAATCAGATCTTGTTCGTTCTTAGTCATACCACGACCAGACGCTTTTCGACCAGTCATCACATCATATGCTTTTTGAAGGCTGTCAGTAAATTTCGTATTATCCCGAAGAAGATTGGTATACAACTGGTTCTCGGTTTCAAACTCTTTTTTGAAATCCGTTGGTTCGCCTTCTTTTTTCTTTTTCTTCTTCTTTTTCTTCTTACCAGTTAAAATTTCTTCAATGTCCTGGCCACGTCTAGGTCGTCGACAAGCGGCACCAGCTTCTGCGTCATCCAAATCTTTCATGAAATCTGTAAACCAGTCTCCACTCTTCGTACTTGTAGACGTTTCATCTTCTTCTAAGAGTTTCTCTTTTTTATTTTTTTTCTTTTTCTTTCCTACCAGATTTAAATCCGTCAAAAAAGAAGGTGCTGAAGAACTACTCGCATAGTTATCTCCAGACATCACTTCTAGTTCTGCCAATAAATTTTCACGATCTTTGGGATCATGTTTGGTTACCTCATCGATATCAATATCAGGTTCTTGATTTCGATCTATTGCCATAGTTATCGTCCTGCTACTATATAAGCATACAATTATACTCATATTTATCACTTCATAAGTGTCTTTAAACCTGCGCAGCCTCAGGCGATTGTATATTTAGATAAATCATGTAAATTTATTGCAGCGTTTACATCTCGATCTATTTCTAACCCGCATTCCGGACAACGATATACCCGATCGGATAATCTTAAAGTTTTTAATTTATTTCCGCAATTTGAACATTTTTTACTACTTGCAAAATATTTATTAGCGATTCGTAACTCAATTGAATTACCAAATTCTTCTATTTTACTAAATAAATGGGTACGAAAATAATAAAAACTTGATTCTGATATATAACGATGTAAATTATGTTGACCCTTACCTTCAATCATATTAGAAATAGACAGATCCTCAATCGTAATAAATGATGGCTTGATTCTCGCCACTAATTTATATACTAATTTATCGATATAATCTTTCCTGATATTTCTGCCTTTTTCATAAAGTTTATTAATTTTTCTTCGAAGTTTTCTAACACCAGAAGTGCAGTAGCTTTCTCCTTTCATAATATTTTTTTGTTTTTCATTTGGTTCACTATGGTGTTTATCAAAATATTGATTTAATAAACGACCATAATTGTACTCTACTTTCTTTGAAAGTAATTGTTGTAATCTCGCAATTTTTTGTTGAATATATTTATAATTCTCGTATTCTTTAAAATGACGGAAAGAAACTATATTCACACCATCGAACATAGTCAAGTATGTCTTTATACCTATATCACAACCAATTCCAAAGCTATTTAGTTTAATTGATGCTGAATTTATATTATAAATAAACATAACATAATATTTATTATTTTCTTTAATTACTCTACCAGAGCTAACTTGTGATATACTTGGTAAATATTTTCTTTCTGTAATTCGAATTTTTCCGAGTATCGGTATTCGGATAATATTCTTCTCATAAGTTTCAAAAGATATATTGTCTCGTATAAAGAAAAATGATTCATTTTTTAATCTTTTTCGTGATTTAAATTTTGGGTATCCAGCAGTTTTTCTAAAGAATTTTTTAAAAGCTTTTTCAGTATTCATAATAGAATCTTTGATTACTTTTGTACTAATTTCATTTAACCACATGAATCGAGGTTCATTTTTCTTTAGTTTTGTAATAATTCTTGAAAATTCATAACCAGTAATGAACTCACCAGTTTTCGTATATCGTTCTTGGTTATATTCAATATATAGATTGGATACATATCTACAACAACCAAGAATGTTATTGATTTTAACTTTTTGGGTCTGATTTGGATAAAAACGTATTTTACATACTCTCTTCATGAATATCGTAATCCTTTTCAATTTTTTTCTTATATTTTCGTAAACCATAAATTCGGCATGAAAATACATGAATAATTGATATTAGATCTTTAATTAAATCTTCCTCTGGAGATGTTACAATGTCTTCAATTACCATTACTTTGACATTGCAATGTCGTTCCAATATAGATATAATCCAATCAAACCCAAATCGTACGAAACGATCTTCATACGATATATAAATCGTTTTAATTTTTCCCTCAAAACAATCATCGATTAATCTATTCCAATTTTTTCGTTTATAATTTAAGCCACTTCCATAATCGGTATAAATATTAGAAATTGGAATTCCGTGATTGGATGCGTAGTTTCGAATAAGCATAACTTGATTTTTTAAGTCATCACATTGATTTCTTGTAGAAACTCTTGCGTATATTACATTTTGCTTATTTTCTGTTATCGTTTCTCCCATATACTCAAGATATTGTGTATGAGTATAATACCTCCGTTTAGATGGGCTTCGATAAGCTGTAAGGATACCTTCACGGTCCCAACGCTGAAGAGTTTTTACTGATTTGCCTATCATTTCAGCAAATTGAGTAACATTGTATATTTTTTCCATATTATACACATGTTAGTATAATTAAACATTAATTAGTATAAATTCATTTACCGTTTATTCTTCCTTTTCTTGATGGTTACGAATTTGTTTTTTCGGCAGGCTTCCATAGGTAGATATTTCCTATTTGACATGACATTAATCATTCGATAATATACTATTTTCATGAGGTGATGAAAAATGGCCATTGATAAAAATAATGCAATGCTCCTGGATATCCAATACGTACCAGAGAATCGAAAAGCAAATTTACCAGACTTCTGTTATATTATCTGGAAAGAATTGGACAGTGGAAAAAAACATCTGGAGAAAATCCCAAATCCTCCAGTCAATATTTATTTTGAAAAACCAGAGTATCGAAATCACAGATACTTTAAGACAGAGGAATCGTTAGATCATTTGGAAAAAGTAACGGTTCCATACAGAAATATTATGAATGCAATTGCAAAAGAAGATCCAGAAGCCCGGGAATTTATGAATCAGTGTTTCTTAAATCAGAACTATCGGGACCTGGATCGTGTAAAATTATGTAAATATGCGTTTGGACATGATTATGATATTCGTACGATCTATCGAAATATGTGGATGGATCATTATGACAATGACAAAGCGAAGCATATCCATAAAGCATATGGAGATATCGAGGTTGATATTATGGAGGCATCTGGAGAAGCGGATCCAACAAAATGTCCCATCGACCTTGTTACCATTATCGACCGAGATCAAAAGCACTCGTTTACGTTTATTTTAACAGGGGTGACTTGTCCGGAAAAAGATACCTCTATGATGAGTATTCAGGAGTTAAAAGAAGATGAAATCCGGCATCAGATGTATGAACATCGATTAAAAGAACAGGCATACTGGCAAGATCACTATGACGAACTGATTGAGGAATGCCATAAAACATTTGATGAGAACTACCCAGGATTTGAGTATTCTGCATATTGGTATACCGATGAGGTAGAGATGATTACCGACATATTCAAACTCATCCATCAATTAAGTCCGGACTTCTTACAGTTCTGGAATATCTCTTTCGATATTCCGTACATCATTCACAGGTTACAGCATTTTGGAATTAATCCAGCAGATATTATTTGTCATCCCGATTTTCCAAATCGTGAATGCCGATTTAAATATGACAATTTCCATTTTCAGATTAAGAATAAGACACATTTCTTTCGAGTATCTGACTATACGATCTACGTCGATCAAATGGTGAATTATGCAGCGATTCGAAAAGGACAATCCGAACTTCGAAACAACAAATTGACGTATATCGCGAAGAGAGAAATTGGGGATGAGAAGCTGAACTACTCCGAAGAAGGAACAATCAAAACGTTTTCCTATCGGAATTGGTTAAAGTACTTCCTTTACAATATCAAAGACGTTTTGCTGCAACATGGAATTGAGGAGGCGACCAATGATTTGGAGACCTTCTACATTTATAGTTATGAAAATATTACCCAGTATGAAAACGTATTTAAACAAACGGTCAAACTTCGTAATTTCCAGTATCGTGATTGGTTGCAGCAAGGGTTGGTACCTGGTGTTAACGTAAACGCATTTAAAAATGGGGACGGTGAAATTCAAGAAGAAGACGAAGAAGATGATGAGGACGAAGAGGTATTTGAAATTGCTCCAAGTAAAAAGAAAAAAGATGTTGGATACGAAGGAGCACTTGTAGGAAATCCATTGCTTATCAATCATTTTGGCGATCTTCTGTATGGAAAACGGACCAATAATATTTTCCGTTTCTCTATCGATATGGATATGACCGCGTTCTATCCGTCAACCGTAGGTGCAATGAATATTTATCCAGCATGTCTAATCTTTAAAGTAATCTTACTGGTAGATCAGTACGACGTCCGTGGAGGAGAGATTCCGTTTAATGGAATCACAGATGTCCAGATCGTAAAAGAAAATGACAATAGCTTCGTTGGAGATGTTGCAAAAGAAGCACTCGATAATTTTATTACGGGAAATCTATTAGCATTTGCTCATAAATGGATGAATTTCCCAACCGTAGACGAAGTGTATCAAAGATTAAAGGAGAAATAATGAAATGGCAAAGAAAAAAGAATTACTGATGCGAGATATCTTAATGAAAATGGAGAAATTTTTAAAAGATGCTTACATCATTCATGGAAAATGCTTTATTGATGGAGAGGATTCGAAACGAACTGGTATTGGTTGGGTATGTGGGGTACTAAATGATGATGCGACTACCGTTATGCGAAATGCATATCCAGTTGATGTCATCAATATCATCAACGTTCGAAATGCAAAAGATCGTCCAGAAGAATTCATTAAAGAAGTGGAATCTCCAGATGCTGAAAAAATCGAATCCGAATGCACCAACTTGTACGAGCATGTACGCGCTTGCTCTACTTGGACTCCATTTTCTTTAAGTGATGAGGATGTTAGCAATATTTTCGATAAGGCAGAACGAATTAACTATGAGTTTATACCAGGGCATCCAGTTCAAATCAGTAAAAGTTTATTTCCAACGATAACCGCAAAAACGGTAAATACCGTAGAATATATGGCAGAATTCATAGAGGATATTGATTTTCCAGAAAATACAATTGGTCGTGTTATCGTTAAACTTCCTGGAGATTTTTACACGGCATTCATCGAGTACATGTTTATGGTTTAAATATTATTAGAGCCACTACAATAAGATAGCAATGGATCCTCCATTGCTCAGGAATAATGACAATGTATTTCCATCCGAGTTTACGATGAGAACTCTTTCTGATCAAACGATTGACTCTTTAATTGAATAGGTTGAAACAGACCAAAGAGGTATAACCACCTCGTCTAAGACAAAACGGTTAATAGAGTAGGTATGAGAATCGTTCTCATACCTACTCATTTTTTTTATCCGTAAATTAATGAATCCTAATTGATGTAATATCTTCATGAATCTGAATAATAATATAGGTAACCCTTACATACAGATTCACACAATTGAATAGCATTGAAAGAGATGCAAACAGGTCAGATTGATCATCCTGCTCAGTGGAGAAAAATGTATGATCCGGGTAGAGGGGCTCGTTAAGAAAGGTCATAATATGGCTAAATTATTCAATGTAGAAAATAAGAAACTTGTTAGCACCGCTAATAAGGTATTAAATACCGCTTCAGTTATCGGTATTGAACTTATGGCCGGGACAGCTGGAGGCGTGACCGGCGCATTTGTTGGAGGGGTAACAGAGGGAGCAATTAACAGTTTGCTTCCAAACGCACCGGCTCCAATAAAAACAGCCGTTGCGATAGGCAGTACCGCTCTTGGGCTCTGCTCTGGAGTCGCTACGACTACAATCATTCAGGGCAAACTCCTGGAGGAGTATGCGGATGCACTGGAAAGCAGAGACGCGTCTCTAGCAGTAATCAATACCTATCAGGAATAGGAGGTGACAACTATGGAAATGACCTATAAAGGACAAAATGTAGAAGTGTTCTGGAGTGTCAATACTCCGGGACTTTACTACATTATTACCAAAAATAAAATTTCTCAGGAGCAGTTTGAGGAGCTGAAATTTGCAGACGCTCTCAAGGATTGCTCCCATCAGGATGCTGTAGCTATTATGCAGGCGTCCAAAAAGTTTAAAAAATGTTACTTCGGGTTCACCATTTTGGAAGAAGATCTTCCAAAAGTGGATCAGGGTAAAATAAAAAAGAAATCTTCTCTTAGAGAGGTAGAACCACTCACTACCTCTATGGGCGATCTCTTGAAAGAGATTTCCCTTACATAGAGAAAAGGAAAAAGAACCGGTTGTTTTTATAACACCGGTTCTTTTTTTATTAATACGCATCGTGTATTAGGATAGAGAAACAAAAATGGATATATACCATGTAACCTATATCACACATTTTGAGGATTTTTTCTTAATGAAAAGAAAAGACTTAAATGTAAGATGTACACACTACACCTTACCTAATTGTTTGGTGAAAGTTCCCCCTAAAAACATTCGAATAACGTGACCTGGAAAGGGGGAAATTCGTTTTGGCTAGAAATTCCAAAAACGATTCCACGACGGACGATAAAAATACCCAGGGAAAAACCGGTTTTGGTGCTGGTCTAAGTCGAGGACTACTGGATGGACGTCGTGTAAAAAATGTCATTAAACAAATTGACAATTTAGTTGGGCAATCCAACTTAACCTTATATGGATCTGATCGTACTTCCGATATCGATCAGCTCGACTCTACGTTCCATGATATCATGAAGGTGGAAATCGACAAAATCACCAATAGCGATAACATGGATACGACTTCTTTTTTGTCCAAGTTGTATTCCAATGATCGTATTGAGAATGCACAAGTATCTCGTTTCGTAGATTCTATGAACGGGTTTAGTGGAGGCTTTTCATCGGATGGAACAGCCTCAGCCATGAATAGTTATCTGGAAGGGGTCTATCGAAACCGACTGATGCAGCAATCTGATCTACATCAGGTATCCTCCCAGTTAATTGAATTGCAGGAAGCCATTTTAATTACCCGCGATGCGATTATCTCTCCTGATACAGTCGAGGGACGTATGAATCGTGTCTTAACTTTTGAGGGGTGTGGAGAAGAAGATGACTGGGTTCCTGTAGTGGAGCAAATGGAAAAGAAGTTTAAGCTCTTAGAAAAGATCAAAAACTTCATTGTTCCATTTTCATTGGAATATGGGGAATTCTATGCGTATATTATCCCATATTCAAAATTATTCTCTGACTTTATGAGAAATAAGCAGAACATCATAAACGGAGCAGGTGGGGTAAAATCTTTTGGAGAAGCGACTACCTTATACGAATCCGTTCTTGGAGAAGAACCTTCTGCGATTAAAACGAAAACACCAAAGAAAATTAAAAATGCCTGGATGGACAGAGCATTCCAACACTATATGGAAAGTACGAATGTATCTACAGGGGACTTTAAGAAAAATAGCGATGGAAGCTTTAGTTCTACGGATAAAAAACTTCGAGAATCTTTTGAATCCGATATGTGTGATATCTTGGAGCGTATCGAGATCAACAACGATCCTATTGCACTTCCCTTCTTAGAAGAGGGTGTCGATTCGATTGGTGCTTTTGCGGATAAGTATTATGCGGAAAACGGAAAAGGATCATTTACAGAATCAGTCATGCAAGAAGCGGATAATGGGAAAAAATCCGGAAACAAGATTCGGGTAAATCATAAAGGGGAACACCTCATCAAAGTAAACCTGAAACATCCAAAAAACAAAGACAAAGGTTTGGATCCATTTAATGCAATCCAGCAAACTGGAAGCGTAGATGGTGCATACACCGCAAAAGAAGAAAAAGACGAGTTTGCAGATTTAAAAGATGTTTACATTCAACTTTTTGATCCGACAAAAATCATTCCAGTAGAGATTATGAATGAAACCATTGGATATTATGCCGTATATACAGAAGAAACGACACAGTTAACCGGACTGGTTTCTTCCAACCTGGCATACCAGGGTCTTATGAGCTATAACTCCTCTGTGACTTTTGTGGATGATATCTGTGAACGAATTGTGCGGTCCTTTGATAAGCCGTTCTTAGAGAACAATTTGAAATTCAAACGAATGATCGTCAATGCGATCAATTATTTCAACATCACACAGAATCGTATCAAATTCCAGTATATTCCAGCGGAATATATTCAGGAATTTAAGATTGATGAGGATATTGATGGCCATGGTCAGTCCATGGTAAAGAAGTCTTTGTTCTATGCAAAGATGTACCAAATGCTTCTCATGTTTAAGATCTTATCGATCGTTATGAATAGTAACGATACAAAGGTGAACTACGTTAAGCAAAGTGGTCTACGGAAAGACGTTGCGAATAAGATTGAGGAAATCATTCGAAGAAAGCAATCTCGTAACATCAACATGTACGACCTTTACAATTATTCTACCCTTATCAATAAAATTGGTGCTGGTAGTGAAGAGTATATTCCAGCCGGACGTTCTGGCGAACGACCAATCGAGACCGAAATCTTAGCTGGTCAAGACGTGCAGTTAAACTCTGATCTTTTGGAGATGCTTAAAAACGCCTACATCTTAGGAACAGGTGTTCCGGCAGCTATTGTAAATTACTTAAACGAACCTGAGTTTGCCAAGATCGCGGAACAAAACAACAGCAAATGGATGGGACGTGTAGTAAATTATCAGCTGGACTTCAATCCAAGTATCACGGATATGTATAAAAAGATTATGAGATGGGGTACGAATATCCCAGATGAGATTATCGATAAGTTTAACTTTACATTACAGACACCAAAGACATCCACACAAGCAGCGAAGAGTGACGCGATTCAAGCATTTGATTCTACGTTACAGTTTATTCTTCGAATCTGTCTTGGTGATGGATTTGATCCGCAAGATCCAGATACCAAAAATATCATCAAGAATCTTACCGTTTCTCTTGCAGAGGAGCAGTTGCCACAGTTGAAAATACAGCATGTTTTAGAGTTGTATGAAGAAGCGAAATTAAAAGCAACTCAGGATAAACTAGAGCCAAATCCTGCAAATGACGATAATGGAGAAGATTTTGACATTGGAGATTTGGAAAAAGAAATGCAATAAAAAATTAAGGTACCAAGGATATTCTCCTTGGTACCTTGTATTATTTCGATCTTACAGATTTGTAAGATCAGTATCCTGCATTGGAGCCATGGTATCTTCTCCAGCACCAGGTTCTAATTTACCTGTGGAAATTTCATAGTGTTTGCTTTCTGTAAGAGTTGAACTCTTGATTCCACTGAAGAAGTTCAGGGAGTTTGCAAGCACTTTGTATTTATCCAGAAGAGTCTGACCAAGTTTATTGATCTGTATAGACTCATATTTTGTACAACGGAATTCAACATTGTACTCAACCAGTTCATGAGAACCAGATGTATAGTTGAACTGTTCGTTACGTACGTTAGATGGGAAGCAGTTTGCAAATAAGCAAGCATACTCGACCTGAGTACCAGTAACGTCAGTAGATACATAAACAAACTCAGCGGTCTGGTTGGACTGGAGTGCTTCCAGGCCAGCTGTAGTATCTGTTTTTACTGTTCCGTTATAATGTGTAAGACCTGTTAAAAGGTCAGTTGTACCATTTACCCATGTATGAACAACCTCTCGAATCGGAGATCCGGAGAATTCATAGCAGTTTACAGTAAATGTCTGAGTTCCATCTGTAGCTACAGATGGAATAGAGAAACTTTTACCAGCATAACCACCAGTATAGTCATTGAAGTTAACTTCAATGTCTCCAATACCCTGAACAGCTGTGTTTCCATATTCCAGGATATGTTTGAATTTCGCCATCTTAGTGGGGATATACTGATTTACCCATGTTGGTACACGAACCATAAACAGACGTCCATAACCAGTACGAAGTGGATCGTAATTCTGAAGGACCTCGTTTGTGACGTTCAGACCACCAACGAACAATGCATACTTGGTTAAATTATCATTGCTGTGATGTTTGATATTACTCTGTATAGTTTTTCCATCAGCCATCGTTCACACCTCCTTATCAGTCTGCATCAGAGCTGTAATCTCTGCGGTTGATATCAATTTCAACAGTTGCACGTTTGAAGAGGCCTCTAAATACGATAGATACATAGCAATGCAGAATAGAATGCTCATGCTCCCATTTATTGGATTTGAACTCAATCTCAATTTTCTCTACGTATCGATTATTCCAATTACGGAAACGATCCTCTTCATACTCTTTGAAGCGACGACGAACGTCTGCTTCATTGAAGTTGTAGAGTTTTGCGTTGATATCATACTCAATCATACGTTTTGCCTGATAGAGCAGATGAACGTTGGACTCTTCCAGGAGATCAGAATTCTCCGGCTGAGAAGTATTCTGAGTAGCTCGCTGGTATACATTATCTTCAATGGTCTCGAAGTAGTTAAAACGATTCTCGTTTAATTTCTGCTTCAGACCTACTTCATAATCTTCTACGGTCGGTTCCAGAGTGTTTCTCATATGGCCAGAAAGCTGGCAATAATCTTTAACAAACGGAATAGACACACCGTTATTGATTACATGCTTCCAGAACTGATTAGCCAAGAAATATGTAATGGTAACGGTAATACGTTTCTTTGTGATCGGGTCTCTGGTTACATACTGATGTACATTCTTGGAGATCAGACGGCTAGAGAATCTTGCGTAATCTTTCATCATAGCCTTAATCTCGTTTGTTCCAAAGGAAGAACGGATTCCAGTATCCAGATACAGCAGACCATCTTTTCTTGCAAGAGCAAGCTCAGCCATCTTACATTTTGTAGCGAATGGATAGTTTGCATCAAACAGAGCATCTGCACCGATACGTTTTGCAGTCAGGATACGTTTGTCATTGGTTCCATCCCATGCTTTGTTGTAAGCATCCGCAAACTCCTCTTCCTGTGTCCAAACGTGACTTTCCATCTGATTAAGGCTATTCATTACCTGTGTTGTACGAGGTGCATCAAAGTAACCCTCTGTACCACCGTACAGGCGAACGCCACGAACATCGTCGAAAGAAACGATATCAGTCTGTGTGTAGTCATTTGCATCGTAATCAGCTGCATCTGTATCTACATCGTCAGTTAATTTCTGAACGAATTTCAGGAACGGCTGTTCTGTAACTGTGCTACCAACAGCAAGACCAAAGATCGGATCAAATCCATCCAGTTCCGGAAGATACTCATCACTACAAGCATCAACCAGTTCCTCGAGTTCACGAATCTCTGCAACAACTGCTAATTTCTCCTGCGGGATAGTTTCCTGACCAAGAAGCATACCAGAGGTAATACCATTCTCAGTCATTTTCTTTTCCATTTCTGCCTGGAGATCTTCATGCTGCTTCTTACAGAAATCGATATACGCATCATATACAGTTTCGATACCATCTTCATCAACATCAACATCAACCGGAGCAACACCTTCCTCAGTGTCTTCCAAAACGTCGTTGATGAGAGTTGCAGCATCGTATTTTACAGATGTTACAAGAGATCCCATGTACTCAGCTTCTTTGATAAGTCCTTTATCAGAAGTTAAGATCTCAAACATCATAGTCTTGATTCCGTATTCTTTTTCATAGGATACAGAGTTGGCAATACGTACAGAGAAAGTGTTTCCTCCTTTCCCTCGTCCATTAGAAGAGAGGATGAAAACGCCAGGAACCTGGGTATATCCTTCACCATCTTTGTAAACACCGCCAGTTGCTTCTCCATCCAGTTTTCCACGAACTTTTTCCAGATCTGCTTTGCTGATAATCTGGTCTGCGAGTTTTGTATTCTTCGCCGGATCTACAAAACGGGAAGTGTATTTGATACGGAATTTACGTTTTCCAACTGCTACATCTTCACCATCGGCTTTGTAGTAGAGGGAAACAATTGCATGCGCGCGAGTAGCATTCTCGGGCATACATCTCATGCACCATACCTTAGTACCACCTTCTCCAAGGAGTACATATGGAGTAAGATTAGGCTGGCCATATTTTTTGAAATTCGGAGTGCCGAACGTTTTCACAAACGCTTGCTGTGTTCTCTTTAATACCCAACGATTATCGATTCCACGATCTGATGCAAACGCATAGATAAAACCGACACCTGGATCAGAGGCCACAGTACTTGGGGTATCCTCGGTTACTTCTGTATAGTCTGTAATATAAGATTCTACATACGGGAAGCTATATTCCGGGACAATCTGTGTAACTGCAGGCATAGTTAATCCTCCTTTACAGTTTATTCATAAATTTATTTTCTTTGCTATTGAAGTTTCCTTCTGACTTAATAACTTTATATATTTGTTTTACTCATTTCTGGCGCAGTGGGACGTATCGAAATGAGAAACTTACATTTTAATGAGCTGTTCCAAAGGAGATTCCGGTTCTGGAAGATGCTCTTTGGTTCGTTTTAACGAAGACGTTACCATGGAATCAAAATCCTCAAAGGTAAGAGCTGCAAATGTAGAACTGAACTGGCAGATCTGTCTCATATTTACCATAGCAAAATCATATTCTGTCGCAGTTGGATCTTCGTTTAAACGCTGTGCAAATATACGAGTCGGTGCTTTTCCATCCCGGTACTGAATTGACAGCAGAAGTTCACGATTGGATGCGGGTACACCAAGACCTCCATTATTCATCTTTAAGTTCTTATTCCATACGGTATTCGCTGCAGAATAAGATAAGGTTGGAGGTAGTTTACCACCTAAAATCAGCTCAATGTAACCCTGAATACTAAGGGAATTTTGGACAATGTAATCGTTGAAGATCTCATGTCCTTTAAAATACTTGAGAACTTTTACTGGAGCTTCTGGAAGACCCGGGAGACTCATATTTACGATATCAGAATCGTATACAAAGAAATTCATACGTTCTCCAAGTTTCAACGTACGAATCTCCTTTAATTTTCCATTTTCGAACAAGCCAATTGGTAAGCATGCAATGGAGTTAATGGTATCCCCATTATCCACTGCAATCTTTCCACCCTTGTCAAAATAAGACATTGGAATATAGATTTCCAAATAAGGAACGTTGCAAATGATATGACCTTTCTTATCATCTGCAAAGACGGTTTTATAATCCATGGGGTTCTCCTTTCTCTTTCTATAGACAAAGAAAGATGGTATAAGGCAGGGATTCTGCCTTATACCAATGTTTTTAAAGGGAAATTAGGATTTACTCTTTCCAGCGAGGTAATCTTCTACATTCATAGTCCCCTCGGTATCCATCTTTTCTTTTAACAAATCGACAGATTTTTCAGATTTATTAGGCACATCTGTTTCAACAGGTGCCTCTTCAAATTGGTTATTCTCCTCCATCGCTTCTCGATATGTTGTATATGGTGCTTTGAAAGATGGATTACAAATCAGCTGCTCAGTCATACCCTCTTTCTTAAATAACGTGATCATATCCTCTGTTACACGTTTTAGATAAATTTCACGATATCTGGAAATTCCCTTGCACTCGTAGAAAATAGTATCGTCTAAAATAGTTCCGTTAGGTTTTATAACCCAAATATTATCTGGAGCAACTTCGATATAGTTGATTCGTTCTGAACTTATGATCGGCTTATCGTTTACAAGTAAATAGTCAAAGGTACGTCCATTGGAATCATTCACATCGTAGAGACGATAAATTTCATGGTCATCCTGCTCTTTATATTCATGCAAATTATCACTGTATCGATCTAATCGCTCATTAAGGAATGGAACCTCATCTGGATTATTTGGTACAGAATGCATATGAAGTTCCGCGTAGCTCAAAATACCAACATGCTCTTCTTTTGCGAAAAACTGATTTATTCCATTTACAAATTCCATATCACATATCTGTAGATAGAACTTTGGAATACAATCTCCATATTTTATATGAAGATTGTGGATGTATTCTCTAAGCTGATCAATGTTGTACCAATAGTGAATCTTAGTAGCTTTCTTAACCTCATCAACCCACATGAACTTTTTATCACGCATCCATGATGGAAGCTTGTCAAACAAAGATCCTATAAGATCGTTATACTCAGCATAATCGTTTATAGTTGGCGTGATAATAACAAATGAAAGGTATTGCTCCGGGTAAAACAGGAACTTCCAAAGAAGAAGCGCTGCTGAAGTAGTAGTTTTTCCAGTATATCTTGAGAAACATTCCCAAGTATTTGGATACTCTATGGTTTCCTCGTCTGTAGATGCGCGTCCATTCGTTTCCGCATCAATCATTAAGAACCCACCCATATTAATACTCATTCCAAGGGCATACTTCCAGAAATACCAGAAATTCTGTTTCATTTCTTCTAAAGCAGCTTCCTGTTCTTCCTGAGAAAGGTCTGCCCCGTAAAGATCAATCGTATGGACATCTGGATTGTAGAGTTCAAACATCTCATGTTTCTTAGCGGTTCCGCTCTCAATCAGTCGTTCATGCAGCTTCTGATAAGATTGCGCAGATGAGGTCTGAGAATATTTATAGTCAAAGAAATAATTATGTCCATCAATTACATCAATGGGATTACGGTACTTATCTTTTAAAAAAGTAGGAGTGATTTTTGTCACCCCGTCCTCCTCCGATACCTCAGCGTCACCATGGAGTTCTTTTTCCTTTGTATTCTTTGCTACCATTTCCTCCATTGCATGATTGAAATAGGTGTGAAGTTCTCGTAAGGGCATCTCTGCTGCATTGTCCGGAACTGGTAGGTCGAATTTCTGTAAAGAAGCAAGAATCTCATTTCTCTTATCTGCTTCTATTTTTTTACTATACGCCAAACGAATTGGATGATTTGGGTGCGTGGTATTTTCAGATTCAAACTTTTCCCGGTACTCCATAAAATAGGAATCATACTGCTCAATCAGTTTGATGATCATCTCTTCCATATTATGATCTTCAAACTTGTGATAAATAAGACCGGTTAAAGAATTGATAATGGACTGCACCATACCACGCTCTTTTACACTGTATGGATCCTGGTATCCAACGAAACGCATGACGTTGAATAAGAAGAGGTTATTGAACACATGGTATTCTTCCGGTAAGAAATTTTCTTCCAGATTGAAGAAATATTTATACCAATTTGCATCAAAACCAAATTTTGGAGATCTCTGAATACATCGATTCTTAGCATATCCGCCTTCTCGTTCGGAAAAGAACTGACGGATAATGGAAGCCTTCTCCGTATCTACATGCTGTATACGATCTACAATGAAATCCAATGTAATCGTGGATTCCAGGAATTCAATCTTTCCACGAAGATCACGGATCGTTTTCGCATCTTTTACGGGATCGAGCTGCTCTAACTCGTCTTTCCAGGTATCCAGACGCTTTAAGGTAGTTTCTTTATATTCCTTTGAATTACGACGTTTCCACTCCGTATCTACCGACTCATCATAAATCTCCTGAATCTTATCATACTCTTCTTTTGTCTGAAACGCGGTGTTGGAAAGTTTCTTACAGTTTATGAGTGCATCTCTCATTTTTGCAAGATCGGTTTCCTTATACGCTTCCTCTCCAGTATAATATAAATCATATAGTTTCTGAATGGCTTCATCGTTATAGCCTTCCAGATCCTCCAGGGAAAATTTTACAGCATCTTTTAAATATGCTGGATTAATTCCATAAGTTGCTTTCATAAGCCTAGTAGTCTCGTTTAGCGTATTATTATACGCTGTCTTAGCCATATCCATAATTTCACGTACACTACTCGTGTTTGATTTCATAAGTCAAGGTCCTCCTTTTTATTCTATGAAAGTCTTAGGAATTTGTCCCACGACTAATAAATTCATAGAAACGCATACAGGACATCAATTTGTTATATATTATTTTATTGAATTCGAAAGAATTAATAAGTGGTTAGATAGGAGGATAAAAATGATTTTAAGTATTGGAATGAAAATCCTAATAGGATTAATATCCGTAAGTTACTTAGCGTACTGCGGATATGAAAGAGCAGTAGCGGAATAAGAAAAAATAAAAAAACAGAGGAGGAATTAAAAAAATGAAAGGTACAAAAAGGAAATTAATTATAATGAATAAGGTCGATAATAGTAAGGGAAAAAAACTATTAAAGACTGGAAAAATATATAAAGGAACTCTCGTACATTGTTACGGAGGAGACGACGATGATTGGTTGGACGATACCGTTCTCGTCGAAGATTAAGAATAAAAATAAAAGAAGGTGACCAGATAGTAGTCACCTTCTTTTTTTGTTAAAATAGACGTAAATCCACTTCTCCCATATCATCATAGTCATCGATCATGCTTGATGGTGTATTTGCATAAATACCATCTTTTACAAGTCCTGCATTATGAAGACGATAGCTTTCTTTCTGGGATTCACGTTCTGCTCTTGCAAGCTCTTCTTCAAATTTGAAAAGTTCAGCTTCCTGTTTCTCACGCTTCTTAGCAGCCGCAATAAGTGCTGGATCTACTAAAGAAGGATTAATATCTTCTGGTCGTTTTAAGCCGGAATTGTTTAGATCTTCATCACGTGCACCTCTTGTAATACCAAAGAGTGCTAAATTGTCCCCATGATAATATACATAAAGAGCAATTAAATAACTCATGATGGAGTCATCATGAAAAGTTCCTCCGGCTTCAATTTTACCATTCGGTTTACGTACTAAACGAGACAAGTCTCGAATAACGTTGTGTGAAATGAAATCGTCTTTATTTTCCGAAACACGTCGAGAAAGGATTGCAAACATAGAATCACGAGACTGACCTAGTGTATAAACGCCATAATAGGATTTTACTCGTGCCTGTGTCTGCAAAATCGAAGTCATATCCTGTGCTTCTCGAAGTTTTTCTTCCAGTAAATTTTTATCTCTATCGAAATAGAGATTATTCATAATTGGACTATTGGTATTTAAGAAGAAATCAATAATACCATCACCGATACTATTACGCTCAATACAAACACATGCTTTTGGAATGTGCTGTACGACAAGTTCTGTAATGATTTGCTCATAGATGGTCTCACCAACATAATTACATTCAAATTCTGCTGCTGGACGTAACGTATATGGATTAATAACCGTAATCGCATTATTATCTCCTACCGTACCTGTGGAACAGTCGACTCCAACCAGATACGGAACCCTTCGATCCAATTTCTCATATAGATCGAATTTAAAATATTCTCTGATCCAGAGTTCATCGATCGGTTTATGTTCGGTTTCAACGATGTATTCGATATCTTCTTGTGGATATGGAGATAACGAAGAACCATGTAGTCTCTGTAAAAGAATTTCTCGTCGTACTACAAGAGGATCGCCAATACCAGCTGCAGTTTCTTTTAACCACTTCTGGGAAAGACCAATCTGATAGTATTGATATTCAATATAGAGAATATGATTGCACTTGTCTCCTTTACTCTCAATATACTCCAGTACCTGTTCATTCGTCCAATCATAACATTTTTCTGTCCATACTTGAGTATTGTCAAGTACAGTTTGTGCTGCCATACCTGCTGCAGTATCAAGGTCGCCGGGTGTACCACTATTGTTACGAGATTAATCGCTACTTAATCCCTTCTATATGTCACCATATAAGTTCAGACTATATCTTCATCTCTATTATAATAACTATAATAGAGAGCCTCCCGTTTCGAACCGCTTGGTCCTACCTTTCGTCATAAAGACCTACTCCTGAATATACTATATTCAGTTTCCCTAGTCGTTGAGCATATACTTAACTAGTTATTTTTAATAACCGTACACAACTAAATATTCTACCATTTATACTAAATAACTAATCAAATACTTCGCTGCGGATTGTCTTAGTAACTCCGTTCCAATTATAAGGGATCCCCGCATTAGAGAAGACACTCTGCATAATCACTTATGCAGCCACGCATTTCCACGTAAATATACGACCATACATACCACCATTTATCTTAGAGTTTTTAGCAGCTGTTTCATAGGTTGAATATGAGTTGGATATAATGGTATCGATATGACTCGTAAACTCAGGCTCATCAAAATGTAGAATTGGGGCGGTCAAACCACGGGCAAGTGACAAAGCCGTTTCATAGGAAGTTGCTTTGGATTTGATACGAATGGAGTTCTTTGTAACAGGATGTTTCATGTAAGTCGCATTCATAGAATGCTTTACTTTCTTTCCATCCTCATCAATATAGTATTCGAACTTCATATATTCAGGCAAGAGTTCCATCTGGTTCTTTAGACGCTGTAAGTTTGCTTTCGCATTATCTCCATCCTTATTGATGAAAATAAACTCAGAGTTTGAAGTACCAAAAGAATATGCCCATAACTGAATTGCCAAAGCGGACTGTGTCTTTCCTTTCTCAATACGTTCACTCTATCTTTCGATAGACGTTCAGATCATATCTTCATCTTGGTTTCCCAAGAGCCTCCCGTTTCGGATTTCTCCTACATCTCGTCCGTATAGGACCTACTCGCTTCGTGTACTAGATAGTACCTTATTCTCATTGCAATTAGCAACTAAGCTTTCCCTGATCGTTGAACTTGTGTTAATATCTTTCGTGCATTAAGTATTTTTTTGTATATAAAGACGTATTCTCTGAAAGTTATACGGATCGATATTAACAGTTAGCTGCGGATTGTCTCTATTTTCAACCTTAGTTACCATATCTCCGGAATTACCCTTTGCCCCAAATTTCTTTGGTTGGTAGCTGAAACCTAACAAGATGTCCCCGCAATTAAAGAGGTTTGATACACATGTCACCATGTGCAGAGGCAGAAATCCGCCTCGGTAAACAAAGCCATGAATCATATCCATGTATCAGGCACCAGGCCTGCGCAATATTACCACGGTTTGCTTTATAAGGAGTAGACGTACCACCCTGTGCTGGTATACGTGCGATTTCTCGTAAATAATACCAAGGGTTTACTTTACATTCAGTCATTATAATTGACACTTGCTCTTTGGTAAGAGTAGAGTGTCCATCTGCATCCACAGCATAAGGATCAATCGTAACAACACGAGGATCCTTTACTTCCAACATAAAATAGCAATGCTCAATTCCCAATTTCTGCAAATCAAGTGCTACCTGAATGAAGGAACGATTTCTTGTTCCAAAGTCATATAACTTTGATCCAATACGATTAATTCTTGGAGCTGTATTCGGCTTACGTCGAACAACAGGAACGGTTCCAAGATTCATCATAAATATCACATCCTTTCCATTCATGATATTGGTTGGTTAATTAGATGTGCTAAATGAAGGATTTTAAGACGTAAATTGATTTGAGGTATTGATATATGATTTCTGTGAATCTTAGAAACTATAATCATTTTTAATAAAAAAAATAAAAGAAAGGAGGAAATGGTTATGGGTTTAATAAGTAAGATCTTGAACAACCAGGACGTGATCCAACAGGGCGTCCAAGTTGCTCAAAAATTAGGAGGAGTCTATCATAATGATAGACCTTCCAAGGTCCGTCAAAATCCTGACGGATCAACAACATTTATCCCAGGCGAAGCCGGTATTCGCACTGGGAATAATGTATTTGCTGGATGTAGAACTTGGGCTGAGGCAGAGCAGCTCGAGTGGAAGTTCCGATTTGAAGCACTCCGTGAGTTTCTGGAGATGTGCACATCTCCAGACGGCTCATATAATGAGCATAGGAGGAAAATCACTTGTGATTTTGCTTCTAAGCTCGGTCTAACCCTCTTCATCGGAGGGTTCCAAGAGACCTTAAAAAATAATTATGCAGCGTGGGAGAATGGGACGACTTTCAACGTTGCATTAATGGAAGCTCCGTACACGTTTGGGGCTTCCATCAAAGGGTCATCAGGTGACTGCCTGATGACCTATACCTTTCATGTGGTATCGGATGAATACGGACAACCGGCTGTCCGGTACTATATGAAAAAAATACTTGAAAGAGGGGAAGATGCGGATGGAAACCGTGTCAGGTTCATTCCCTCTATCAAGGATAAAGAATCCATCCTCTTTTAAGAGGATGGATTTCTTTTTTTGTATTCTCTAAGAATACTCATTAGTCTGTCAGTTCCTTGGATTAGATCCATTCCATGATTTCCCTCTTCAAAACTCTCATCAACAATGCCAATGAGGTCAAATATTTCATGCTTTAGTTCTTTTTGGTTTCGTTTAATAATCTCTGCTAAATTTAAACTCAAAAACTCTAATCGTCTCACCTGTTCAGCATCAATTCTACTCTGATCCAAGAACTCGAATAAATTAATTCCAATACGAAAAATCGTGTGAAGATCGTCTAAGAATTTATTTATCTCTGGATTCATTATCATATTAAAATGTAAATACGGATAATTAACTATTCTCCTATGAAACTCTTTATATGAAAGAAATCCACAATATTGTATAATCCCTGACTGTTTCGGGGCAATTGGTACTGCTCTATGAAATTCGTATCCTGGTTTACATATCCTAGCATTCTCCTCGTCTACGGTACCAATCATATACTGTCTATCGATGAGGGTTTCTCCAAGATAACCTGCCGACCATAGGCTCTTTCTTAATAATTTTAGACGTTCCAATACGTCTAAACAAATATCTTGTAAATATGAGTATCGCTCCATGATTCGTAAAATACAATCATTCATAAGAGTTACGATCTCAATTCGTTTAAATGTTATCTCTGACCAGTATTCTTCGGATGCCGAAATTGTTTCAATCTTGCTAGTCCGATAACTATCCAACTGGTATCGAATATATTTGATACTATCGTAAAATAAATCATATAAATACATCGCAGCAAGAAAAACTTCTGCATGCATACCCGGTACTAGATTACAATATACTGGAATCCTATGTTCCCATGCCCAGATAGCTTTCACCATCCAAGCAGACAATGGAAATGACTCATCGGTACGTAGATCTACTAAAAATGGGCTATCGGAACTGGTTTGAATATTTTTTGGTACGGTCATAATTTCTCTTAAAAAATACCAACGATTAAACGTTATTTCGGATGCGATTAGAGCACAACGATCCTGACACGCATTCCATCGATCTACTATTTTCGCCTCTCTATCATTTAGGGAAGTTCCGGCGGTATGATTTGCACTTACATCCGTGTATTCTTGTTTCAATTTTGTATATTCCTCACTCATTGTAATCGGATCGACTGCTTCCACTCTTGCATTTTCTGTTTGATAAATAAGAGGTCCGATATCAACCCCTTCCTGATCAAGTACTTGTTTTGCAACGAAATCAAATGATTTGTTTCGACTCATCTTAATCCTCCTTATAATTTGATTTTATACAGTTGTGCCCTGGATAATAGGGTTTAAAAGGGAGAGTCAAATCGACTCTCCCTTATTTTTATCCTTCGTATCCAGCTGGATATGCGACGTAGATATCTGGTAATTTCGGCGGTACTGTTTTTTTCATCGCTTTATCTCTCAAAAGCTCCAGTTGTTTTTTAACGCTCAGCAAATAATTGACACCATGTGGTACATTATATTTTTTAGAAGCGGTTGGATCTTCTAAGATATCCAGATAGAAGTTCACCATATCCATTTTATTATGAATATAGGAAACGATCATCATCTTATCTACATCAGAAGAAATCTGATCGATCTTCAAATCGATGTAATCCAGATCATATGGATTGATCTTTTCCAATTTCTTCTTTCCAAATAATCCGAACTCTCTCATATATACCCCAGTAGGAGTTGCGCGAGAAAGCAAATCGTTCAAATGTCGTTCTTTCATTCCCTCTCGAATGTAAAATTCCTGTCGGGAGGAATTTTCATAAGTAGATTCATCCACAAACCATAATCCATAGATATCTACTAAGGTAGATTCCAGATACGGAGAATCTACATACTCTCGTAAAGTTGTCAACTGATCTTTTACCAAATCGGTTTTTCGATCCTGTAAGTTCTGTAAGGTTTGTAAAGAAAACTGGGTTGTCTGTCTCATAGCCTCGTCTGGAGTTTTCTTCATAGAAAATTTTGGGTTTTTGGTAAGTTTACTAAGCCCAGAGATAAGATCTTTCGCATAGCCAAGTTTTTTTGCATACTTGTCGGCTTTAATCTCCTCTCTTAAATTTGGTCCCTTCTGATCCACAATACAGGAATTTATAATTGGAAGAGACATGACGGAACGAAATACTTTATCTTTTAACATGAGTTTTGTCTGCATAGAAGACTGTGCATATTCATACTGCAGGATGGTAATAATTCGACTTGCAATTGTCCTAGATTCTACCAAGTGTCCTACTTCATGTAACAGCATAGCAGTTAATTCTCGTGTTGTAAAATTCATTTCAGGCTGCAGAATGGACGCATCTAATTCGATGGTCCAAGATGTATTTTTCTCCCATAAACTTTGAATCGTTGCAAAATTACTGTTTCCATTTGCAACTGCAGCGATGATTTTATCGGTGGTTGAGCGCTCTGGGAATATACTCATAACAAACATGGGAGCGTCTGGTTTATGAGGTACCACATAGCCGGAAAACGTATCACCAAAGCATTCATGAAGTGTATCTGTAATCAAAGACATTCCAGAACGAGAGGTGGGGGTTTCCGTCAGTACCTTAAAAGCGTTTTCCAGAGTTCTTAAATGCTCAGGTTTAATATTACGATCTCTCATTGCTTCCGGGGTCCCCTTTCTAATATTTATACATTAATGAATTGTATTTTATCTTTTAAACAAAGCAAAATATCGACTAGTAGAATCAATTCTACTAGTCGATAATGTTTCCCATGCAATCCGTTTCATGTTCTTCTAATTTATCGGATTCCCCGTTCATTTCATATTCTGCTAATGTATGAGCAAGTTCAGTCATCTTTGCATACACAGCATTGAACTTTGTACGAAAGTCCTGATAGGCTTCTTCTTTAGAAGATCCATATCCCTCAATTGTAGAGAGATCAATAAAAGCCTCTTCAGTATCTAAAAGACCGGATAAACTCACTTCATGAGATTGCCATTTCTCTTTACCATCGTTATAGTGCGCTAAATACATAGTATTTTCTCCTTTTAATGATAAGACGAGATGACATGATAGAGTCGTTTCTGCTTCTGTATAGCATAGCCAATTTATATACACATATAGGAGTTTTAAACATGCCTATCTTTGGGAATGCAACAAATTCCCGTATACATATCACGCCATCTCTAGTAAATTGTATTCTTTCTATTGAGATATCATTTTCTTGAATTTATAAGAAAGGAGGTGAGAATATAACTTCGTATACATTACATCAGTTACCTATGGTGCTGAGATACGTTGCTTCAAACAACGTATCAAAAGTGTTACAAATAATTGATTCAGAGTATGGTAAGGGAATTGATTCTTATAATCGATTCCTGGATAAATGCCGTCAGTGCAATAACGACGCGTATCCATCTTACCTAAACTAAATCATATGGGGACTCATCGTATTCCCCGTATTTTTTTATTCCCACCTCTAACACATTGTCGTAAATTGAATAAAACTTTAAAGTACCAGGGTGCCTTGAAAACGCCCTGGTACTAGTGATGTGGTTATTTAGGATAATTTTATACAAAAAAAGGAGAACCCATCCATTCCTTTCACGCTCGAAATGGTTATGGTAAAAGTATGAAAAAATGCCAGTATGGTATTCCCTGCAATACCCCGGCGAAGCCGAGACGCCATTTCTCGGCTTACTAGAATGTTTTAATTTGATGAGGAGTATAAATAGGAGGTATCGACGTCTGTCGATACCTCCAAAAACTCACATCGTAAATTAGTGAGCGTATGTCATATTGATATACTGCTCTGCATTTACAATGCCCAGCTGCGCCTGAATACCCTGGATACATGCGTTTGTATAACGGGATACACCCATCAGGTTTGTCATAGATCCGCCTGGTTTGTTTGGATCTCTGTACGCGGAGTTCTGAGCTGTTAAAATGTGGGTAGTATATTTGTAATGCTTGAATGTGAACTGCTCATTAGATGTTGGGAATGGGATGATTCTCAGTCCTTTATGCATCTTATGAGTACCATCATATTTAGCAAGTACTTTCTTTGTGGAAACAACCTGCACCTTAACATCACCGGATGTCATGATACCATAGCTGTAGTCCAGTTTAACACCGTTGATTGTATTTCCTGGTCTTGTAACCCAATTTACCTTCGGGTTCAGGAAGGAAATGTATCTCGGGTTGCCGTAGATTACAAATGTAAAGCCGTCCAGCTTAGCGGAATCAGCAATATCTGTAATGATACGATCAATCTTGAATTTCAGCATTTCGCTGATGTACTCATTCGGCAGAGCAGTTGTGATGGATGTGGAATCACAATCAAACTGGTCTTCCAGAATGAATGGGTCGAAGCCAAGAATGTCGAGTTCAACACCTTTGTACTCTTCGAATTTCCGATCCAGCCATCCAAGGATATCAGAATCCTCCTGCTGCACCATATACTCTGTCAGGTTGTTGTAGGATTTTCTGTAAAGGTCGATATCCATCAGTGCCTTTGTATCTTCCAGCTCCTCAAGAGAGTAGGAGATATTTGCACGGGAACCATCCTCAATCTTCCACTCAACTTCTTTACGCTCGTAATCAAATGTTACGGAACGCTCGTTGAGCTCATTGGAGATGTATCCTTCAAAGATAACACCTTTAACTTTGTCCTGCATACATTTCAGAGAAATTGTATTCAGAGCGGTATCTGCCATACCAACGATCTGGTCGGTTACATGGAAGGTTGTACCGTCTTTTCTCTTAACGTCCTGATTAATCTCTCCACCCAGAACCATCTGGTCGGAAAGGTTGATACGAAGTGGTGTACGAAGTGTCAGTTCCACATCATCGCCGCCGTCCGGATCAGCTACCATAACCTTAGATACAGAAAGAGCAATTGTGATGTGCTCTCTGTAGGATTCTGGATTCTGAACGTCTGTCAGTTTCTCAATAATATTGTAATTTACGATATCGTCAATCGGAACGACATCATTTTTGATCGGGAATCCTTTTCCAGCTTCCCAAGCTTCACGATAGGTTCCATCGAAGAAGCACTGCGGGAATTTCCAGCGTTTGGAAGGATCATTGTTGTCGACGATGTAAGTCTGCTCCATATGTTTTTTGATGATAGGAGTTCTTACAGTCTCTGTCTGCATGATGTCCTTGGTAGCCAGTTTCAGCTGCTGCTTAACCAGAATCGGAAGATCGACTGCTTTAATTGGAAGAAGCTGGCCTACACGTGTAGACTCGCTAATAAGATCATTTACACAGTTATCAAACATGTCAGAAACCTGCTCATACAGTTTAACATGTGTACCATGGCAACTATGCTCCGGATCCTCAGCATCCTGTGCTTCCCAGTTTGCACACTCTGTCTTCAGAGTACCAAGAAGGGAATCCTTATAAACCTCCATCAGTGCCTGATTTTTAATCATCGCATTAATATCAACCATCGGATCAATATTCTGCGCTCTCATATCGTCAACTGCTTCAGTGAAGATATCGTCGAAAGTAGTGCCGGCCTTTGCGTTCATAAATCCACCAACGGACTCAGTAACTTCAAAGTTATTGCCGTTCTCTAAGAAACTAAGATTATGCACACTATTCACTCTCCTTTACTTAGTTTTTCTCAATAATAAAGCTTATTAATTTGTTTTACGCAGGAAAACCTGCTTAAGACAGATTACTTTTAATCGAATGTTTTAATATTCGTCTACCGCTTGTTCTTTTCCTTCTCGGATTTTTGACCTTTGTTCGCTTCTTGAAGAAGTGTGAAGATCAAATGCACGGTTGCAATCTGACGCTGATAAAAAAGTAAGTTCTGTATATACGTACAGAGTTCAAACTTCATCATCATATAATCCGTAATTAAGTCGTACATTTCACGAAACTTCGTGGTACAGATCTTAATTACATGATTGGACTCAGGGTCATCTGAGATACAAGACTCCAATTTGGAAATATACGAATCAATTGCAGTTCGAAGTCTTGCAAATTCCTTATATAAATTGTATTTACGAACAGAATCGTATTCCAAGCCAGGACCACGCTTCTGATTGCCATCATTAACCTGGTTCGTATCACCTTCAGTTGGAGATTGAGCGTTACTGTCAGTATTATCACCCGTTTGGGTAAAGTCTACGTCATCACCGCCCCCATCTGGTGCGGGAGTTGCATCCACGGTACCCGTATCGGTACCACCATCTCCTTGCTGAGTATAATCCGTATTGTCAGTACCAGTATCTGTAGCAGGGTTCGTTCCAGAATCAATACCATCTGTTGGTGGAAGATCCAGCGTATTTGGATCTGCTGCAAAATCAGTACCATCTCCAGAATCATCTGGATTGACTTGAATATTTGTACTTTGGACTTCATCATTTGTGTCCGTATAATCGGTGTTATCTCCATCATTATCACCTGGATTTACCTGTATATTAGTTGATTGCACTTCATCATCAATATGTGGCAACTCAATATCTGTATTTGGGATATCGTCTTCTCCAGGGACATCAGGTAAATCTAATTCCATATCAGGTTCGTCATTATCCAGTTCTGGTAAATCCAAATTCGTATCTGGAATATCTGGAACTGGATCGTCAATTTCAGGAAGATCTAAGTCGTCAACAGAAGAACCAGAAGGATTCTCCGGTAAGTCTAATTCGGGTGGATCTGGTAATTCCATATCCTGAGCCGGATCGTTCTGAGTTTGGGTGTCATCTACGTCCGGTAGATTCAGATCTGGTAAGTCCAGATCTGACACATTATCATCATCAATTTCAGGAAGATCCCCAACACTAGTATCTCCATCATCGATGTCAGGTAGGTCCAAATCCAATGAATCATCCATTTCCGGAAGTTCCGGTTCTGGCTCATCTGGAACAACTAAGTCATTCGTGAAATCGAGTCTTGCACGACGACTTGGATTTACCGTGATCACTTTCATGTTACGACGAAGAGGAAGATTATCACCAGGTGCCTCACTAGCTAAGAAATACTTCCCATAGCCTGGATGTTTTGGCTCTTTTAGTATCACTGGCGTATCCTCCTTTCTAAATATATCGGCTGTTCAGTTTCACACGGTCGCGTTGCGCTTCCAATTCGGATTTGATACGCATCAGTTTATATTTTTCTTTGCGGTCGCTCTCAGAATTGGCATCGTTGATTTTCTCTTGACAGATCTGAATCTCCGTGTCTAATTCTCGAGCAAGCTGATTACGAATACGACGATCTTTGATCTTTGAATAATGCCGACAAAGCATTGTAACCGGAACCATCAGGAGAGATACTTGTGCACTTGTTGCATACAGTAATCCCAACTTTAAATTTCGGAAGAGTTTTTTCCGAAATCCCGGTTTTGTCATATAACTTTTTCGACGTTCATCATCAAGTTCATCCCATTCATGCAAAGTTCCATCGATGGAATTTGCAATATTTTTTGGGATTGCAGCCACCGCATTTGCAGCTCCTTTTACTTCATCCCCCACTTCTTTCGCTTTTGCCATACGTTTATATGACTTGGCTTCCTTATCCATATACTTGTACTGGATTTTTTGAGCTGCAGAGTTAGAACTTGGGGGAGTTACTTTTTTTTCCGTTGGTTCCTCACCATAAGACCCAGCGGCTTTTCTTACCGTAGGAGAAGCTTCTCCAAGTTCAGATTCAGTTACATACTTAGAGGTCTCTCCATTCAGCCATGACATGGCTTCTGCAACGGTTGTAGTTTCCTGAAATAATCCTTGAAATCCTTTGATTGGAGTATCTGGATTTTCGCAGGTTGTATACTCAAAAGTAGCGATGCTACTTAAGAGATCATACGCATATCCAGTCAGATCATTATAATAGGATCGTTCCTTCTCGAATACGTTCGCGTATTCCTCCTGATCTCGCTGCATCTCAAAAAGAGATAATACAGAATCTTCCGGAGACACATATTCTCGATAAAACATATCATTCGGTCTTTCCTGGACTTCGTTAATAGATCGAATCTGCTCCTGTAAAGAAGATGAAGAAAGATGCTGTATAACGGTTCGAAAATCTCGTGGCATCTGATTTACGGCTTCCACATAAACGGAATCGTTCATTAAAAGACCGCTTGCTGTCATTGCTTCAAATACCATTTTCCAATTATCCGCATTTTTACTTCCTCTTATAAGAAGAGATCCGATTTCATGTATCCGCTCCAAAATTTCTGGATCGGCATTTTCCTGCATCATTTCAAATGGTGCTAAGGACAAATAAACCATCGGATGGATGGTGATAGAAGCATCCATCTCCTCATTTCCAAACCGATTGGTAGAATATTCTAATAGCATTCTAAGATGGTTGGTTCCTTCAGATAAATCTTTTAGTTTAGACTCCAAGGACTCAAACATCTCAAGCTGATCAGGTTCCATTTCATTTCGATAAGTCTCCACATAGTCGTGAAGTTTCTCGTATTCTTCTGGATACGCGTGTACGCATTCCAGGATATGCTCTTTTCCAGTCACCTGATCCATGTAGTACTGATATCCATAGGTAGGTTCCGAAAAAATATATCTGGAGTTTTCCAGAAGGAAGGAAAGTGGTTGACCTTTATAAAGCTCGGAGTATTCTTTTGCACTCGCTTCTGAAAAATTCTTTTTCAACTCCTCATGCTGAATCCGAAGCTTCTTTGAAGGATTTGAATAAAGGATTTTCTCGTAATCCAAGGACATTTTATCCCTCCTTTTCTACTTAGATTAACTATTTGTTTTCATATGAAAAGCTAGAAAGAAAGGTAGTTTTGCCTCTCTCAGAAAAATCACGAACTGTCTTTTAAATGAATATGGGATAGGATTAATAACTATCCTATTATTTATGCAACTGAAATAATTTTTATGAAAGGTGGTATAAGTTATGGCAGCATTAGCAGCAGGACTTACCTTTTTAATGAACCAGAAATCTGGTGAAAGTATTACAGCTCTTTACCCAATTACCAAGACAGCAAACGTTCGTAACGACGACGGCACAACCCTCGTTGAGCTTCTTGCAGGTAAAGCAGCAGTAGAGCATGGAAACCATGTTCCGGAAGTTGAGACCGCAAATGACCTCAAATTCCTTCGTTGTGACAATAAGTGGGCTACTATTCAGGCAGCTTCCACAACCGTAGCCGGTGTTGTTCAGCTTTCCGATTCTGTAACACTGGATGACTCTACAAAAGCAGCTACACTTGCAGCTGTTAAGAAAGCTTACGATAAAGCAAATCATGAGCATCCGTACATCCCGCTTGTAAAAATGGGTGCAGCAAACGGTGTTGCAACTCTGGATGCTACAGGTCTTATCCCGGCAGCACAGCTTCCGTCCTTCGTTGATGATGTTCTTGAGGGCTTTATCAGCGCAGACAATAAGAAATTCACAACTGAAAAAGACGGCGGAGAAGAGATCAAAGCAGAGTCTGGTAAAATCTATGTAGATACTGAGTCCGGCAAGACTTACAGATGGTCTGGTACAGCTTATGTTGTAATTTCCGACTCTCTTGCACTTGGTATTACTGCATCTACAGCATTCCGTGGTGACTACGGTCAGATCGCTTATGAGCACTCTCAGGCAGCTCATGCACGTGTTGATGCTACACTGACAGAGAAATCTGATCAGAATGGTTATGTAAAGATTAACGGTACAGAGACTCTGGTTTATGCTCATCCAGGAACCGGCACAAACCCACATGGTACAACTAAGGCAGACCTTGGTCTGGACAAAGTTGAGAACATGACTCCTCGTGAAATCATCGAGAAGACTCTTACCAAAGAGGATGTTGAGAAGGTTATCGGTGGACCAATTGCTACAACAGCAATTGCTACAGAAGCCAACAACGGTCTGATGAGCATGGATCATGTTAAGAAACTTAACGCATGTATGCGTATCTACGTACAGGCAGCTACTCCGGCAGAGGATTGCCTGTGGTATAAAACTGAGGGAGAAGCTTAATTAAAGTTTAGCAGGACCCTCACAATATAGTAAGTAACTCGTTGTTAGTATATTTAGAAATTGTGTTTAAAGATTAATACAAGGACTAGATGTTGTGCAAACTGACAATTGAATACTGAAACCAAAAAAAGAACCAAGAGATTGAATCTCTTGGTTCTTTTTAACACTACGCCTGGAATAACTTAAATCCAACGATCACATCTGATCGAAGGGTCTTTACAATTCGTTCTCCTTTTGAAACTCTCGAACGAACCGGAATCTCATTTACCCCCACAGGATCATAGATATCTCCCCCTTTTTTACCGTATAACTTAATTTGATCGTTTTTCTTTGCAGAAATGACACCAATCAGTTGTTCGGTCGTATCCAAGGAAATAAGAGAAATGGATTTGCTTCCTTTCTCTGCTCTTGGGAAGTATTTTAATTCTGTCAACTTCATTTTACCAGAAGATGTAATGTATAGCAGATGTTTAATGGATGGATCGATTACATTTAGATCCGTTACATCTTCTTCCGTTGCCATATTGATAATCCGTTGTCCTTTTGCCGTCTTAGATGCTGGTTTAATAGAATCTATTGGTAATCGAAGACCATTTCCAAGATTCGTGCAAACGACAAGATCTAACGTGTTGTTTGGGATGACAATCACTTTCGCTAATTCGTCCCCTTCATTCAGGTTGATAATTCGTTGTTCTTTTCCGTCTTTTAACTTAAGGTCAGATAATTTCAGACGTTTTGCATAACCATTCTTCGTCACCGTCATAAGTTCCATTTCCGCCATCGTCATGGCTTCTTTTTTAGACGGTGCTTTTAACGTTGTAATGATTTCACCACTACCACCAAAGTAGCGTTTGATTTCTACTCCGATGTCATCCACTTTCATGTCTGGGATGGAAGACAATGGAATCTGAGAAATAATACCATCGGACGAGATCACATAGATGGAATCGCGATTTCCAGCTTTGAAGATCATAACGTTCCGATTATCCTTTCCAACTACCCCGATCGGCATTCCGGCTTTATACTTGATTTTCTTAATAAATCCGGATTTGGAAATTCCTACCAGATGTAAGGTATCTGGGATGTCTAATTCTTCATCCAAACGGATGACTCGGGATTTTCTCGGTGTTCCATATTTTCGAATGCCTTCTTCTAACTGATCAATAATGACATCATCTAGTTTCTCATCATTTGTGAGAATCTCGGTAATCTCTTTGATCTGCTTCTTGCATTCTTTTTTAATTTCTTTATACTCTACAGTCTTATCCTTATTAAACTGAGACAATCGCATATTTGCAATGGTATCGGCCTGTAAGGATGTAATTTCATACCGCTTCATAAGAGCCTTGATGGTATCTTCCTTATTAATCGAAGTCCGTGCAATTCTCATTGCTTCTTCTGCATTCTCTTTGCTAGAGCATAGCATAATGAGAACGTCTGTCTCATGTTCTTTTTCCATCATTCGGACCAATTTAAAATTGTACATCGAACGAAGACAATCTTTACGGAAAGAGATCCACTCTTTTAAGAGGGATTTGACCCCTAAGACATAGGGGACATAATTATCTACCACATGAATGCTTACCGCGTGTGGGTAACGCATTCCAGATTTGGTAGTCAACCATTTTACGACATCGTCTGTGTTCGTTTCTGGATTTAAAGTCAGGATAATATCGACTTGGGTTTCCGATGTATGGTTCGCAATGTCGATAATTTTTCCTTCCATCTCTCCGCCTTTCTTGCAATGCATGGCAAGATTTTTGATCCAATTTTTGGAATAGACGTTTAAAGGAAGAGACACAACCTCGATCGTATTGTGTACGGCGTCTACGATATAACGCCCTTGAACGGTCAAAGATCCTTTCCCGTTCTTATTGATTTCCTTAAACTGTCCAGTATCTACTATGTCTACTCCAAACGTGAAGTCTGGAATCAGCATAATTTTTGCATCGGGATTCTTAATCAATTTGATCGTTGCTTCTAAGACCTCCTGGATATTAAATGGAGGAATGTTCGATGCCAGTCCGATTCCAATACCACTGAATTGTGGATTGAATAAAACATGGGGATATTTTGCCGGTAAGTATTCCGGTTCCATGCCTTTGCCGTCGTATGACTCTCGCATAGGTACACAATAACTATCGAAATCATCAAAGAAGCAATCGATCGTATATTCTGGAAGATATGCTTCCAAGTAACGTTCAGCAGCGTGTTGTTCGCCGTTGATGTTACCATAGGCACCTTGAGCACCCACAGTACAAATGTTGTTACGAAATACCTGACCTTCTCCGCAAATCGTCTCGGCCACAGAAGTGTCTCCATGTGGATGGTATTTACCGATGGTATCACCTACCACACGACTAAGTTTATTTTTATTCTGCTTTAACTTCGCTAGAGTATCCGGTTTCGTATTTTGAGGACGTTTATTCAACTCCCAGAAAGCGTATAACATACGTCTTTTACCTGGTCGTAACCCGTCCTGTAAACTTGGCAAGATTCGATAGAGGTTCTTATTTGCTCCATAAATACAAGCAAATTCCTCTGCCGCAGTTGCCACATTAATCGTTGCTACATGGTCTTTATTGACCTGATCCATCAATGTATGGAAGAGCTTCGCATTGGTTTGCAGCACTCCATAATCGACTGCTTTGTTAATCGTTGACTTGTCTATCTTTGGTTCTTTTTTCTTAGCCATGATGTTCCATCCTCCTTAGTTATCCAAATCTTCTGGGTCAATGACATACTCTTCCATCATGCGTTTCCGCTGTTCTGCATACGCTTTCCGATCGGAAAGGAGCTTATTGAAAATCGCGGTTTCGCGTTCAATATCTTCAACGGTAAACTGAATGGACATTCTCGTATTGATATCCATTACAGTTTTTGCAAGTTCAGAGGCATTCATTTCACCAAGTCCTTTGAATCTTCCTCGGATGTCTGGCTCATAACGAGTCATGACCGATAAGAATTCCAACATTGTGACAAGTCGTTTCTCTCCTCCATTCTTATTCTGGATTTGTACACGATATCCATACATGTCATAGATGGGGAATAGATTTGCAGAATGTCTTAATAAATTTTCGTTGATCGCCAAACTACACAGATGTCCGTTTACAACACCTGTTAGAAGATTTCCGTGAATTTCTGTCTCCGGATAGAAGACCTGTAATTTACTCATGAATGCTTTGATGAACTTCTGATTGTTGAGGGTCTCATCTAAGACGTGGCTGGTAGTTGTTCCACTTACCCCTCCTACGATTCCAAGAAGTGATAGTACACACTCCATGAATCGTTCATCTAATTTTCCAGATGTTTCAGCGGCATAGGTAAGCCACTTTTTGTAGTTCTTCAAATCATCCAAGAAGCTATAAAGACCAGTTTTACTAAGAGATTCTTTGATAAGGGTCGTTTTCCCATATCCTGCACCTTGTAGTAAATCCACGTCATAGGCTTTTACTACATTTTTAAAGAAGATCTCTGTAATTTCTGATCTTCGTACCACGTACGTATCTTCTTTCTTTCCTTCATTGATTCGATATAGAGGAGCCATAACCTTATACAATTTACCAGCCTCGATAATAGGCCTCATGTACCGGTAAAAGAGCCCTAAGACACCCAACGTAATGTAGTATCCGTCTATATCGGAATCGCTAAAGATATTAATGCGTTCATACCATAATTTACTAAGATCAAACGTTGGTCCAATTCCACAACGCATAACCTTTACCAGTATTTTAATCTCCGGGTTCTCCATCAGTTCCGCAAACGTACATTTGTAAGGGTTCTTGGTTACACCTCGAAGTTGATAAAACGCCTGTGTGTCACGTCCACCCTTTATCATAGCAGAAGCAGATGACAGACCGGATGCGGCTGATTCTCCCTCTACAATAAAGAGCTCTCGAAATTCGTTCTTTCGTTTGTTGTTACATGGAATCAAGTTTTTAATGTCATACTGAGAGAAGGAATCAATTCGTTCGACTTTTGATGCTTCTTTCATTTTTTGCAGATCCACTCTTGCTTTTGCATTGGTTCGTACGATTTTTACGAACTCATCGAGAACCGATTTGTTCTCTTTAAAGAACTGATCAATGGAAAGGGTCAGTGCCTCTTTCAGATACGGGATCAGTTTCTTATTGTCGATCTTTTCCTTGACATTTCCAACAAATCCAACTTCTGCGTTGGTATTTAAATTCATGCAACAACACAATCCAGAACGAACATCATCCCAGGTTGGTTTGTATTTTTCCCACTGAGCCTCGGGCATGGCGTCTTTAACTGCACTGATAATATATCGGCAGAAAATCTCATCAAAGGTATCTTGATGAATTCCGCCTTGGGTTGTATGGGTAAAGTTGCAGTACGAATCATACTGCACAATATTCTCGGGAACATAGCAAGCAACCACCTCTAAGTCTAATGATCGGTTTACATCCTTCGTAATATTCTTTGGCTGACCTTTTTTGTCCAACTCTAAAGCCCGCGCGCGTTCAGACCAAGCGTTGGTTCCGTGAATATGAAGTCTGGAAGAATATTTTGTATTGGTTGTCAACTTCTCCATGATGTCTTCAAAGGGTCGATTTTTAATTTTTTCCCGATTTTTTAATTTGGTACCTTTCCATTCCTCTACCACGATATGAATATCGTGTTCGATTGGGATTAGATAGGACATCAGTCGAATCCATTCTAATACCTGTGGAAATGGAATGTGTGTGTTTGCTCCTAAATATTTAGGAGATGGAATAAAGCTGATAATACAGCCATGTTTCTTTTCACCCTTTTTGATTGGGTATTTCTCATCTACTATTTTCTTTCCATCTTTGAATTCAATGTAGTGACGAATCTTTTCTTTCTCTCTACATGATTCAATAGAAAAATAGGATGATAAAGCGTTCACTGCTGTGAGTCCTACTCATTCTTTCGAATGTAGACTATATTCTCATCTTTCCGGTTCTGTTACCAAATCAGAAAGTGCTATCCGTTTCGGTTTTACCCTACCTTTCGTCCTTAAAGGACCTACTCGCTTCGTGTAAGTATTTCAACTTACCTTATTTTCAAACCACCTGAATCATAAATTCATTTTGATATTTCTATCTACATGGTTGTCTAGCTTTCCCTAGTCGTTGAACTCATATCTTATCCTACTAAGATACTTCGTTGCGTCGATTATTCTAACTACAACCTTGATTACCATATCTCCGGAGTTACCCTTTGCCCCAAGTCTGTCACCACACTTGGTTGGTAGTTGTAGCCCTTTTAGAATTCCCCGCAATTAGGATAGTTTGTCCGATCTCTTACGAGATTTTGGGGCTAGTTTGTCAACCCGAACTCACCACTAGTTACACCACTCTGGTCTCTGAAAAATTTGGAACCAGACTGGATTTTTGTACAAAAGATGTCCATTGGATAATCTGCTTCAGGAAATCCACGTCCATCATCTTCACAAGTTAATTTATCTGATAACGAGTCATATGTGATCAATATATTCTGTCCAGGAGATTCTTTGTCCATGTCCTCATCGATAGAATTTTGGACAACCTCTCGTGTTAAGTGGAAAGCTCCTTCTGGACCGTACTGTTTGATATACAAGTTCGTTTTGGTCTGTATCTTAGATATATCATCTTCGATATAGAACATTTTTACGTCACTCATTATTTTCAACCTCACGTTCAATTATTTCCCGTCATTTGGGATTAAAAACTTGTTTATTCTAAAATAAAAGTATAACCCTTAACTACCCCTAAGACCGTGAGTTGAATGAAGGGTAAAAAGAAAGGATGAACACGATGGCTCATCCTTTCTCTAAGTACCCTTATATTATCTGGTACTCTCCCACTGTCCGTAATTGGATCCGGACTTGGAATCGTATCCATTACGACGCTGCTTCTTCTTTGCCTGGCGGGTCTTTGCATACATTTTATTCTCTTTCGCAATAATCTTCGGAAGGCGATCCAAAGTTAAAGTTGCCTGCTGTAAGACGTTTGCTGTTTTCTGATCACCCACACAAGATGCCTGCAAAGTCCATTTTGCTAACTCTACAACATCTGCTACTGGTTTTACCATAGTTGTCATTTCTTTTTTGGTTTTGCTGGTATATCTGAATCTCTTATGGCAGAGACGGCAAGTTGCAGTTCCATCGCTGTTGACAATCACACGGCTCTTCGGAACTCCGTTCTTTTTCAGGACATGATGCATACAGCCGCTCTTAATTTTCTTCTTCTGCTCTTTGTCTTTGTGTTTCAATTTCAGCTCGCCGCGCTTATTCAGGTTCTTGCAGATCTCTCTTGTCTGATCGTATACTTTGATCTGTGGTCTGTTGTTTTTCTTTTTACTCATGATATGAGTCCTCCTTAAAACTTATTTTGGTTTTTCTTTACCATTAAAATAATATATCGCCACACATAAAATTCTAATTTGATTTTATGCAGGTTAGTTTGGTAATGTTATTTTCATCTTTTCGTAAATTGAATACGTAGATGATATTTGCGCCTTTGATGACCTGGAGTGGTATCTTCACTCCCATCTGGGTAATGGCTCGCACCCGTTTTCCATGTGTATGCTCTCGTACCAATTCCAAGAGTTCATCCGGATCATGCAGGGTTTTTTCAGGAACCACAACTAAATCCAAATTATACATTCGAACCCGTTTCCTTAAAAAGGATTCATACTCCTTAGATACGAAATATACCGATGTAATAAACGTATTCGGCTTCACAACACATTTGAAACCTAGTAAGGATTCTTCGGAAGCTTTGGATTCCTGAATGCGTTCTACAATTCTATTTTTTTCTTCCGGATCTTTCACTCCAACGAATTTGGTTTGCAGGTGGGTATCCGTTAAATTTTTGAATTCAACGGTAATTTCTTTAGAAGCATCTTTCTTCCTATCATAGACATCCAGTGTCAACAAAATCCGATTTCCAACTTGTTGCATCTGATCTCGAGTGAGAACGACTGCGCAACCTTGATAGTATCCTTTGCGATGATACGTTGCCAAGATCTGATAGTCTGTATGAAAATCTACGATTTTATAATTCTTCATCACGGTTATGTAGACAATGATCTGTTCCGACTGATCCTTATATTTCGTTGGGTCAATCTTCCGTAAAATCGGATTCATGTTGCTGGTATTATTTCTCCAGCGTTTTTCTGGAACGTTTGGATCATTCTCAAATTCATAACATTGGATCGTATCAGTCCCCCACTGATACTGTAACTCTTCTGGAACACCAAAATCCTTTGAGAGGCGGATCCTCTGTTGCAAATCCGCCTTCTCATAGAAATAAAACCCACCATCTTCGATGAGTTTCCATTTATCTGGTACGTGTCTATGATCTCCTAAAACTACGTTGTAAAGCATGTTGTCTGTCCCCTTTGATTTTTATTTGTTTCTGCCAGTCCAAATCTAATTACAGGTATTTTTCAATACTTGCATCGTTTAACAGCATAGCTTTAATGGATGCCACGATATGTGCATATTCATTCTCTCCAAGTGTGGATAAAGAATATCTACGATTGGAATCTTTGCCGCGTTTCTCATCTCTACGACGAGCATCAATGTACCAGCCAAGAATGTCATCGATATCACTTCGATCCATATCTTCCATCGTACTGAATACCCAGTTGGTTACATCCATATAGAACTTTTTCTGTTTGTCATCCAGGGAACCATACTTTTCTTTTCTTTCCAGAAGCGCATACAGAATAAACTTATTCCATGCATCCTCTGGAATCATGGTCTTCATGATTTTATCAAACGGAATCTCTTTTTCCTTTGCTGCATCATACAACACATCAAAGAAAGAATAGATTCTAAAATTGCTGGAGAAGTTAAGAATTTCATCACATGGAATGACACATCTTAAATTAAATGCCACCTGCTCATCGATGCCGGCTTTCACCAGTTTTCTTACTTTCTTTTCCAGAATCACGCTAATCAGTTCATAATACGTATCTAATGGAATAATTTCACTTGATCCACCTGCTGCACGATGCTTTTCATTTTCAACAGAGGAAGTGCGAATAATCTCTCTTAAATAAATCGGAAGATACTGCTGGTTACGGTATTCTTCTCCCTTTTTAATCTTTTTAAGAAGTCGCTCACAGAACCACTGATCTCTGAATTTATCCATGATACCCTGTGCAAGCTTCTTACTGAGTTCATCCTGCTTATATCCTTCACGAAGCATCCAGTACATTGCAGATGGGAACTTCTCCATCAGGGCTGCAAAATAATCTTTCTTTGCATCTTTCTTTCCATCCCAATCAGAATCCTTCTTATTCTTTTTCCAGTATCTTTTGAAGGTGTACATGGAAAAGAGTTCGGCATCTTTCATTACTTCTTCTCTGCGTGAATTGTTTTTGTTCTTACTCATGATATGAGTCCTCCTTTGATTTTGTTATTATTTTTTTTTGCTCATTTGAGGTTAAACGAATGTGAGATCTCCGATAAGTTATTATCGAAGACCTCACATAAATAGAGTATTACTTATACTCCAAAATCCTTAAAGAGTGCTTCGAGATTGACTTCAGTTGCTTCCCCACTTTTATTATCTCTTGTGGTATTCGAACGAACCATCTTGCCGAGTACACCAATTTTCTGATCGTCAAGTGCACTTTCTTCTTCCTGGATGCGCTGACGCTCTTCAATTTCCTCAATACGCTCGGTTACTTTTAAGATCTTATCATTTACCGGAGACAGTCCAGTCATAATAAGATAGATGGAGTTCGGTTGCTTACGGTCGTCATTAATCGCAATGTGTAAATATTCATTTACTGGTTCACCGATTAACTCATGAACTCTCGGGATATGAGTATTGAACTCATCTAAGAACTGCTCAGAGAGATTGATAATCAGACCGGTTGCCATGACTTTCTGATCTCTTTGCAGTTCCATATGAGCATTGGTTTTAATGGCTTTGATCATACGTTCCTCTAAGGAAGCCTGGTCTAAGTCTTTTTCTTTTACATCTTCTACACGAGCAACAACAATACGTCTTGGTGCTGAGATCAGACGTAAGCCATCCTCGGTATCGATGGAATCGAACTTGGTTGGGCGGTTGTAGTATCCCATCAAAACTTTGATGTCTTCTACCACCTCATGATTGACATGCTCCATCATTTTATAAGAAGCCATGTTACTGAAGTTGTCATTGTCATACAGCATATAATGCACGTTTGGCATGTTGTTGTATAACTCTTTTAAATACTCCAGGGTGTTTACCTGTGCGGTAAGTGCCTCAGACTCTACTGGTCCAATACCAATTAAAATGAATAAGGTATCGACATATACCTGTGACAACGCACTAAGTAACAACGGGGTAACTCCTGATCCAGTTCCACCGCCTGTAGATCCACAGATGAAAACCACTTCCAGACCGGAACAGAAATCATTCATATCTTTATCCTGCATCAGATTCATGATAGAATCTTTCAGGTAACTTTTTGCCAGCGTACGGTTTTTTCCAGCCCCCTGGCTATCTCCTTTTTCATCCGTTATTAGAAATCGTTTAATTCCCTCTGGAATGGTATCCAAATCTTTTTCGGATGAATTGATTGCAATAACTGGGATTTCTAAATTTTCCTGACACAGCGCTGCAATCTGATTTCCGGTGTTTCCTACACCAATAAATCCTACTTTCAGCATGTTACTTCTCCTTTCACTTCATCTATTTTTTGCGTGAATGATTACCGATCTATGTATTAGACATTCTAATCGGCAAAAAAATAATGTATAAGCATCAAGAGAAAGTGGTTTTTGGCCACTTTCTCTTAAGAGTGCCTAACATCTTGTTGATGCTACAGCAAGAAATCAACTACCATAGACACGGTAGATGATATTGAGATCTTTATTCAATACCAGAAATTCCACTGGGATATTGAGTTTGGAGAAAAGTCGCACATCTCGGTAATCCCCATCGATATCAGAATCACCAGTACGATAAAATTCACCACTATAAAGAGCCAACGTGTTAATACGGGTACGGTCTTTCTGCTCCAAGTTGATGAACCACTCTTTTACATCTTTCTTACTGATACGAAGGAACATCTCGGTGAAGGTTTCTACTGCATTCATTCCCGTATTATTTTCCCACACATCTGCAGAAGATACCAAAGTCTCTTTTTCATATTCTTCGCCAGTCTTCCAAATATGTTTGATCTGTGCCGGCTGTTCAAAGCGTTTCAGATAGTATCCAGTTGTACCATCACTGGATGCCTTTTTTCCAAAATAAGATTTTCTCTCAAGTTCTGTCAACTGAGCTGCGGTATAACGAAATGGTACCATGGTACCACGAAGAGTCAAACCGTCAGAACTTACTTTTGCAATCTCAATAGACTTCTCACGATAGTCCGTTGGATGTACGGTAATATCGTTCTCTGCAGTTCCTGTAATACCAACTCCAAAGAGCCATACTTTATTTCCAGTACGATACAGAATCTTTTTCTTTCCGGTTGGTGTATCGTAATCATCAGTCGGTGCCAGAGAATCTGGATGACCGATACCGGTCTCGGAATACAAAGTCGGAATCTGAATCTGATCACATTTTTCTCCAAAGATATTCTCCATGGTATACTGAACACCGCCAAGTACCACCATGTTTTCTTCATGCCATGCAATATCTGTCAGTGTGGACTTTCCGTACGGAGACTGTGCTCTCACAAAATCTCCAAATCCACCAATGACTTCCGTTCTTGCCCACATACCATGTGGTTTTGCCTGTGGACCATTACTATTCGCATAAACAAGTTTATCTTCGAAATGTAATTTATCTTTAATCATCATATGAACGGTAAAATCTTTCGGTTCTTGATTTTTAGTAATTGCTTCCATTTCTTTCTCCTTTCTAAAAGGGTCTCTTAGTTACATTGTTTTTTGGACTAGTCGCTATACCATTTCGCAATAACTTTATCCGTAAGTTTTAAAGCGTCTGTTCCATATACATCGGCTTCAATATGAGCCGTGTCGTATAATTTGAAGCTGTCTTCATTCTTATCTCCAGCCTGCAAGTATTTCTCTACATGAAATGCGACATCTCCTCCAAACAACAGATCAACACGATCGATACAATACAAGTATGCCACCAATGTCAACATGTCTCGTAAGCAGAGCGTATCTTTTTCACGATACTCTGCAATAATTCGAGATACAACATCAGACAACTTCATATTATAATGCTCTCGGACTTGAATCAACTTCCTCATATAAGGAATTTCATCAAAGAGTCGTAAGATGTTTTCGTTTTTGAAATCGCAGATAAAAATGATATCAAGACCAAGTAAATCCACGGTTAGAGATTTAAAGAATTTGATCATCTTTATTAAAAGCGCTTCCAGTGGAGTCTCGGTATCATTTCTGAGATATAGCATATCAATGTCCTCGATGTATTCTTCCATCTTGAAAATAACATGATCGATGTAATAATACAGCATATTCTCATTTACAATGATATCTTGATTTCCAGTATTTAATGTATCGTAGGAAATCTGTATTTCTCCAAGCCGGATCTTTTCATTAAACTGCTCCAACGTAAACGTATCTTTGTCCAGTTTATTTTCTTCTACATATTTCAAGTATTGCGTTTCCAAATCAACTTTAAACAACGAAGCATAGAGTTTCGGATTAATGTGATAGAGATACTCAAAATAAGTAAATGCAGTTCTTCCTGGTCGTCCATCCCCATTTCCAGAATCTTCTTCTTGATAAATCGTAAAGATACTTTTCATTTCTCGTGCATAATATGCAGTTCGATAAAAATTCTTGAGTGCTTCATATTCTGCTCGATTATCGGTTTCGGATAACTTGTAAGAGATCCAATCGGATAATCCTCGAATATTTTTGAACATCTGATTGAATACTTTTACTTTCTCCTCATTGGAAACCCCAGAATTGATCGATAAAATTGACAGATAGTCCTGAAATTTTTTAGAATCTCCTTCATTTAAAGTATCCATCACATCTTGTAATACTTTTTGTCCTTCTTTGTTTCCAGGACGAAGTAAATCAAAGTCAAATCCAAATGCATCTACGACAAAATCCTGATTGTCTACTTCTTGCATATACTGGATTACGTCCAGGACCTGTGTCGGGATCGCAATAATTTCTCCCTTTAAATGATGCTTTTTACAGAATAAGCATTCCAGTAAAATGACACAATCAAAAAGTGTTACTTTTAAATCTGGATCGATCTTGGGTAGAGTAAACGTAACCGTTGCCATCTCTTTTCGAAATTGCATCAGCATCTTTAACACCAGAATACACTCATACATCATCTCGGTCATTGAGTAGTTGATACCAAGGCTGATGTATTTCGTCTCCACATAATTAAATTGGGTTTCCCATAATTCCTTATAGAGTTTCGAATCCTCCCACCAGAATGGATCACCTGTTGTAATACTTTCATAGCTTTCCCGATTGGTATTGGAATAGAAGGATTCAATGAAATTATCATCATTCAATTCCAGTTTCTGAAAGAATACGTCATACATACTTTCATAATCTGGAACGGTATCAATTTCTCCCGTGTCGTTGTTAAACTTTTCTTTTTGCGCCATAATCGGAGCACCATAAATATCATACTTCTGCATCTTACAGAGATAATATTTATAAATGCTAATACGAGAAAATGATAAGAGGTCACAAATATCAAACAGACACTGATTGGTTGCTTTATTTTGAATCAGGAGATTTAAGTTCTGTACAATTTCTTTTTGCTGTACTTCATCAATACTCATATCATATGGAACCCCATAGGCTTCATATAACATTCGCACACCTTGATCGCGGAAAAATTCTCGATTAATTCCAAGTGGCATAGCACGCATCACAAGATGCCAAATTGTCATAATCATAATACACATCCCAATGAAGTTATCGTAATACTCAATAACTTTGCGATGTTCTCTTTGATAAATGACCGTCATGAAATACAAGCGGCATTCTTCATAAATCCGATTGAATTCTTCATATTCAATGGATTTTAACACACCTTGATTCATGTATAAAATTTCAAAGTTCTTAGCTTTTCTAGCAAGCTCAATACTAATTCTTCTGGAACCGATGTATTTGATATACTCATCGTATGGATGCTCTTCATATAATTTGTCTAATACCCCAAGTCCTTCCAAGGCATAGATAAAATAATCTCCTCGACCTGGAGTAATCTTATTATAGTAATCTTGAATTTTATGGATCGGGATATCTGAATTAATTCCATAGGTTCTGGCAATATCTTCTGGTACGTAGTACCAAAGCTCTGGACCTCGATCCAAAGGAGGATATCCATTTAAACATCGGTAATATTCATTTTGCTCTTCGAAATCATCAATGACATTTTGTCTACGTACTTGCATAAGTCCCTCACGATACATTTGTGGGACTTCCGTATATCGTCCTTGCCGAATTAAATCTAACAAAATAATGGAATGCTCAAATCCAGCGGCTTTCACATCATCGATAGTATAATCCGTATAAGAAAAATAACTGTCTTTCTTATTTATTGCTGCGATATATTGATCTGCCAGGGCTTTCGTCTCCATGGTTTCATACATCTCTGCTTTTACCTGAAACTTAATCACGACCTGATTTAAAATACGTGTAAAGTCATCATATAAATTTTCCAGAGGGTTCGTGTTGTCAAGATCAACGTTTGACATAAATTTTCACCACCTTCTTTTACTTTCCGTTTAAATAATTGTGCCAGAATCTGATTCTGATAATGAATTATGATTCTAACTGTATAGTAATGTGGCCGGTAAATCAGTGTTGATAACGTAAGACATGGTATGACATTTGTAACTTATCGCAAAGAAGACGTATATCAACATCACTCTTTATAGTCATCTTTGTAAGCTCCTTATAAAACTTATATACGAAATTTGGGGTGTCTTAGATTGCGTGATCTAAGAGCACAAATCTGAAATTTCAAACAAAGACGGATGAACGTGATTGACCGTCGCTGACATGGTAAACTAATTCTTTTGTACGTACCTGATTGGTCACATCAATAAAACATGATTAAATGGTATAATGTACCTGGTGCTATAGGAAGGGCACCAGGTACATTAATACCCATCTATAAAAAAATATCCAAAAAAAGACAATTACATAGAGGTGAGATAAAAAAATCCAGGGGAGTACAATGACTCCCCAAGACTTTAATTTAAGTATGAAGGATAAGCGTCTTCATTGGACCGACGGCACTCATCCAAGAACTGATTATATGCGTCAGTTCCTTCTTCATACTTCATACCAACGGTGTTAAGAATTTTACTAATGGTGTTAAAATTAGCAGTTCTTATTAACATTGGTACATGCTTTACAAGGAAAGCATTAGTTGCAGATGTCATAATTCTCACCTCCTTTTTATTATAGATTCATAAAAATGATATATCAATACAAAGAATACAATTTATTAGAGGTGGGAATAATCCTGAGAAACGTTGATTCTCAAAAAAAATAACGGGAAGTGGTGATTCCCATTATTTTCCGCATACAATTAATATGCTAAAGTTGCATCGTTGGTGCAAGCTGATAAATACTCTCCCAAATCTTGGGTAGTAATATCAACACCACGATGCTCACATGAGTGTATCAATCGCTGAGCGATTTTCATACTCTCATATGGATTCGATGAGGTAACGCCTGATCGTATCCCATTCATCAAAATCTTATGAGTTAGTGATGACATAATTCTCACCTCCTTTTCATTATAGATTCATAAAAATGATATATTAATACAAAGAATACAATTTACTAGGATTAAATTACTTGAACCCGATGAGTTCAAATCTGCATACATTTCCCATTTAATCCTTTTAACAACAAATTTACAGTTAAATTGAATTACTCATTGTAAGAAGAGAGGAGATAAATCTCCTCTCTTCTTACCTTTTATCTATGGCACATTTCTCTAACAATGAAAGGAGAGATACGAATGCCAAAATCTTTACCCGATATTATTTATAAACAAGAACGAAATGGAACAGCAGTAGTAGACTCTGATCAAGCATATTATGAACTTCCTTTTACAAAGAGCAAAGAGTATTTTGATAGCATTGCAAACTGGACAAATTTTGTAAAAGGTGTAGAACGTCTAGTACGCCAAAGTGATAAATATAGCAAATACATTTCATATTTAAAAAAAGAATGTAAACTCAATCGTTGCATGGTACTTAAAGATGTAACGGATGATGATGCAGATATTGAAATGCATCATGGTCCGATTCTAACGTTGTTTGATGTATGTGCAATTGTAACAGAATATTTTATACTAAAGCAGTGGAAAACAACTACTTTTCGTGTAGCCAAACAGGTACTTCAAGATCATCATGATAATATGGTACAGGTGGTGATGCTCAGTTCCACCGTACACGAAGAAGTGCACGCACATAATATCTTCATCAACTATCACCAGGCGTGGGGAGATTTAAATAAATTCATTGACAAGTATCGTGCTGCAATCGGTATGGACTACCGGTATAAGATCAATCAGTATTTAGAGAAATGCCTACTAAACGATACTGATGATCATGAAATCTTGTCTCTTAGTCAGAGTTTATTCAAAGATATAAAAAAAGACAAATAGACAAAAAAAGGAAGTCGAATCACTCGACTTCCTTTTTCTTTATTCTTCTACCCGGAGTAATGTCTCCAGGTGTAACCCTGGATACAGGTGGGAAGAAGCATATTCAAATGTACTTCCCAGCTCCGGATTGCTCTCAGCTAAGCGATGAGCGATAGACTCAACGCTATTGTAGCTGAGATCTCTCTCATCTTCTGAGAGAGAATTTCTCATGCTCTGGGCGATACTATATAAAGTATCACCCGACTGTACAGTGCAACTTGTGGCCTGATAGCTCCAGGTTACACTTGGGGCTTCATTAGCTGAAGCCTCAATGGCGGCGTTAGCTCCAATCAACGCCACCATCATAGTTGCAAGAATGGAAACAAAGATTGCCATTCTCTTTTTCAGAATGGCAATCTTCTTTGCTCTGATGATCATCTCCTTTCTTGCATTTTTTTCTTTCTGTGTATAAGTCATTCTATTATTCATTGACTTATACCTCCTTTCTTTAGTATAATATTTTAAGGCTGTACGTACTTACAACCTTGAATTCACAAAAATCATATATCAATATCCAATATTACTTTGCAGATGAGACACTTCTTTAAAAACCTTAAAGGAGGATGTATCATGGTACATAACTTTTACGAGAATAACCCTTTATTTATAATCGGAATTATATTAATCGGATTTGCCGTTATTATATCAATTTTACAATTATTGGCCGCTATCAAGGTCCATATCAATGCAAAAACTGTTGCAAAGCAAAAAGAATTAGAGTGGATGATGAGTCCGGAGAACCCAGCGAATCAACGGATTGAACCCTTGTACTTAAGAATAGAAGGGACGAAACGATTATTAGATTTAGCAAATGATATGATCGCAGAAGAGATAGCTGCAACTGTATTTAGCTATCAAGCAATTAATAAAGAATATCCTGTCCAGAGAATAGACGATGACATAAAGAAAGTTACCGAAACGGTATTAAACGGATTAAAGACTACGAATCTATTAGATTCTGGTATTGTTATTACTGCAGAATTTTTAGCAGCTAGTATTACAAAAATTTCAACTCAAGTATTAATTGATCAGGTGAGAGCCTATAACTCAAATATTCGACTCTCTAATATGCAAACAGATCCTGAGCAATAGATAGAACCAAGGAACTTTATCAGTTCCTTGGTTCTTCTGGCTTTTCACTCAAGCCGTAATACCTTAGATATTAGATATGGAAACTATCAATAGGTCTCAAGTTTTCTCAACACCTATTGCGATGGACAAGTAACATACTCGCCTAATTAAATGTTAGCTCTCTAATGGAGTTGCATCTACATTATAACTCCAAATAGACTGATGAATGGCACGAATGACATAAGCATCATACATGGAATTGTGTTTCATTCCCTGTGGTACTTCTTTGGTATGAGAAGCGTATTCGTCACGATCCATATTAAACGCATCATAATATGGATTGAATGCATATTCCGGACCAGAAATAGAAGCATTCTTTTCTTCTGCATAAGAACGAGCCAGATTTGCAAGATCCATATTGATATCGACACAGCATGGCGGGATCCACTCCGGCATTTGGCGTGCATTCTTCCAAAGAAGATCAACAAGAAGCATCATATCATAGTGGCACACATCAGATACAAACTGAATACCACAGTTGCTGTGTTTATGGACCGCATCCAGCCAAATCAAAAGATTCTGACGAATTTCTTTACAGGTACCCCGCATGGTCCAATGATCCCCTGTTAAAACTGTTGGAGGGTTTACCATTTTCTTTAATACGTTTGCAAATACCCAATCGGTAATTTCGCTCATATTATAATCGGTAAATTCCGCATAAAAAGAATGCCCTTCTGCATCACAAAGACCGATGGATAACAGCTGCGCGTCTCTCTCTAATTTTGTAAATTCACAGTCAAAATACACATACATTTTTGGATCGATGACTAATTTTTTATCCCCATCATCTGTTACAGTTTCCGTTGCCGGTTCCGCAGAATTTACATTAACAGTTTCGATGACGGTATTCACTTCATCTGTTGGAGCGCCGTCATCTACAAATACATTGACACCATTAATATTTTGAATCATGTGTCAGTCCTCCTTCTTTATTATTAGATCATTGTGTTTCCAACGATAAAAAAAGAAGGGCTTTTATGCCCTTCTTTCTATAACTGCACATATTTATTTTTTCGATATGGAAGAGATTCGTAATCCGCACCACATGTTACACAGTGGTAGGTTTTCTTAAACCATTTCTCTTTAGACCACCATCGTTCTATTTCAACTTCATTTTCAATAATTCCTCTTCGGAAATATACCTCTTCGGTTTCTCCAGCACGTCTCATTTCATGCTGGTCGGATCCAAATTTTTGTTGCGCGGTCCCAGCCTGTAACGCATTCATATATGCGTCGTAGCGATTCGAGTAAAAGCTATTATAATATCGCTCCATACAAAATGGACAAGACATAGTTGCGAGTGTACGAAGTCTCTCTTCTGTCACCATCCCCTTTGTCAAATTTTCCATTTCAGATTGTGGCATTTTTCTATATCGTCCACGCATACAACGTGTTTTTAAATCTTTGGATGGGGCATAAATTAATTTAAATGGTACTTTCATAGTTTCCTCCTTACATAAATCCAACAGCAATTTGTTCTTTCTCTAATAGGTCATATGCATCCTCTGTGATGACACCTGGTTTCACATAAATTGAATCGATACGTTTATAATATGGACGCCTATACTGTTCCTCGATGATCTCTCTTGCACGCTCAGCATCAAGACGTGGCTCTTTAAAAATCAAAAATCTATTCACAATTGCGCTCATAAAGAAAGCCTCCTTTTGTACAACTTATAATTTATATCGAACTAGATTAATCGCCCATGGACAAAATGTATTAATTTTCCCTTTATCAAGAGCATCAATTGCTTCGTTGAGTATTCCAACAGAATCCAAAGTATCAATATTTGGTTTTCGAAACATAATTTGAAAATCTGAAGATTCAGGATCAAATATTCGCTTCATGTCACCCATCATTTTCTCTTTGTTTGGTTTTCCGTCTTCAAATAGATTATCAAGACTCATGGATAAATTATATCGTACCATTCTTCGATGAATAACTGGTCGCATGACTTTTAAATAGTCAAATAAGTATGCCATATAATAATCATACACTTTCAGATATTCCTCTGGTGAACACGAACGATCCTCATTGTCATGTTTGCTTGCATAATGCTCAATCACATACGGAATCCCTTGTGTCAACAAATCATATGCAGCTCCTCTTTCTAATAGTCCGAGATCCTCATACAAAGTTTGCCAGTATCTACGAATAATAATTGGAGTATAATGCTGCAATTCTCCAGATCCATAGAAATTTAAATATAAATCTTCAGCAGGTGTTGAGTCTTTGTCCGTTATTGCCTGTTCAATCTCTTTACAAATTGAAATGTCCGGAACTACATCCTGTATCAAATCATCAATATTAAATTCCGGATAAGCTTTTTGAACACGAGTCATGAATCTTATCTCTGCCGATAAAACTTTATCCTGGAGTATACTCTCAAATTCTTCATACTCATTATAATGCCCATATGCTAAATGTACATTTTTATCACTCTCTTTTCCTGTAATTTCTGAAACAAAGTGCTCTTGCTCATTCCGGCGATCCATGAAAAATGTACGTACAATAGATTCCAGATATTTTTCGCGTTTTGAATCCATGGCGTAATGATACGTATTTACGTTGTACAGTGCTTCTTTTGATCCATCTTTTTCTGATCCTTCATAGTCTATGGCAATATTTTTAATGTATGGGATTGGGGCAGGTAATGCTTTTAATAAAATCGCATCAATATACCTCCACCAGGCACGAGTAATATCACTATACACATCCATTTGACGTTCCTCCTTCCTTCTGTTGTATTCGTACGAAAAATAAGGGCATGGATTGTACGGAGGTTGGAATATTCATATCTTGATAGTCTTTACAACGACCAAGTATGGAAATTAGGTAATTTCCTGGTTTTGCATTTGCTTTTTTATATGCTTTTTGTACATTTGTCATAAACTTATCTGAGGTATTTATGGCAAGGACACGTTCATTTCCAAAATGCATTAAGATCTCCAGCATCTCTTCATAATATGGCCGAAATGTATCAAGGTACAACTTCACGTTTGCATATTCTTTTGTGTCTTTAAACTGTAGCAGGAAATTATCCGGATTACTGAGCGCATAATAAAGATCATCAATTTCCCATAAGTGTACGCGTTTATAATACTCAATCATACTCTTATTTATTTCATAAATTATTTTTAAATAGTCAGATTTATATAGTCCAACATATTTTCGTCTGGTCGTAAGTTTCGGACTGATTTCTAAATACATTGTATACCGTGTAATGATATCTGCCATGTTTTCACCACTAAATCGTATCGTATTCAAATACTGACTCGTAGCCTCTATCATACGTTCCATCAAATTATAAATTCGTCGATTCGATGCCATACGATCAACGGAGAAAACTGCTGACATGTCTATATTTTTAGAATCATAACTAAACTTGGAATATCGTTCCCTCAAGTAAATTAAATGAGAATCCTTTATCTGATTCTTTAAAGATCCTTCTAAAGCTAAAGAGGTCATAGCATTTCCAAGATCATCCCATTTCAATACATCTCGTTCCACATCTGTTTTTGTTTCATAGCAATACCGTTGTACATAAAATGGTACTCCAACTATAATAAATTCATCTAATCGATTTTCAAATCCACTCAACAGAGGAACGATATGATAGTCCTTCAATAAATATTTCCAATTGTACTCCATCTCTTTATGGAATACTTTATAGAAATTCTTTTCCTCATCGGTATTCATTTATATCCTCTCCTATATAACAATTTTTGCTAACATACAAAGCAAATTGTAATTATAGCGAATATCTAACTCGTCTTTATTGTCTTCCCAGTAATCGTCTGCAAGTTCTTCTCGCAATGTACGATAATTAGAATTCGCATTAAACTCCCTGTAATAATCAATCGGGAGCATCAAATTTTTGTACTGATCAATCGTTCGTCTCAGGAATCGAATCGTATCTTCCACATTTCCAGATTCCATTTTACGAAAAAATGTAGCATAGAATTCCAGCATCCCATTTGTATGTAACGGGACTTTCGTATCATTGATTCCCTTGACATCAATTTGATCTGGGGATCGGTAAAACAATTCGATTTTTTGTTTTCCTACCCGTAAAAATGACGTATACGTATTCTTAGGTCGAAATTCAATGTAATTGCTTAGTTTTGTCACATTACAGGTTCGAGTCGTAAAAATTGCATCCTTTCGAATATCAATAATCTCGATATCTTCAAGATCATTTAAATAATAAAACTTTTCTCGCACCGATGAAAATGCTTGTTTTTTTGCTTCTACAAGTTTTTTATCTTTCCGCTCAATTTGTCCAATGATAACATCTTGCTCATATTTGGTTCTATGATTTTCGATTTTTTGAATCGTTTCTGCTGGAAGTAATTGATACTCTTTGATTAAAGACAACCCAGCTCGTTTCATATCATACTCAATAATCGTACGATTAAAAAGATAAGGGATCGTGGAATTTGACCACGTATCCCTTGCTGCAAGCTCAACTGCTTTCATTCTTTTTTTCCTCGTTTCTTTCCATCTCGATATAACCACTTATCGCAAGTCGCAATATCTTCCTCACAGATTGCATTACAATCCGTTTTGTTGCATTCACTACAGCAAATATAATATCCATTCGGACAATCTTTTTTACAAACCGTTTTACGATCTCCTCTTGGATAATTCTCATGTACGTAATTATCGGTAAACGATTCGTTACGAATACAGGTCTTACACTTCTTTTTACCACGATCGTGTTCTCCCCAATCACAGAGGAAACAATCATCATTCACGGATTTTTCCAGATTAAATAATTCATTCACGAAATTTTGAACGAATGCGTCCAAATCAATAAAATCATATGCTTCCTTGATGGATGTGTTTCGATCTACGAATACATAACTAGTAGCCTTACCTTCTCTGGATTTTACTAATTTCTCAGCAATTTCATGAAAATTTCCATGTTCTAATTCTTCCTTTGAAAGAACTTCTTCGCGTTCCACTTTTGAAAAGTTTAAGGTTTGAAATTCTGGAAGGCTTTGTAAGAAGTCATCAAACCACATGTAAACGGTATTATATGCTTCTTGATCACTTAATACCGCAAATGCTAATCGTTGATTATCATTCAAGTTTTGCCCTTGAATAAAAGAAAGTAACTTATCTCGTACCAATGGGATAAGCTCTCCTCCACGATATGGATTACTTGCAGGAGCCATCTCATACATGATTCCTGCAAATGCTTTCATAATCATTCGAATTGAAAATGTTTTATATTTATCTGCTCTCATACTACTCTACCCCTCTCATCCAGCGTACAGGTGTTGATGATAACTCTGGGAATCGAATTGAGATATACATATCAATCAATTCCTCTTTACTTTCATCAGATGTATAGTATCCTAGTTCATCTAATTTTTTCTTTAGTTTCTTTTTTGGCCATTCTGTTTTAATCTTATGAAGAAGCTCTGCTTTTCCTTCCGTTGATTTTTGATATTTTTCTTTTGTCTGCTTTCGAATCGGCTCAACGATCGAAAGAACTTCTTCCGGGTCATATTTACAAGGTTTTTCTTTTCCTTTGATATATCGCTTATAGTCATACATTGGGTATTTTAAATTAGTCATTACATAATGTGCTAATTCACGAATATATCCTGAAGAAAATCCGTCACTCGTTGTTAAAAATATGATATTGTATCCTTCCACCAGAGAACCCCAAACATATTCTGCTAACGTTTCCAATGTTTTCGGCTCTCGTTTTAACATAAGCTCATATTGAATACGCAAATCTTTCTCGTTATCCGCATACAAGACATCTGCTGTAGGATAAAAGAGTCTGGGTGCATAATTAATTGTGGCATACTTCTTTTTATTCCGAACATGAATATCAAAAGTTGTCACAACGTAATATGCATCCAGAATCCTCCAATCTTCCTCTCGTTCTAAATATGTGGTGAGAAAGGTTTTGCTATCCATATAGAATAGCATACCCATTCCTCCTTCTCATTTATTTACGAACGACTGGTATTACCATACTTTTCTTAGTTCCATTTGGTTCTGATGTGGTGTTACTCGGTCTTGCTCCGCATTTCAGAAGTGCTTCTCTCATTGCATTTGAACCAACATCTTCACTTCGTGGCTCTGGTCTTACATCTACTGCTGGTACACTCTCTACATTTGGAACGATAGGTTTTGGTTCCGTAACAGTTGTTGATGTCAGCTTTGCAGAACCATCCTTATTTTGTACTACACTCATTGCTCCTGTTACATTCTGTTTCATCCGAGATGCAAGTTCTTCCTTTGAAAGAATTTCTTCCTGATTCTCTTTTGCAGTTGCTACATACCGATCATACAGCTGCTCAGTCAAATCATCTACGGTGTCCTCAACAGTCTGTGGTTCTGTAAGATACTGAGAATAATCTGTCTGATCTTCTGCATATCCAGACGCCTGCGCACTCAGTGCATCCATCGGATCCTCTTCCTCTTCATCGTCTTCTGAAGCAGTATCTACAATTCCATTCTCAGGAAGTACTGCATATGAAATGTCCTCATCTTCATCATAATCATCTTCAGTTTCATCCACAATTTCAAGGATATCAAAGACAAGATCTCGAATCTGATCGTAATCATCAATGGAGAAGATGCCATCTAAATCTTCGAATGTAAATTCTTCTTTGCCGACTTCAGTTTTTCTATGACGATGAACCAGTTCTGTAAATTCAATAATCTGGTTATATGCTGGATGTGTACTTCCATCTGGCATTTTCTTAGATGCAAAACGGAACGCCTGCATATATTCCGGAAGATGTCTTGCGAAAATCTCTCGGTCATTTTGAATCGTAGCACAAATATTACAATATACGATAAATTCCGCAAGGATTCCTCGATAACTGGAATTTAATTCCGGATAAAAGAGCTCGGAATTTGTAAATCCAACCGCAGCATGCTTTACATAATTATTAAACTTTCTCTGCTCAGATGCTGGAATATGATATGCATAAATCATTGGCTCCATTCTATCATCATTATCATGATCATCCATCACGAACTGGAAATTCTTAGTATCTAAATACCTTACAGTTTTAAATGCTTCTAAGAATTCTGGTACGGTATAAACTGCTGCTGGATGCTTGGATGAAACAATGTATGTCCAAAGTCCTCTCTGAGTTTCTGCTAAGAGTTTCAGATCCAGTTTTCCATCTTCTCCAAGAAAATGATTATAGATGCCTTCCTGGTTCACATAGTAGCAATCCAGATTTAATACCGTATCAATTACCGGATTTTGCACAATACCGTCATTGATATTCATTCTACCAAGTTCTTCAAAGATCGTAAACTTCAATGAGCAGATTTTTGACAGACGGAAATAAATCTCACTATCTGTTTCACTCATAGCTGGTTTATCTTCTGCATCATCGTTTATCTTTGCGATATCATAATTAACATCAGTTTCGTTATCGGGTGCAGGTTCCTCATTAGATTTAGCAGAGACTCCAACATCAATGCCAAAGTCGTCACTATTATACACGCTTGAATCTGCATTTTCAACATCAGCTTCTTCATCCACATAGTCGAGAGGATTTCCAAAGAATCCATCTTCATCAACTCCTTCCTTTTCCTTACTTACATCATTGAACTCCTGTGGAAACAGATATGGAGCCATGCTCTGAACAGGTTCCTCAGTCGTATCCGTCGTATCAGAATGTTCTTTAGATGGTGCCTCCAATGCTTTCATGTATGGATCTTCTTCTTGAATCCTTTCTGCATGATCTTTTGCATATTCTGCATTTGCCTGCTTTGCCACATGATTCAATGCATCTTCGATGTTAATTTCAGAATTTTCATCATTGATAAGATCTAAGTCATAATCTCCATCATAAGATTTCTTCTGTTTCTTTTTCTTTGGTTCTTTCACTTCCCCCATTAAATATGCCATATAACTTGGGGTCAACACCGGCTCCTTTTTCTTCTTAGGAGCCTCTTCATATTCATACTCGGGTTCAATTGGATCACCGTTCTCATCTAACTCCACATCATCGATGGAGTAATCTGCCGTTTCAATATCATTCTGTGCTCGATACATTGCTGCTTCATAAGGATCCATAAATACCTGATTTTTGTTTTTCTTATTCTTCTTACTCATTTTCATTCTCTCCTTTGATATTATAAATTCTATTGTAGATATCACCGTATGGGTCATGGTTCTGGATATTGTCCAATATACGGATACGTTCACGTTCCGTTAAACGTTTCTTCTTCTTTTCCTGCTTCTTACGTTCTTTATCAAATGGCATAAATTCTTTTACATCTTCTACCATTTCGACTGGAGCATGTAACTCATATCCTTGATCTTTGATGTTCCCAATTTCCATCTCCTGATCTTTTCTGGTTACTTTCCTTCGAATATGTGCAAATGTATATTTTTTATGACATCTTGGACAATAAAGACCGACGTAATCATCATCATATTGAACCAATGTGATACCATCACAGTTACATGTAAATAATTTATAACTGATTGCATAAACATATGCGAAGTCCAACATGCAAATTTCTTCTTTTCCATTCACCATTCGGATACCCCAGTTTTTATAGTTATCCTCACTAATTCCAACATCACCTATCATATACTCATTGGATACTTTTCCAAGGATCTCTCGGATTTGATCTTCGAATCTATGAAGATCTCCTAATGTAAACGGGGTTACATACTCAAACACGGCAACTAAACCGTCTTCCAGACACTCATATACTTTACAAACATATGGATACAGTTGAGGACCGTATTTAAATTCTCTACGGTTATCGACCATTCCATCACTATCTAACGCTATTTTTACTGCTAACATTCCGGTTGGTCCTGGCATATTAATACCATAACGGTTCGTTCCAGATCCCAAACCCTCATATTGAATCCCATTGCGTTTCAACGTCTCTCGAATACGAACACATTTCGTATTATTATCACAAGAGAGCATTGTAATTCCATTGAGTTCAATCAATACATCTTTAGGAAACTTATCTAAAATCATCGCATATTTTCGATGCTTGCTCTGGTTTTCTTCTTTCTTTTCTTCTGGCATCTTAGGATCCTTCTTTCATATCTTTTTGCATACTGCTGGAAGTAAAATCTAAAGCCTCTTTTGCGTATTCTTGATAGGAACCTTTCCCGACGCTACCTAAAATAGCGTTGTCGATTCGTTTTTGTTTCTGTTTCGCTGCATGCTTAACTATCAATTCACCTTTTTTTGCTTTTTTCTTTTTCTTTTTTGCTTTATCTTTCTTTTCCAACTCTTTGTATTTTCTGTATTTTTCGGCATCGGATAATCCTCGATTCTTCTCATTCTTTTCTCCTTTGCCGTTGATCTCATCTAATCTGGATAACTGCTTTCGAAGTTCCTTCTCTTTTTGTCTGGATTTTTTCAACCATTTATCAATCTTCTCATCCTGACGAGAATTTGTCCAGAACATACGAACGTTCATTCCATTTTTATCCAAAACTTCTTTTGCACGAATCTCGTTTTCTTCTTCTAATGTACGATATCGTCCATCTACTTTAATCTTGGTATTCTTGAAATTCCATTCTTCCAAAGCTCTTAAATAAGATTTGCAATCTTTCTTATTCATAAGAGATCCTTTAAATACCGGAAGATCTGTCATCGTTTCGACACCATATGCACGATTGTATTTCTCAATCGTGGATAAATCATCCGTATCAAACTGATACGCCAATTCGTTTACATATCCATGAGCACGTCTGTCTGCCTTCTCTCCTTGTGCTACGACTTCTCTTACAAGTTGTGTCAAACCAGGAGTTCCACTTAACAGATCCTTCTGTTCTTCTTTGCTAAGATATGTTACGATTGGTTTCTTCTCATAAGATTCCGGAACATCTTCATCTACCATGATGTCTTCGGTATCTTCATATTCATCTTCATCCATATGAAGTGCATTGTACATGATTTTCTTATATTCATCAACTGTGAAAAGTTCCTCTCTTGCTTTATCGAGTTCTTCTTTTGTTGTGATGTCATGGACTGCAGTATCTGTAATAAATCCTTTTGGGTCATCGTCACTTAAAATATATTCACCCAAAGCTTTCCAAGAAATACGTTTTCGATCTTTTCCTTTATACTTTGGTGTATACATCCCATTGATTCGAATCTTGCCCTTGGACCATAGATGTAAGTACTCTTCATACGAGTATACTTTTTGTCCTCTTGCCACGGCTTTCACAAAATCCAAACAATTTCGATACGCCACAATAAATTCATCGATCTTACGATAACTTTGCTTCTTACCTGCAATCTTTCGATAGATATCGTACAATGCATTTTGTGCCTTCAAGTCCTCTTCGCTCTTATGATATCCATCCCCATAATCATGTACATATGAATGTGAATACATCGCTCGTAACTGCTCGAGCTTTCGCTTTGAGAACTTAAACTGCTCTTGTTCAGGTTGCATATTGAGATTCTTCTTGATCTCTTCGGATCTCGCCTCAATTTGCTCTTCGGTAAGCTCCTTTTTTTCCTCATCGCCGAATCCTAAACTTGGCATTTCTCTCATCTCCTTTCAAAAATGATTTCTGCTATACGTAAAAATAATGTATAACTCTGGGATAATTCCCAGTTTAATAAAATCGTTTCCGAATCTATACCTTTTTAATTACTTGACATCCTAATAACGAGAGATTGGTTTCACAACTATAGATAACGGAAAGAGAAGAATCTAAGAGTCACTTAGATTCTTCTCTTATTATTTACGCCTCAGTAGGAGTATCGTTTACCACTACTTCTGCACTTGGCTCCTCAACAACTTCGGAGGATACAACTTCTGCGGAAAAACCAGGAATGGTATCACCCATGTCGATCACATCTCCTGCATGAGGAATCTCCGGTGCTTCCTTTACCTCAGCAGTTGTTGCAATTTCATCAACAGGTGCCTGTGGTACAGAATCAGTTGGTTCACCTACTGGCTGTTCTGTTGCTTTTGCAGCAGCCTCGGCTTCCTGCTGTTTTCTGAATTCTTCCTGACGCTGCTCTTCCATTTCCTGCAGTTTCTTACGAATAGCTGCCACTTTCTCTACCAAATTTTTATCCGGAATATATCCGGTGATCACTTCTTTATTTTCCTGCTTATCCTGCTGATATCTACCATCATATACATTCTTCTCATCGATTGGTCCTTCGACGGTCTGGAAAAAGATGGTTGCGATTTTCATATTTGGATAGATTACAGTCGGGTAGCATGCCTCGATTTCCAAAACAAACTGGCAAGTATCACCAAGGTTAGCTCTTGCTGCTGTCTTGTGGATAGAAATACCTGCACGGGACAGACTGCTTAACCCACCAACTTCTGCAATGTATTTATTAGAACCGATCTTTTCATTTACTTTTACCAGATACACATTTCCAGGCATCAGTACAAAACCACTTTCCGGAATCTCCTCCTGGTAAGTAGTCTGATAATGAGCAAGATCCATAAGAGGAAGTTCTCTACGATACTGGCAATCTTCAGACAGTGGACTAACTGTTGCAAGATGACCATAATCTTCTGGACGAATTTCCTCTGCAACCTGGCCAACTGTGATGGTATCTCCTCTTTCCTGTTCACCCTTCTCATTGATGTTTACAAACGGATAGTAAGCAATCTTATCCGCAAGAGTTACATCGATGGAATTCGGTCCGATATTTTTCATGTACAGTGGCTCAATTGTAATGTCTTCGTTTGTAATTGCCTGCATAATTGCAGCTTTTGTTAAGATACCCATAATTGGTTCTCCTTTCAATAAAAAAATTATGCGCTTAAAGCTTCTCCTTCATCCATATACTGAACATCGGTCTGACCATCGACATCCAGATATTGATAATCTTTCATCAGGGCATTGAAGCTTTCTGCTGTTAGTTGTTTTGTTTGATCCATTTTTCGTTTTAATTTATCGATCAGGTCGTCATCAACATGATAGTCTTGTAAAAACTGAGTGTAATTCCCATAGCACATATAAAGTGGTATCGGAACCTTTCCCGTATTATGAACGATCTGATGAATTGTTTTCGAAAGGGGGATCAATCCTACTTCATTGTTATAATGAAGCTCCATCACTTCTTCTGCAATATCCAATGCATCTATCTCTTGACCCTCTTCGATGTATTTATCTAAGACGACCGAGACATAGTCTTCCAACGTAAATGGTTCATGGTGGATCTCGATTTTCACTTTCTTATTTTCGTTATTCTCCTTAATATTGGAGGTTACGTTTTTAAAAAAAGCACAAGAGTCCATGTCTACGTTTTCTTTTAAATATTGCACATAATCACGATATTCCATAGAAGATCGAATGGCTTTTTTAACCTGCTCAATCAATTTTCTACGTTGTTTCGCGGTTTCATACTGTGTGACATACTCAAATCGTTCTGGCATTGCCATTCGGATTCGTCGTACAAACTTTGATTTTCCCACAGCAGTTTCACCTACCTTTCGCTTATGTAGAATGTCACGCTGTGGGAAATCCATTTACTTAAATAAGTAGCCGTAATTCCAAATAAAAACGGTTAATTCATCAATCACAAATCGCCTAGTTCCACAATACATTCCAGAAAAACTAGAATAATCTCCATGTGGGTCATTGCAATACACGGCAAACTTATACGCGGTTGGATATTGAATCGCTTCCAATGCAATTCGAACAAATGGACGACACCATGCTGGATTTAAAAGCCGTTCTGCATTTTGAATGGAGGGTGGAGCTAAGATTCCACCAAATTCTCCACTCACATAATCCTCCACATCATTTTTTTCATTAAAGGTAACTAATACGTTTACTTCTTTTACAAATGCTTCTAAATCACAAGCTCCTTTATCTGGATGCGGGTCTCTTGTTGAAAATGCTGCAAACTGTAATACAGCACCGCGATTTCTTCCACAAAATTCAACCCACTCTTCCTTTTCGATATGACTATCCTTGACAATAAAAAGCTTCATGTTTCTCTGAGCCATGAATTTTTTTGCTTTTGCTTTGTCATTGGTGATTGCATATAGTGGATACTTATCCGATAGCTTTCGAAATGCAATGTTTTGACTCTCCTTCACTTTTCCTCGGTTTAAATAAAATCTCCATACGTGCATAATTTTAAAATCCCCCTTTTTCGATAAGTTCGTTCATATAATCTTCGATACCCATTTAATCCATTAAAATGATCTCCCAGTTCCCAAGGAATTTCAGATGGGTTTCCATAACTAAATAATATAGTATTATACTCTAAAACATCTAATGCAGTTTGTACAAATCCTCTAAATATATGCCCACCACTTTTATGAATTAGGTCGAAAATCTTTTTATTCTCACCAAACGTATGCTCATCTATGATGTCAGATAAGATCATATACCAGTTTTCTTCAATATTTTCATATTCAAAATTCGGAAGCGGTACGATAATTTGAGAACTTGTTTGAATACCTGCTCTTACAAATTCACAAGTCAACGGATGCTTATGAATCATATACTCCATGTAAACGGTTTCGAAGTTCTTTTTGTCTTGACTGGAAATTTCTATGACACGTTCCATGAATTGGGCGGGATCCCTTGTGGCTCGAAAAATAGATGCATATTTTTTATTGGATGTGATGGCATATAATTGATAGGGTTTTGGAATTGGTTCTGGGACTTGTGGTACAATCAAACTTGGGACAGTCCATTCTCCAAGTTTATCATATCCTTCATCTGTGATATAGAAAAGATAATAAGTCATTGGTTACACTCCTTCTTTGTATATAACTTCTGCAAATACGGTATAAAATAAACTCTTCATTGAAAATAGATCCGTAGCATCATCTGGTTTTTCATTTAATCCAGTAAAATCTCGAAAATCAATATTCTCTCCTTGTTCTTTTCTACGAATCAAATATTTAGGACCATTTGGATGATAGATTCGACAAAGTTGATTGTAGTTTAGAAAATCTAAGACAGTTTTTACTGGGGATGAAAAGACGTTACTATCGACTGGAAGAATTGGATGATTCACTAGATTTTTCTCAATATCAGTGCATATTTCTCCAAGATTATTTGCAAGATAATCGTATTCATATTTGGTCATCATTTTATTGCTGTAAAAAGATTCTTCTTGTGGACTTACTCGAGTCGTCATTCGACGAACCGTTTGAAAACCGGATCGTTCTCCAATATTCATACGTTGATCCAAACAAGTTGGGAGAAGCTCATATCGGAAGTATTCCATCATAAAATTAGAATACTCTGCTTCACTGACTTCTTTTTCTTGAATCAGAAAACGATGTTGCACAGGTCGTTCCTGAAGAAACCGTTCCTTGTATTTTTTTCGATCCGTAAATCCCCACAACACACAATATGTCCCATCTAAATTCTTTCCATTTCCATATAAGAAGGCATCATATTGCCCATACCGATTTCCTTTTTGAAAAATTTCTTCGGTCATAATTGCATAAATCAGATATATTCGCATTTCAATCCCCTCACTTTTGTTTTAATAGTGGTCCATATTTTTTTATAAAGAAATATAGCAAATCATAATCATCCACCATTTCATAGCAGTCCTCTGGTACCGTTTCCGGAAAAATGCAAACATCGTAAAATAACGCATGAAGCGCTTCTCGGACCAATGGAGTGTATACGATATAAGGAAGCCAGACTCGGTTTCTACGTAAAAGAGTATTCATATGAAACGCAGCATCTCCGATAATGGAAGATCGTTCCGCGATAGTAACGGAAAGCTTATATGTTCGTAATTCACCGTCTATGGTTCTTGTTTTTCCTTCTAGTGGTTGTAGATACTCGTTTGGAAAATTGTCAGCATAGTAATTTACTTCATGCTTTTCAATCTTTCGTTTTTCAATCATAAAGATATCAGAATTTCGTTGTTTCTTCCAAAGTTGTATTAATTTTTTCTTATCACTATAGGCGTATAATACAGGACCCTCCTGAATGAAATCTGTAATGTATCTTTGTTGTAGATATTCTGGTATCAAGTAAATGAACCAGTATGTGTGTAGAGTTTCCTCACTGCTCATCTTTGGCGTCCTCCGTTAAGTAATTCATTTTTTCATAATCCTCGTTTAATAATTTTTTATATTCTTTTTTATATCGTTTTCGAATTTCTTTTAATACCTTAGGAGGAATTTTCTCATACGTAAGAAATTCCTGTGTGCTATTTATATAATCCATAATATTCATTAATGACCGGATATGATTATCAAATTGATTCATAACTATCACCTCACTTCTTAAACTGTCTCATTTCCTATGAAATAATATATGGATAAAAGAAGAGTATGGTTTTACCCATACTCTTCTTAAGTTAAGCTTCAGCTTCATCGGTCGGATCATCGGAATCAGAGTCACCCTCATCATCTTCTTTTTCATCCTGTAAAGACTCTTCCTCTTCCTCAGTAGGATCCGGAGTATCTTCGATGTGATCGCTGCCTTTCGTTTCCAATATTTTTAATAATTCATCGATCACCTTCTGCTCCTGGAGGTTGTCAATCTCTTTTAATGTATTACGGATGGAAGCCGCCAAAATACCTTCTTTGGAGGTCGGATTGTCTTTATAGGTATTCATGATGATGACTGCAATACTGAATATCAGTGTCACAATCATATACACGGTGTTTTCAGAGATGTTTAATCCTCCTACACCAATGGATCCTAAGATCGCATTGATGATTGCAATCGCTCCCATAATATAGCGAACGACAGTTCCTTTTGGTACATTTTCCCAATCAACTTCTTTAAACGCATTTACAATGGACTGGAAAAACTTCTTTACTTTATTCATAGCATTTTCTCCTTTCCAATAAAGTTAATAGATTGTCTCTGGTAATTCATCGATTCCTTGACGTTCCTTTAACAAAATTTATATAAGGAGGACATACGTTATGTTATCAAACAAACCAAAAGGCTCTGATGCAATCATTCCTGGTTGTGCAAACCATTACACAAAAGGAACGATTTACGACTTATTTATGGAAAATGAGGAAGATGCGAGTCGTTGTAATGGTTGTTCCAATTTACAATATGTAGCAGGAACTATGACTTGTAGAGAACTTACTAAAATTAGGGAGGATGAAAGATGATCATAGATAATATCCATTATTCAGGTATTCGAGAAATTTATAACTATATGCAACCAATGTATCAGGATTGGACCGTATCAAATGCAAGCGGGACCGTCCACAGAAATCGGATGCTAAACTATTGCAATATCATCATCACGTTACATGATATTTCTCCTATTGAATTTTTGATGCTTCAAAACTTTACCGGGGGAAACGTCGTATACTGCGGATCTGATATGGTAACTTCCGAGACAATTCCAGAAGACTGTACGGAAGCGGAAGCTATTGTGTTAAAAAAGATCTTCGGATTTCAAAAACAGATTGAAACATCTCCAGATGCTTCTAATATTGTAGCTGATATGGTTGGAGTACCGGCATTAGAAAACTGTCATGCAATCGTAAGATTTAAAGGAAATGCAATATTAGGATTATTCCAGCAGACTTCCATGGTAAAAGTTTTCCAGAAATGGATTGGTCATGATGTGGAGAAGACAAAAGAAGGTACGAATCAGGTAATGTTAAAATTCCCGACATGGGATGAGCTCCATAAAGAAATTGCTATCATTAAACCAGCAGAAGGAAAATTTGAAGATTTCATTTTCAAAACCTTTATGAATGGTTTCTATAATTTTTGGAAAAATGAGATCCGCGCGCAGGACATTGTATCCGATGGGTTCATTCATAATTATTCCTACAATGGACTTAAGTATTGTCAGGCGGTTTTACAAGAAATTGTTTGCCCGCAAGCAACGATATTACTTGGAAGTGCTGATAGTGAAGAGACTAGCACAGAGATTCAACGATTCACTAAATGGGCCCAGGAACACAGTAAATTATCCCGTTCCGAGATTATCCCATACGATCGTATGAGTATGTACTGTGAAGTGCAGATGACTGTAAATGTACGGACGTCTCTTTTAACTTTCTTAAAATTAGTGAAAACGCTTCCATACCATATGATTAATGACTACCGTGATTTATTGGTAGCGATTGGTCTTCGAGAAGTTATCCCGATTCCAGAAGCACAGAACTTTAAAATTCGAAAAGGTCAGGTAATTGATAAAATCTGGGAATTGAATGAATCCTATCATCAGACAAATCCACTACGAATGATGAATTTTATTCCATACGAAACTTCAATGGAATATACGCTCATGGGTAGTGTAGCAGATTTTACCATGTTACACACCATTTTAAACAGCTGGATTGAAAAGCAAGGAGAACAGGGAATAACAGTAGAGAATTCCTTGGTTGTAAAAGAAGTAACGGAACTGCTTCAATCCATTCAAACATTTGTTGATTTGATCGTAAACACTGCTGGAAATGTGCAGTACGCGGATTAATAAAAAGAATATTAAGACCCCTAGACGAACTCCTGAGATCGTCTAGGGGTAATTGTTACCGTTTGGCGTCGGTAACGTTGGGTGTGGTCAGAATGAAAATTATATAGACCTTATCTGATGGTCATCGCAAATCTAACCATACGAAAGAAGCCCGGACAGGCTCTACATGCTCGTATGATGGTTCGCTCTCATCGATCCACATAATCCCTTTACTTCTGATTACTGATATGTCTGTTACATAATAAAAAATAAACGGACGAAATCGTTTTCGATCCGTCCGCGCATAATATCCTTATCTATACTTTCACTATCTTTATTCTTTATTTATCTTCACTTTTTTCCCTTATATATAGGAATTACAACGGTGACCTTCGTCCCCGTATAAAGTCTTCGACCTATTACAGGTATGTCAATACTCTAATAAATTATTATAAAAAAGAAAGAATAAAAGAATAATAAAAGAATCTATACATATAAAAGAAGAAAAGATCTTTATACATATAGATTCTTTAAAAGAGTAAGTAATAGATAATACTTCATGAAAATAGTGATATATTATTTCTATGGACAAGGAAGAATAATCAGCTTGAGATAAGGCGGATTCCTTAATTACAATGCTTCCATATTGTAATTTCTTGTTCCATTGTTATTTATCATGTATTAATTCTTCCTCCCACACGATGAGTGGGCAAGTATGCGAATCAGAAATCAGTTATTGATATTTCATTGAAAAAGTATAGTTCATTCAGTAGATCCAAGGTTTTAGTGAAACCTTACTTTGTAAATGGTATTTCTGATTCGTAAAAACTCCAGTTTGATCTTAGTATCAAAGACATGGAGAATCCAACCAGAGCATCCTCCTAGTACTCTGGTTGGATTAACAAAGATATTTTTTTACTCTATTACGTCTGTAACGATATATTATTTAAAAGAATCTATATAAGGAGGACAATGTCATGTCTAAAAAGAAAAACAAGAAAAAGAAAAAGAAAGAACTCACCTACTCAATGGTAATGGATGTTGATATCAAAAAACGTCATGATATGGCCATTGATGAAATCATGAAGATGGAGAAAAAGATCAAGAAAAAAGATAAGAAAATTAAAAAGAAAGCAAAGAAAATGCAGTACAACGGAATTCTATCAAAATATTCTCCAACAGCAGAAATGCAACAGATTCGATTGGATGCAGTGAATCATATGAAGAAGATTGATTTGCTTGGAATAGTGGAAAATATTCTAAAAGGAGTACTTCCAATCGTAACAACAATCGCAAGATTGATTGCAAGTTTAATTACATTAATCTTTCAGTGTAAATACATCCGAGAGAAAATTCCTATGAAGTACTTGGCAAAAATGGAACACGTATATCAGATTGCAATGGCAATTTAAAAAGGAGGAAAGGATGTGTATCTGAAATAGGATACACATCCAAATACGTCAATGGGAAAAGATGTTACAGTTTGCTGTATCTGTGATCAGAAAAAGTTAAGTCGATATGATGAATGGGAGCCTTATGATACCATAGTTGGATGGAGTGAAGACTATGAAGCTTCCATGATGTTTTTACATGACTTAACGGTAAAATCAGCTGCCTATGTAATGAAGATTTCATCCTTAAAAGATTTAAAGAAGAAATCACATTTGGTGATTGATGAGTTGGAATTGGTTTTTGATGGAACTTCTTATATTCCAAAGAAGTACCTTAACGACTACTTTGCGGCACCAAATAAAATGAAAGAATTGTATGATGGAACTCTAACGCTGTTAAATTATCTTGTCGCAGAAGAAGAATTAACAAAGAAAGAAGAAAAAGCAATTGAGAAAGCAATTGATATTGTAAAGGATTTTCGAGGAGAATACCTAGACAGTCAACTTACTGAATGTGATTTGGATTCTTTGGAAGAAAATCATCAACTAACCGAGGAATGGCGAGAGATCATTCAAAATACGAAGGCATAGAATACATATGCCTTCTTTTTTATACGGGCACAATCCTATAATCAACATTAGAAAGGGTGATATAGAATATGCTGTCCGATATTATCAAATCATTTGAAGATCGTGCCATCCTAGAAAAAGGAGACACTATGAATAGGACAAATACAGAATTAAAAATAAATGAAGTGGTCTTAAATAAAGGCACTTTAGAACGATATAAAAAAACACAGTACGGAGGTTATTTGTCTCACTTCCGTTGTAACGGAAATACCAAGGGTGTTTTATTTATCCATAAGTCTGTACTTGCAGGAGCAGTCAATGTGGAAAAGAAAAACGACGGTCATACTTGGATTCAGGCTTTGGAAGTCAATCATGAATTTCAAAGAAAAGGACTTGGAATGCGTCTTGTAAAACGGGCACAAGCAATGGGAGCCACAAACTTATCTGTAGAAAAAGGAAATGTCGAAGCAATCCATATGTATTTAAAGGCTGGTTTTAAAGGATATAAAGATACTGGAAACCAGTATTTTATGAGCACCAAAAATATGGGATCTGAAATTCCGATTAAAGATACGCTCGCAAAATCAACACAAGCAGCAACTCCTGTAAAAGAAAGCTTTGAAACCCCGGTGGAAAAGTTGACCGAGAGTGTCGAAATCAATCCAGATGGAGATACCATCATCAACTTACAAAACTTTGAAAATGGATTATTCAATTTCATTTTGGTGATTGGATTACCTGGAAGTGGAAAAGGTTGCTTTGGTAGAGAAATCAGTAAGAAGTATAATGCAAAACACTTAGAACTGGATATCTTTGATCAGTGTGGAAATATGTCTGATGTAGACATTCGGAAAGCAGGAGACCCCTTTTCGGATTACATCTTAAATACATCCGAAGGTCGATGGTACCGAAAGAATGCGGAAACGTTATCCTTAAACGAAAAACTACAGGGAAACCATGATTTCATTTTATATGCAATCGGTTATGCAAAAGCGCATAAAGATCAGATTTTCATTTTAGATGGAACTCCAATCTATGCAGCTATGGAACCTGAAGAGATTAAAAATTATCCTCTCGTGATCAAAGGGACAAATGCCAGTCAAAGCTTTGAAAACAAAGTCGGACGAGATGCAGGGAAAGGATCTTCTGACAAACTTCACAGCAATGTATCTGGAGCGGATCTGGATGGACTTTTAAATTACTACTGGAACGACTGGAGATATTTGAATAAATTCAAAAATGATGTAGCTGATAAGGCAGAAAGTGACCAAGTGGCAGAAGAAGCTTGCAAAGATGTAAAAACTGCAAGAGAGTTTGTTCAAAAAGTCGGAAAACTTGCAAAGAAATATGATGCGAACTATTTCATTGTAACCGACGGTGCTTCTGGGATTTCGAATAATGGAAATCCTGCTGTAAAACACGCAAGAGATGCCCAGATTGAATGGGAAAAGAAAAATGGGTTTGATCCGGATGAAGATTGGAGCAGCGAAAATTTTAATGAAGCTGGTAAGCCCTTGAAATTAGAAGATGTGATTAAGAGGTATGTAATTCCATTACACCATAAACTTAATAAGTTTGGATATGGAGTTGTGAAGGATGACCATCTTGCAGATATCAAAGATGGACCAACATTTGCGAACTTATATCGAACAATGAGCTGTAAAGAGTTTGTTCAGTATCAAGGAGGAATCTGTTGGGACTATGCAAGATTTCAACATCACTATTTAAAACATCTTGGTTTGCCAGCAGAAAACTACTATCTTGAAATAAACGATGCAAATAGTTCTACCCATACATTTACGGTAATTCCAATCGATGGAAAGTATATTTATCTTGAATCTTCGTTCTTGAGAATACAAGGAATTTATATTGGAGAGAATTTAGATGTAATCATCCAATTCATTTTACAAGCAATGAATTTCGATCCCAGAAAGAATAAAGTATTTGTACGATCCTATGATGATCCGAAGCCTGGATTAACGACTCTTCAGTTTATGGATTACTGTATGAAGAAAGGATCTGAACGATTATTCTCTTACAGTGTAGATGCTATTGTTGTGAATCGAAACGGTGATTTACGATTTGAAAAGAAATAAGAAAGACCCATGGAGTTTTTGCTCCATGGGTTATTTTTTGCGATTTTGCAGAAAGTGTTTCACTCACATACTTTCACTATCTACTTTATCTATTTATCTTCACTTTTTCCCTTATATATAGGAATTACAACGGTGACCTTCGTCCCCGTATAAAGTCTTCGACCTATTACAGGTATGTCAATACTCTAATAAATTATTATAAAAAAGAAAGAATAAAAGAATAATAAAAGAATCTATACATATAAAAGAAGAAAAGATCTTTATACATATAGATTCTTTAAAAGAGTAAGTAATAGATAATACTTCACGTATATCTATTTTATAGAATTTATATATCATCTATGTGAATATCAATAATAACCATTACAAAGGAGGAAACAAAGATGGGAGAATATTCAAATATTTATTATGACACACTATGTCATCCGGAGAAGCATACATCTGTTATGATCGAACGAACTCACTTATATTACAGATCATTCGATCACAGAGATTACTACCCAAGGCCATCATATGTGTATCATTTATTGGACAAAAAATCCAGGCATAAAGATGCACTACACCTGCGTCAAAACATAAAAGTTTCGGATGCAGAGTACAAAAAGATGGATTACGATTGGTTTAAAGAATTAATTCGATTAGCCAGATCCAATATATCTGATATTGATATTGAATTCCAGCAATCTATTGTAGTCATTAAAGAACTGATATCTCTTTTGACTACAGAGAATGAATTTATTGCACTTCCAGTAAGAGCTGTATGGCTAAGACGAATGTTACGGAATGGAAGTCGTGTTGGTGAAATATGGAGTGAGGTTGTGAAATCGAAAGAATCATATGAATGGTTTGATAAGATCGATCGCCAAACTCTAGGATTTGGTACCATAAGTGATTACATGACTCCACTTACAGATAATCCAGATTTTGAAATTACTGATGATCTTTCATTAAGAGATTTATTAAGAGTGATGATTATCGATATTCTAAGATGGAATCCTATGACTGGCGATTTTTACAAAAAGGAATACAAGGCACAGTGGAAAAGCGCGAATGTATTGTACTTAGCACAACCGACTGAGTGTCTCATCAATATATACGCATATATCGTAAATATTATGGAGGGATACTTCTTTTTGCATTTTTATGATTTGGATGATGATACCATAGACAGCTATCGAAAAGGAATTAAAGAAGAGATAATTCCAGCAATCAAAACAAATGTAAAGAAAGTCATGCAATATATGGTTTCATTGCATGAAAACGAGGTTCCAAACGAAATGCATGTGGATTTAATATCATATGGTGTGGATGTGATAAGACAGGATTTTCATGAAGACTTTTTACGTATATATGGTAAATATGGAATTCATACACTTAATTTTGATTCATTAGATGAAAGTAATAACATGGAACCAGTTACCATCACATACATGTTTAAACAAGAGTATACGGGTGTGCCAATAATGATAGACGAAGTATCCGATTACTTCTTACAATATGAGCTGTCTACGATTCAAAATAGACGCCAAATCGGAAGATCGTTTAATAAAACACTCAAATCAGTCCTAGATAATCGCAATCGTCTAGGTAAAAAGAAAAACCTGCATTTCGGTGAAGTTGATATGTCAGAAAAAGACATTAACGATTGTGGAGGTTTTCGAGAGTTCCTTATGAACGGACGTATTGACATCGTAGAAGAAGAACCAGAGAAGCCACCAATTCAAAAGAAGGGTACAACACAAAAATCACGTCGTCCAGCCCCTAGTCTTTCATGGAAAGGGGTTTCTCGTTCAACAGAAGAATGGGAGTCTGTATATCGCAATAAACATGATTTTGGTGATATTGATGGGATCATTCCTGATGCTGATAGTATTGCGATCAATAATAAGTATACCGAGCAATACATGGATTGGTGGGATCTCATGAACTCCACTGCAACCAAATATTAAAAAGAAGGGTAGTGAATGATTCACTACCCTTCTTTTTTTTGTATCACTACGATACAAGTAATTATAAGCCTATACATAAATACAAAAAATGCAAAAAGAGCAATTTTTCATGCAAAACGCATGGACGCGTTGCAATAATCAGGAATCTACTCAAACTCCTGATTAAACATATGTCTGATCTGTAATTATTTTTTATACGAGTATTTACTTATGACGACAATCCATTAACCTTAAAAGAAAGGAATGAGAAGAAAATGGAAGATCTTAACGTACATGAGACAAATGCAAAAGTCTCTAAGGAATCTTCAGCTTCGGTTCTTGGAGCAATGCTTCCGACTGTTCCTCCGGATAAGAAAATATTAAAGAAAGAAGGGATGATTGACATGATTCCAGAAGAATTGATGGAATTTATATACAATGAAAATACAACCTATACCTATGCGGTAGAAGGTGCAATTGCCAACATCGCTCACAATGTAAAAGATAAACTGAATAGTACTGAACATGCCAAGGATTTAAAAACCAATTCCTTACCATTTAAAGTACGTCAGCTTACTATCGAGCGAGCAACCTTAAAGGTTAAAATCTCTTGGATGGTAAAACGGAAATCCAAACAAGAGAAAGTTAATAAGTATCGAGTACGACTGACTGAAGTTGAAAAAGCACTTCGAAAGATTCAAAATGCAGTCAATAATGATGCCGATAAAAAAGAAATGGAAAGACAGATCAAAGAGCTGGATACTTCCATTGTAAAGCAGACTAGTAAAGAGTTAGAGCAGCGCGGAGTTTTAGAATCCGTAAATAACTTTATCCGTGCCGGTAAAGAGGAAGGATTTATTCTTTCTACTATGGAAGAGTTTACAATCGAGGAACTCTACCCAAGTGAGAAAGAGGAACCCGTCACAGAAGGTGCAAATCTTAATATGGCAAGTGCTCTTGCAGATGCAAAACTGAAATCCAGTAAGGCATTGAAACGCGCAAAAAAAGCCATCAAAAAAGGAAACTACGATGAGGCTGCAAATTACATCAAGAGTGTAAAAGAATATGTTAAAAATATTGAAGAACAGGTAAAAGACTATCCACATGATAGTTTAAGCACGAACTTTATTGGTGCCTTGATTGGATGGATTACCTATACGCTTATCAGTACTTTAAAGAGTCTTGGAATTAACGTAGGAGCTTTCACTGGTGTAGCTGCAACTGGTGGAGCTACGGTTGGTACCATGGCAGTTGCTGCTACACGGAGTGCTTCTGATGATGTCATCACTGCTCTTACAGCAGGTGTTGGAATAACTGGAGCTGGTCTTGTTGGAGTTGCGACTGGTGTAGCTGGGGCAGCCGCCTTCATTACAAACATCATTGGAGTTCTTCGTAGATTTAAAGCAAATATTGATGAAAGTTCTAAGAAGAAAAAAGATATTGATGTCACGTTTCTTAACGGACTTTACAATCGTTGTCTAGTTTACTTAAAAGATACGTATAAGGCTCTTGATAAACTGGAAAATGGATTAAAGAAAGCGAAAGCTGAAGTTGAAAAAGCAAAGAAAGAAGCCGAAAAGGAAACCAAAGAATCTACTGCATTTACTATTTTAGATGCAATCGTAGACAGCCATGAAACTACGTTTGAAAGTGAACTGGTAAAAGCTTTTGAAGGAGAGTTAATGGATGAATCTTCTTTCTTGGAACTAATGCTGGAAGCGAAGAAACCAGACGAAGGAATGATGGATATTTTATCCGCCTTAAACGGAAAAGGCTACAAGACAAAATATTCTTGCAGTGGTCATAAAGATTCTGGTAAATCCGATAAGAATGACGACGGCATTGTAAACGGAAAACTTACAAGTAGTGCCCGCATCATGTTCCAGGATGACTATGATTTCCCAGATCCTCCAAAGCATTGGGGATTTAAAACCGTAGAAGGAAAAGATTATCTGTACGTTCTTCCATACTCCAGTGATGGAAAAGATCCAAAAGCATTTGATGCTTGGAAAAATAAATACATGGCTTCTCTGGATCGCTGGGCGAAGTCTCTTCCAAATGTAAAGACTGCAGAAAAAGTTATTACAAAACCAGAGGAAGAGAAAACTCCAAAGGAAAGTGACGTAACCGAATCCGTTGATTACAATGCAGCAATCGACAACGAACTTGCGATGCTTTTAATGGACACTGTAGATTTATTTTAATCAATGACGGAGAAAGATTTGAATCTTTCTCCGTTTTTTATTAGGTAGGTGATAACATGTATAAAGTTTCGATTTATAACCATTCGCCAGAAAAGATGTATGAAGAATCTGTATTAAACAAAGCATACAAATATCTGTATCATGGATCCTTAAATAAATACGATGTTTTAAAACCATGGTCCTTGGACTATGGAAATGCATTTCAAAAACCTGGCTGGTCCATATTCACATATTCGAAAAAAGAGCAATGTGTTGGTTGGTGTATTTTTAAACTCGTTAAACGGATTGCAAAAGAGTACCAGATTCTTTGTCCAAACTGGACAGCTGCAAAAGGTCAAGGACCAGCAATATCTCAAGAAACCTATGATGGAATTTTACATATTTTAGATAAACTTCCAGACAAAGAGAAAGCATTCTATATTTATACGATTAAGGTAGACGATGAATTTGTCCTAGGATTAGGTCATTCGAGTAATACCCCGAATTGTATTACTATCCGAGGCGTTGAAGTAAAGCCTTATAAAATCGAGAAGATGATAATGACGAAAGACTTGATGAAACAACACACAACAATCGTTCCCGATGATGTGATGAATGACAAAGAAAAATTCTTAAAAATTGCTGGTGTAAATAGTCGTCTATTAACTCCACTAATGATAAAAGATAGTATGTATGATTGGAAGCCACGGCGAAAAATTATGAATGCTGCAAAAGAAGGAATTATTCCTTATGGAGATAATGATGCCTTAGAAAAATTTATTAAGGATAACCATATTGAATTTCGACATCCGAGTATTTCGGATCGAATTCATCTACGAGTATAGATAGGAAGGGGTGATAATATGAAAAATGAATGTTATAATAATGAAATGGACTGGTTGGACGACTTGCTTACAGAGTCTTCTGATGAAGAAACGTTCATAGAGTCTCTTTTTGATGACGAAGATTATATCTTAGAAAAAGCATCCTCGATGGAGTATAACATCAGACGGTTCAAACAGCAATACAAATTTGATCCAAAAACGAGTACGATAGAAGTAGATGGAAAACGTTATAAAGTTGATATGAATATCAACCAGACAATGCTACAAACAAAAGATCCAACCTATGGAATACCGGTATCTGAACCTAGATCGATTGGCGCAAATATTACATCAAACGATGATCCAAAAATAGTATTGACTCGGGATTTTTTCCGATTAAAAGATGATAGTAGAAGAGCTGCTATTTTACAACACGAAATCGGTCATACGAAACTTCACAGCTTCGTTCCTGGTTATAAATACACTGATACTTCAAAAATTTCAAAGAAGATGATCATGGATGAAATCAACCGGCAGTTAAAAGAAATTGAAAAAGCGTATATGAAATCTGGGATGTCTGCTTCTGATATTGAAGATAATATAAAAATGACAAGGGAATACCTTGTTGACAATATCGATCAAAAATATTTAAAGACAAGCACAGCAACTGAACTCGAATCCGAGATTCGTGCCGATGCAAGAACTGCTGCGCATAAAGCATTACCAAAACATAACCCACAAGGTGCTAGTACATCTCATTTAAACGTACAAGAGTTGGAAGCAGATCGATATGCAGCTAACCGGACAAGTGAAAAGGCAGTTAAACGCGGATTACGCGAGTCGTTTAAACAAGCTCGGAAGTCAGCTGATAAAAACTTGTCGTTACAGGGAAAAGCAACTTATATGAATACGCATGAAGTTCCTGCTGAACAACGAAAAACTATGAAAGTAAGTAAACCAGAAAGAATACGTGCCATTACAACAGATCTCAATGGTAAACAGGTTACTACGACCGATAAAATAAAGAAAAATATTAGTAAAGCTATGGATTATGAATATAAGGCACGATCCAAAGCATTAAAAGACAAAGATCTTCGCAATGCAAAAGCATTAAAATAACTTGGTGAGAGACTGTAATACGCAGTCTCTCATTTTCTCATCTCAAAACACCAATATAACGACGATTGAAAGGAGGATACAATCAAATGAGTTTATTTGACAATGTCGCAGAAGGTCAAATACTGATGAGTCCAGAAACAGTTCTCACAGAATCTGTAGAAGATACTGAAGAGGAAGTGATGCTGGAATCTATGTATCCAGATTCGATTCCCTATGGAAAAGTCATGAATCGGAAACTTACTTTACCAAATGGGACTCCTCCAGGAACTGGAAATTTGGTTTTTTTATATACTACAAGTTTTGACAATTCGATGTCCGTGATGACTGACCAGACAAATATCATCTTTGGACAGCGTTATAAATTGTATTTTTATCAGCAGGATTATCGAGGCATGATTTGGAATAAACGTTACCGGATCCGGAATATACAGCTTCGAAAATCTCATTACGATACCGTCCGAAAAAAGACCCAGTTAAAACCATATCTTTCAAAGATTCTGGATGGATCTTTGGGACGTAATCTGGTTTACGATCTTCATACGTATGTGGAGATTTTTAATACCTACTCACAGAAGATGCAAATTCCAAAACGAGTTTCTACTTACTGGTCATATATGAAACCTATTTTAATGGGTACTGCTCCAAGTCTAAAACATCGTATGGTAATTGTAAACCTGGATCAATTTCCAATGAAAGACACCGTGAAAGAGAATTTAAGTAATCCCCTTTATATGCTTTGGTATACCTTGTATAAATATCCGGAGCTTCTGGTTGGAATTGATTTGGACTTCTTATTTTATAGTGGAACTAAAGTCATGAAGATTAATCCTAGTAAGTATTTCAACTTACCAGAAGAAACGATTGACGATGGAACCATTGGAACCGTTGCGAAAGCGATCACAAAAACGATACAGATGCCGCCAAAGAATGTCGTAACCGGTCTTCAGATTCAGATGAAACGAATCTTACCACATCTCCCAGAAAAAGCAACGGACGATGCCGTTATTCAGAAGGAGGAAATTAAATCTACCATCGTAGCAGAGACCAAGGAAAAACTTGGTATTACCTCCAAAGATAAAAAAGAAATTATTGATGAGTCGGATGTAGCGGATATCAAGACTACTGTGAAAGATGAAACAGAGGACCCTGTAGAAAAATCTATCGAAGAAAAAATTGTTCAGTCTGCGGATCGTGTTTTAGCAGCGAAACCGATACAAGAAGAAGAAATTCGGCGTCAGGAAAGCAAAGTAAAAGCAGTTGTTCAGATGCAGGTAGATAATGACATTAATGAGGATCAAAAGATTCTGGAGCAAGCTTACAACAAATTGAAGCATGAGAAAGTTCCCGTTTCTCCAAGATCTTCTGCTCGTAATCAGAAGCTGATGGACGATCAAAAAAATCTGGTAATTGCAGGAATGACCGTAGAGCAACTTTCGAAGATGAAAGTTAAAGAGGTCAAGGTCAAACCAAAAGATATCAGCAAAGCAGTCGAAACCCCAAATAGCCATATGAAACAGATTAGTTTCTATGAGAGAAATAAAACGTACATTGAAAAGGTTATGCCAAAAGACATTATGGATGTCTTACTTTGTTTAAATACAAAGTCTATTCCATTGTATGTACGAGATGTGAAGATTGAAGATACCTCCGATGAGTTAAACTACAAAGAAACCTATACGATTTCTTTGGAAGATGTGAATCGTCAGAGGCATACTTTAAAAGTAGATTTTCCGAAGATTATTGAAAATCGATTCTTATATCTTGGCGGTGGTAAGAAAAATATCAAGAATCAGTCTTACTTCTATCCAGTTGTTAAGACGGAAGATGATACGGTACAGATGGTTTCGAACTACAACAAGATGTATATTCGACGCGTGGATACAAAGTCTACATCTGCAGTGGAACGTTTGAAACGATTCTTAAAGCAGAGTGACGAAGCAAAGAAATTTATCAAATTTGGTAATAGCAATGCGGTCAATAAAAGTGGTGAGTTTATTACTTCTGTCGAATACGATGAACTTGCAAAGTTCATGAAACGACTGCATGTGGGAGGTTTACAGCTTTATTTCAGCCAGTTTGATATTCAGGATATTTTAACCAAACGAGGATTAAAACCAAAAGATGGATATTTTTGTGTTGGCTTTGATAAAGACGACAAACCAATCTATGTGCAGTATAGTGGTATGCAAAAAACGGAAAATGGAAATACCATTTGCGACTTGATTGTCGATGCACTTCCACAAACACTGCGTGATAATTATTATAAGATTCGGGCACCAAAACGATTGATGTACGTATCTGTAAAAGTTATGAATCAGGATATTACCGTTGCGATGTTACTTGGATTCTGGGAAGGACTTACTACCATTCTTAGAAAATGCAATGCAAACTATCATCTGGAAGAGCATATGCCAAAAGAAGTGAAAGCATCTGAAAACGTCATTCGTTTTAAAGATACTTTTTTGGTATACGAAGATACGATGGAAGCAGGGCTTCTTTTAAATGGTATTCGAATGGTACCAACCGAAAAATGGAATATTGCGGACTTCGATTCCAGAGAGCCTTACATTGAGTATTTTGTAAAAGCATATGGAAAAGCATCTATCGCAAATGCTCTATTTAATTTCTATGAATGGTTCATTGATCCGGTTACAAAAGAGATTCTGGAAGACATCAACCTTCCTACTGATATGGTATCTTTGGTGATTTATGCAGTCAGTTTGTTGGCAGACTCTCAATATACTTCTGATTTAAACCAGAGAATCTCTCGTATTCGTAGCTTTGAGATTATTCCAATGGTATTTTATGGGATCTTAGCATCTCAATATGTAACCTATCGAAATGCCAATGGTCGAAAGAAGTATTCGATTAAAAGAGATGCTGTATTAAAAGGAATTTTGGATGTGGTTACGGTAGAAGAAATTTCTACTCTGAACCCGACTTTGGAAATTGAGAATACACATGGTGTTTCCTTTAAAGGATTCCATGGAAATAACTTGGATGATATGTATACCATTCGTAAGCGTTCTTATGATAAATCCATGACAGGAACGATTAGTCCAATTTCTTCTCCAGATGCAGGATGTGGACTAAATAAATCTCTTACTATGGAACCGGAGATTACCAATATTCGTGGATATGTCAAAGTACCAGAAACAGAAAAAGATTACGAAGAATTACAAGACGTCAACTTATTCTCTGTAGGAGAGTTGACAATGCCTGGGGCAGCAAGAAACGATGACCCCAGCAGGTGTGGTGGAAAAGTTCTTGGACTGGATGATTACTGGCTGCACCTTAAACACTTCTCTTATGCTGGAACATCTCTTCGGAGAAAATCAGCTGCGAAGGCTTTTAAGCAACGTTCAACGACTAGGGAAACTGAATAAAGATATTCAGGAGTAGGTCTTTATGACGAAAGGTAGGACCAAGCGGTTCGAAACGGGAGGCTCTCTATTATAGTTATTATAATAGAGATGAAGATATAGTCTGAACTTATATGGTGACATATAGAAGGGATTAAGTAGCGATTAATCTCGCAACAAAAACTGATTGCATGCAATCAAACAGTCCAAACATGTAATACCAGTTAATGACTCGGATCCAGTTCTTGTATCCAATGGATTTGAAGAAGTGGAACGTTTCTGTCTCTCATCCGACTTTGTAGTGAATGCAGAAGAAGATGGAGAGATTGTAAAGGTTGATCCGGATTTGAAACTGGTCATAGCAAAATATAAATCTGGTAAGGTAAGAGCAATTTCGACAGACACCAATATTGTAAAGAATGGTGGAGGTGGATTTTACTTAAACAACCAGCTTGTCACAGATTTAAAAGAAGGAGATAAGTTTAAAAAGGACGATGTCTTAGCTTATCATAAAAACTTCTTTACAAATTCCAAATATAATAATTGCCGTGCCAATTTAGGTACACTCGCAAGAGTTGCAATTATGTCTGCATACTCTACCTATGAAGATGCAACGTTTATTAGCGAATCGTTGTCAGAACGCTGTGGTACTCGAATTACAGAGTGTAAGCAGGCTGTTATTGGAAAGAACTCCAACGTGTTACATCTTGCAACAGAGGGAGAACATGTAAAAGTCGGAGATGTTCTTGTTGCATTTGATACATCCTACGATGACAATGATCTGAATACGTTACTCGCGTCCCTTGGAACAGATGACGAATTAAAGAGTATGGTGACAGAAGGAAGTAGAAATGTCATCAAGAGTAAGTACGGTGGAAAGATCATTAAAATCAAAATGTATTCTACGGTAGATATGGAAGAGCTCTCTCCTTCCTTACAGAAGATCTTTAAAGAGTATTACTCCAAGATCAGGAAGAAGAAAAACTTACTCGAATCCTATGATCCGGAGGCTTCTGGTACAATCATGAAATGTGGACTTCTCTTTACCGAGACTACAAAGAAGATTGAACCAAATAAGTATGGAAATATTCGAGGACAAAATGTCGAAGATGCGGTTATGATTGAGTTTTATATTGAAGAGTTGGAACCATTGGAAGTCGCTTCTAAGATTGCCAATTATTCTGGACTTAAGAATACCATCTGTGAAGTTATCCCGAAAGGATATGAGCCGTACTCCGATTACATGAAAGATCATCCGTATGATACAATCATTGCGGATAACTCTATCTTAAAACGTATGACTCCGTCTATTTTGGAAGTTGGATTTGCGAATAAGTTAGTAGTAGGATTCAAAGAGTATTTACGAGAAATTTACGAGAAATAAAGGAAGATCTCCTAGTAGTGCAGTTATTGCTACTAGGAGATCTTTTTATTAATATATTATCTAAATGATTACAAAGATTCGTAGAGCAATCCCTTCCATACACATTACAAATATGCTGTTTTCCGTCAGCCCCACAGCATATTATAAATGGACTGAATGTGAATCTGCAGATTTTTCAGTTATGCTAGGAGGTGCAACCATTCATGAAAAAAATGTATATAGAGGAATCCTCTATGAATTATTGTAATTAGTGTAGTGTACGGAAAATATTTTATTTTCACACACACGTTAATCTAATGAAAGGCGGTGCTTATTATGAGTAAGTCTCGTAAACCACCTCTTTTTGGTCCAGATGATCGAGTATCAACATCAAATTTTGAACTCGACGATGTTTTGGATCGTGTTGCAGATCGTCTTATATCGACCATGAAAAAGGAAGAAGAGAAATCTGCGAAACAAAAAAAATCTAAAAAGAAAAGGAGTTTGTGATTATGGCAAAGTATGCAAATGTAAGAGAAGCCCTGGAAGACATGAAGGCAGTTGTAGAAGGAAATGGAAAAATCAAGATCAATCGGTTCAATAAGAAAAGATTCAATGATCTTATGACAGCCCTGGCAAATGATACTGAGTTTACAACAGAAGTTGCTCGTGCAGTAAACGGCGGATCTGAATCCGTTGTCGAAACAGTTGCGGTATCTAAAGAATTCCGTAAATGGCTGAAGAAACAGGTTGAGAAAGCAGGCGTTGACAAAGCGGAATCTGAGAAGATTCTGAATGCAGATGAGTTTGTCATCGATGACATGAATCCATTCTATGATTTCTTTACTACCGCTATGATCGAGTACATGAACGCCGGGAACTACTTCCAGTTCCCAACAAGACCGGACTTTGAGGCTACCCTGAGCACAAAGAAAGTTCCGAAGAAGACAGTTACAAAAGAAAGTTTCACACCTGGAAAGAAAGAAGAGAGAAAATCCCTCGGTGTCTTCACTACCGTATATGGAGATCACACCGAACTGAGTTCTTCTTCCAGCTGTCCGAAGTTTCTTAAGAAAAGAAATCCTGCTAAATAATTTATTTTGAAGCAGCTTATCCACCATATCCTTCACGGGGTATGGTGGATTTTTTTGTCGAAATCCCCTTTGAAAACAGATATCTAACGATAAACCTTACGAAATGGAGGGAATTAAGATGATTTACAGCAAAGAAGATATCTTAGTAGAGTCTACTTTAGCGTGTGATATTGCTAGGATTTCAACTGCATCTGAGCTTATGACAGAAGCATACATCGATCAGATGATAGAGAGCGATACGATTGAATCTTTTTTTGAGAGTGGTGGTAGTGCTTTAGAGGCGATCAAGAAAGGAATTCTTGGTGCTGTACAGAAAATTATCACCTTTCTTCGTCAGCAGTTAGAGAAACTCTCTGATATGCTCGGGGAAGGAGAAATGAAAGAACTCATGAAAGAAGATCCAGTCCCAGTATTACCAGAAGAGTATAAAAAAATGCTCGATAAATGCGATACTTGGATGTCTCCTAAGATCCCGGATATGAAAGAATTCTTTAAACTGATGCAGGAAGCTGATGCAGTGATGGATAAGTATAGCGATTATATCGAATCCACACTGAGCCACGTCCTGGATTCCAAAACCTTTTCTTTAAATAATTTTTTCCATGGAAAAGAAAAAATGTTAGCCGTAGACCCGGATGAGATCAGCAAGATGTGTTACAATGCAACTTGTGAGTATGGAGAAGTCTACGCTAAGATTCGGAAATGTTTGAATAATACTCGTGCGATGACAAAAGATGATGTTTATGTGATGGCCGAGTATGGCATGAAGAGTGTGAAAGAACTCCGTGCTTATGAGAAGAAGTTAGCGAAATTCAACGACTACCTCATCAAGTCTTTCCAGAAGTTAGAAAAAGTTTCTTCTTACGGGGACCCAAGTTCTAAACGTGTTCATCTTATGAATAAAGAGAACAAGCATCATGATGAGGATTACACTTCCACTCGATACGGATATGAAAGTGCGGATAATGGATTTGATAATCATGCATGGGCAATGTTCTTAGAAGCTGAAGAATCTGCTGGAGCAATTGGAAAAGTAAAAGCGATTTGTAGCAAATTAATGAGTAGTTTTAATGCTATGGCGTCTAAGCACTCTGGACTTTCTACTTTAATTGCAGGCATTATGAAACAGATCAAAGCGTTTTTAAAATCTGTAAAAGAAAAGAAACGTGAGATCATTGCTGCAGCGAAAAAAGGAAAGTCTGTAGAGAAGAACGATGAAAAGACTGATAAGAAAGGAGATAAGTGATGCTCTATACTCCTGAAGAAATTTTAGAAACGGCTTCCGTATATGGTAGTCTTAGTAAAATTGAGAATGGCTATGGCTTGATTGTAGAATCCCAGATTTCTACAATCTATGATGTAGATAATTCCGAAGCTTACTTGGAAGGCGTAAGTGATGTCATTGAAACGTTAATCGCACATACAACTGCGATTTTTAAAACCATTATGGAATTTATCGGTAAGCAAGTTGATAAAGTTGATAATTTGATTAATGGTAAGAAATATGAACAGCTGATGACTCCTGAGATGAAGGCAAAATTTGATGAATTAAGTTCCGGAAAACCGGTTATGGGTATCGATGCTGCGAAGCTGTACAAATTACAGAAGGAATCCGAGAAATTCATCGAAAAGTTTGCTGTTACAGTAGAAGGGGAATTAGCACGTGCTGCGAATGAACCAAATTATGATAATACCAAGCTGAAAAACTATGTGGACTCTGCTCAAAAAGCGTATAAGATGATCAATGATAACATCGAAAAAGTTGGAAAGACAAAAATCCCGCTTAAGAAAAATGATTTCTATGCGATGGTGAAACAGGGTCTGAACATCAATACCGATATGAAATCTTTTAAGAAAAAGATGGCAGTGACACAAAAGAATTTGACCGGTGTTCTTCGAAAACTTCAGAAATCAAAAGTCTTAAAAGAATCCGCAGATGATATGCTGGATATCTTTACAGAAGGAGAAGGATTCTTTTCCAAAGTCAAAGAAGGTTTCATGAAAGCGCTTACCGCAATCAAAAACTTTGTCATGGAACATGCTCGAATTGCGCAGTATGTTTGTATGTGCTTAACTGTGATCTTTGGTGGTAAAACACTCAAAGGAGTAAAAGAATACGATAGTGCTGTCAAACAGCATATGGACAATGATAAAAAGATTGCAAAAGCTGCAAAATATTTTGATGATAAACTTATGGATGATATTTATGGAAAAGATGGAGAGCTTGAAAAATTAAAGAAAGCTTGGTTGAAGAAACATCCAGAAGATACGAATTTTGAAAAATTCAATGGAAGTCGTAAAATGATGAAGGCTCAGTTTGAAATCTTAAATCAGGGATCTCAAAAATCTAAAGAAGGAATTGAACGGATGAAAGAGATGAAACGATTAAACGATGAAGAAGTGAACCGAAAAACCAAAGAGTTTTCAAAAAATATGGATCGTGCTGGTGCGAGTGCAATCGGCGCTGCATTCTTTAAAGGTCTTGCAGATGCAAATGATCGTAAGAAAGCAGAAGAGCAGAAATAAATGCAAAGAGAAACGAGTTTGTTCTCGTTTCTCTTTCTTTTCCCTTTCGCACATTTTAATAACGAAAATACAGGAAAGGATGGAATTCACATGACAAATCATGGTATTATGGAAGAAGCAAACTATTGTCAGTTAATGACAGAACTTGCTTATGTATGTGAACTTTCATGCGAATCATATGTCTCTCAGATTTACATGGAAGATGCTACCGTTGATGTGATATTCGAATCTGGTGAGAAAATTTTAGATACCCTCACGACATTTGTGAGAAAATCTTTGCAGGCAGCAATTGATCATATCTCGGATATGATTACTAAGATTCGTATTAAGTTTAGTAAAAAGAAGTTAGAGAAACTCATGTCTCCTGAAATCAAAAAAGCACTGGAGAGAGTTTGTGCCGGTGAAAAAATTATCTCCCCAGACATTCCAAAAATGATTTCTGAGATGAAGAAGTATGAAGCTGTTTTAAAGAAATTGAATGATGAGGTTTCGGATTTATTTACGAAAGCTTCTACAAGTTCTATAGAAACACAGAAAAAATATTGTAAAGAAGTAGAACAGGTTTGTGAGAAATACTCTAAAGAATTAAAAGAAATTAACGCGACAATCGTTTCTTTAAATAATAAGAAACGTCCCCTTAAAGTAAGTGATGTATATCGATTTACCGACGCAGGAATTAAATCCTTAGAAGATGCAGAAAAAGTAATGAAATATATTTCTATCATGCAGGCATCTATGATACGAATGCTAGAAGGTATAAAGAAATCTAGTGTTCATACAATGAAAAAGATGGTTACCGAAGCTGGTGATGCATTAGAGAAAACAGATCTTACGACAAAGGAAAAGATCAAAGCTGCAACTCAGAAGGTGACGGATTCTCCGGCAATTCGATCTGCAGTTAACAAAGCAGTTGCAACTGCTAGGGAAGCTTCCTCATATACGGCAAAAGCTGAGCAGTATTTTATTGGAACCATTGAATCTTACTATAAATTTAGTTTGGAAGGCGATGTATCCAAGGCGCTTGCTAGTAATTTTGCAAAAGCTAGTTTAACGGGACATGTAGCAGCAACTGTACCGATGACGGTAGGTTCTATTGCAATGAAAGCATATACAAAGAAAAAGTTATCCGAAGATAAGGCTCGTTTGAAAGAAAAAGCAGATGAAGAACAACGGCAACGAGATCTTCGAAAATTAAATTTACGAGGAGATTCTGGAAAAGCAAAGGAACGTCCAGTTAATCTTCGTTAACGTAAGTGGATGGTTGTATGCCATCCACTTTCCACCCGAAAACAGCATTTTAAGCAGAAAGGAGGAATCCCTTTGAAAATTAATCTTTATGATGTGGATGAGTTTGTAAAACTAAATCATTTAAAGGAAGTAACTTCCGGTGTACTATTTCAGCGTGGAGGAGTTCCTCATCCGGAAGGATTACTATCAAATGATATTTTTGGTATTACCGTAAAATCTCGTAAAGAGACGTTTGCATACATTGATTTGCATGGACATTTTTTTCATCCCCATATGTATAAAGTCGTCCGCTACATGTTTCGAAATGTTGATAAAATTATTAATGGAGAAGAATTCTACTCCATTAATCCAGAAGGAATTTTGGTAGTGGATAAAGAGAATGGACAAACAGGTATTGAGTTCTTATATGATAATTGGAACAAGATCACCTGGAAGAAATCTGGAGAGAATACAGAAGAAAGTTTGTCTGTCGGCATGAGAAATGAACGTTCTGGGTTAATGAAACTCTGTAAACGAGATGAAGTCTTTATCTCTAAGCTACCGGTAGAACCAGTGTTTTATCGAGATGTAAAGTCTAGTTCCAGAGGTGGAGAGACTGGTGATTTGAACCGATACTATACGAAACTAATTCGTTTGACAACCCTTCTTCGAGATCGTGACATGTTTGGATTTCAGTTTAACTCCACGAATTATGATATCCAGCAGACCATCGTTGCAATTTATGACTATTTTAAACAGAAGTTGCAGAAAAAAAATGGTGTTATTCGTAAATACTTAATGGGTAAAACGGTTGACAACTGTGTCCGTACCGTTATAACGGCTCCAACGTATCATTATGAGAGTAAGAATGATATGATGGTTGACTATTATCACTGTGCTCTCCCGATCTCACAAGCATGCGTACTGTGTTATCCACTTATGATGTATTGGTTGAAGAATTTCTTTGATCGAGAAATTATTTCTCAGAGTTTGGATAAAATTGTGTATAATCCAGACAAAGATGAAATTGTAAAGACCGTGCGGCTGAAAAATCCGTCTTCTTATTTTGATGAGAAGTACATCAAGAATATGATGGATAGTTATATCAAAGATCCATCAAGTCGTTTCAATCCCATTGAAATTCCAGTTGAAGGGACTGAAAAACGATACTTTTTACATTTATCTGGACGACGTATGAATGGAAAAGAGGATATGTCTTCCATTGTATATCGTAAGATGACCGTAACCGATCTTCTTTTTTTAGCAGCATCGGATGTTACCAAAGACAAACATACCATGACAACCCGTTATCCAATTACGGATGAGTTTTCTATTTTTTGTAATAAGATTCGAATTAATTCTACTACAAAGACAGAACCCATGATGATAAATGGCCATTTGTATAAATGGTATCCGGTGATTGAATATGATGTCCCAAGTTACAAAATGGCTTCCTTATTTATTGATTCCCTACAGTTCTCCAATTCTTATTTGGAAGGTATTGGAGGTGACTATGATGGGGATCAGGTTACCGTGAAGATTCTCTTTTCACAAGAAGCGAATGAAGAACTTGAGAAATATATTCATAGTACGGGTAACTTTATCAATGCATCTGGTAAAATGATTCGTGTTATTGCATCTGAAGCAATCCAGACATTCTATACCATGACCAAGAATTATGAGAATTCAAAAGCGTGTCCAGCTGAAAAAGCAAAAGCTCTTCTGGATATGAAAGAAGCCGACTATTCCTTTACCAGAATGACTCGAATGTTTGGACATACCACAAATGGACAGGAAAACCGAGATCCGGAGTATAACTTTGGGGATAGTATTACGGTCCCAACGGATTTTTGGGGGAATAACGAACCAATCAAGACAACGGTCGGACGATTTGTTTTCTATCAAATGTTGATTCATTTTATTGGACTTAGTGGAGTGATTGGATTCCAAATGGTAGATTGCCCAGTCACCGATAAGGTCTGCGGTAAAATTGAAGCAACTATTTCGAATGCATTAAAAGATAAGAAGATTGAATCCGATACGGTAGAGCATTACATTGATATGCGTGACTGGTTAGGACTTCAACTACATGCGGTTGTTTGTACGTCCTTTACACCAGGAATTCTCTTCTTACCAAAAGAGATTGCAGATTTGAAGAAGAAACTAATTAAAGAGAACGAAGCTAAGTTAAAGAGTGGAGATCCGAAGGCTGGTGAGTATATCGAACAGACTTTGGTATCGGAAGCTAAGAAGATCTTAAAGGGTGACCCAGGTATGGATCTTTATGATTCTGGAGCTCGTGGTTCTTTTGGTAATAACTATAAGAATATCAACTTGATCCGTGGTACCGTCTTTAACGAAGCTACCGGAAAATATGACTTCATTACCAATGCGCTTATGGATGGTCTTAAGAAAACAGACTTAACCCCACATGCCAATACTTTGGTGAACGGTGCCTATCCAAAATCTATCGGTACTGCAGAATCTGGATATCTTGGTAAAGAGTTAAATGCAATCATGCAGATGGAACGTATTGATGATGATGCAAACTCTGATTGTGGAACCAAACGACTGTTGGAAGTAGAGCTTCCAACGGGAAGTATTCATGACTATGATTATCGCTATATCATGGAAAATGGGAAATTGAAATGTTTGGAACCGTCTATCATTGAATCATACAGAGGAAAGACTGTGAAGATGCGTTCTGTTATGTACTGTAAAGGTACAACTGATATTCATTGTAAATGTGCAAAATGTGCCGGTATGTACTACTATACATGTGGTAAGAAATTCATTGGTCTTCAGACAGGTAAAATGGCAACTACCCTTACCAACCTGAACATGAAAAAATTCCATGATAACGTAGTTCATACTTCTATGATTGATCCCGCGGATCTAATCATTTAAATGAAGAAGGACAGAGATGATGCCTCTGTCCTTCTTTTTTTATCCGTAAAGCCCCCCCCCTTATTGATATATTAATTCCGTGAATCGAAGAAATAAAATACATAAAATATCTATCTTCGATCTGAAAAGTTAATAGAGTTGAAATAGACTCAAAGGGGTCAAATGATCATCCCCGTCAATAGACAAAAATGTATGATCCGGTGGAGGTATATAACCAAGAGCCGCATGGAGATTACCATGAAAGGATTCACATTAAAAGAACTGTCTTCAGTTGTAAACCCATTTACACCAGAAGCAAGAATTGGTACGCAGGTGCACCAGCAGACTGAAACTGAAACTTCAGTTTCTGAAGTTAAAGAATGTTTTGCAGAGACGGAAGAGATGATATTCCGTCTCAATTACATGAGGAAACTAAAAAAGATAGATCCTCATGTAATTGAGGATCTGGATAAATTATTGGAGGAGCTAGAATACAAAACTAGCAGAAAAGTCTCTAATAATCTTATTAGAGACTTTGCAAAATCCAATAATCTATTATTGGATGCCTGGTTCAATGCATATCGGGATATCCCGAATGCACGAAAAATTATGAAATTTACAACGTACTCTAGGATCTCCAGTCTTAATTTAAGACTTGGAGATCAATTATCAAAAATAACGTTCTGATTTATATCAGAACGTTATTTTTTTGTCTTTTTCTCGTGTTTCCTGTAAAAAACAGTCGTTTAAGCGTTGAACAACTGAAAATAAACACTAAGGAGGTGTCACACAGTGGCTAATCACAATGCAAAAGTACAACCAGTGCGCAGCAAACCCATTCGTACCACATGGTTAAAGAATGCGTTGAATGCGGTTGGTAGTACCTCCAAATCGGTGTTAAAGGAATATGCTCCAACAATTTCAGGAGCAGTTGATTCTGGCGCAGATCTTGTAAGAACAATGCGAACAAGTGTAATTGGTACCAGACGAGGTACATCTGGTACCAACTTGACGCAGAATAAATATGTAAAACTTGCAAATACTGCGTTCAAAAATGCGCTAGACGATATTAAATCCGGACATCTTGCTGGTAACGATGAACGAGCTATGCAGGATATGATGGGAGACGGAGGATTTAATGATCTCTTCGACGAATCATCTGGCGGAGTAACTTTTGGAGATAGTAACGATTCCGGTGGAGGCGTTACTATGAATTATGTAAACGCTGCGGGTAGTGCTGAAGCGTTTACATCTTTATCGTCTTCTATTAATAAACAGACAGAACTTACTCTACGAACAGCAAAAGCACAAACAGATGCTTTTGTTTCTTTAACATCTGCTCAGTTTTTCCAAAATCAGCAGATGGGGACACAAATTCTGTCTCATTTAGGAGCGATTGAAAAGAACTTAGCTTCCCTTGTTGAATATAATAACAGCAATATGAATAAGTTTATTGAGAGTTCTATTGCATACTATGATAAAATGGGACAAGCCACTCTTGGTAAAAAAGGGAAGAAAGACGATGAACCGGATGACGGTGATATTGGAAACGTGATTGGTTCGAATGGTGGATTTGACTTTGGTGCATATAAGAAATATGTGAAGAGTCGTTTAAAAACATCTTTATCTAATTCCGAGTTTAAAATGCTTGCGGATATGATGGATGAGAATACATTGCAAATGTTAGCATCAAACCCTCTTGGTATGGGTGCTACTATGTTTGCACAATGGGCGGTGCCAGAAGTTTTAAGTACAACTGTAAAAGGTTTGGATTCTGCAATTGCGTCCATGATGCCAAACCTCATGAAACGTATGAGTGAGTGGGGAGAGCAACAAGGTAATACGATCTTTGGTAAGATCACAGGTACCATTGCAAAAAGTATGGGTCTGGATCAAGATCGATTAAATTATATCGATAAGAAGAAAGACATCAAACTGAATATGGATGCTACTCCATTTGATGGAGAAACAAAACTTGCAATTACAAATACGATTACACGAGAGCTTGGAGAACAGACCACTTATTTGAAATTCATTGCTGAGCATATGAATGCTGGTGGTTCTCGAGGATGGAAGCAGTTGAATAAAAATAAGGCTGCCCTTTCTGGAATGAAAAATAATCGTACTTGGTTTGACTCCGAATCCAATCAGTATGTGACGATCGATCAGTTAAACGATAATATTGCAAAGAGCCTGATGGATTCTGTTGCCGAAGCGTTTAACAATACAGATTTTGGTCGAAAGTTAACCGCAAATGTCAATGCACAGAAGGATGAAGATACGAAGAAACAAATGGAGAGTATGCAGATGCAATTATACGCTCTTCTTAATCGTACTTCAGGGGATAATAAGATTGATTATACGGTTCATAATGGACGTATTACAAACGATTTGAAAGCAGCCATTCAGGAATTTGCTGGATCTGATGAAATTAAGAAAACTTTTATCAATACCTTAAATCAAATGGCATTGAATGATCCAATTGCAATGAATAATTTTGCAAGTGGTCAAATTCGTTCGAATGTGACTCGAAATGCTAAGATTAAGTCCATGAGAGAAAATCCAACTCGTAGTGGTATTTTACAAACAGATTTATTTGAGCAGCAGGTATACGATAAAGATACAAAGAAGATGCGAAATATTACGATCGATGAGATTATTGAGAATTACCTGAAAAAAACAGGTCAAGCATCTATCAAAAATTCCAAAGTAGAGAATGTCGATTATCGACAAGCGGTCGAAAACGATTCCTTCGCAAATGGGGATAGTATGAAGTTTATGGATATGCTTCGTAATAGCTCTATGCGAACGCTTAATAACGTTGGATCTGCTTTTATGAACAACGATCCAAAAGCTCTCATGTCATCTGTCACTTCCTTGTTTTCCGATGCTGCAACTACGGTTGCAAATACATTTAATGATAAATTCTTTAAACCAATGCATGATAAGATCTTTGGTGTAAAAGATGAGAATGGATTCTCCAGGGGTGGAGCAATCTCTGATATGAAAAATGTGCTACACGATTCTTTTTTGGAGATGCAACATCGTTTGACTGGTAAAGCATACAAAGATTCTTCTGGTCAGCAACATGACAAATCCGAAAATTCTGTCTTTGGGAATATCAAAGAAGGAGTTATGGAGAAGATTTTTGGTAAAAAACAAGTCGATGAAAATGGAAATCCAACTGGAAAACGAGAACGTTCCGGAATCTTTTCTCAGGTAACGGATGGAATTAAAGAATCTTTTGCAAACTGGCACAATGCAATGTTTGGTGAGTTTGCGAAAGATGGAAAGAAAGTTGACAAAGACAATGTAGTCAAAGTCATGCAGGATTCCTTAAAAGAGAAACTCCCAAATGCAATGCTAGGTGGTGTTGCAGGTGGAGCCGCTGGACTTGCATCTGGTGGCCTTTTAGGAGCCATGATCGGTGGACCAATTGGTGGTGTCGTGTTAGGTACTGCCGTTGGATTTGCTAGTAAGTCTGAGAAATTCCAGAAATTGATCTTTGGTGACGAAGATAAGGATAACGGACTTATTACAAAGAAAACCCAAAAGTTCATAAAAGATAATAAAACTGCCCTTATTGGTGGTGCTGCGATTGGTGGATTAAAAGGAACTTTAATGGGTGGTGGTGGATTTTTAGGTACTTTAGTTGGTGGACCTGTTGCAGGTGCTTTACTTGGTATGGCTACCACTACAGCATTAAAATCCAAAACATTCCATGAGTTCTTGTTTGGCAATGAGGAAAAGGGACGCCTTGGTGTCTTAAAATCTTTCAAAAATGTCATCCGACACAATAAGGAACGAAGTGGTGAATCTGCTGGTATATCCTTAAGTGGAAAAGCCCTTGGAATGGGTGCAGTTGGAGCTGGAGCAGGTGCTCTTACCGCTTCCTTATTATCTCAAATTGGATTTATGCCGGCTATGTTGACGGCGGGTGGACCGGTCGGAGGAGCAATTGTAGGACTTGGTCTTGCTATTAAAGCACAATCTGATACGTTTAGTCGTTGGTTATTTGGTAATCGAAAAAAGAAAGATGATCCAGATTATCAAGCAGGAGTACTTGGACAACTTGGGAATGCTTTACAAGTATACGTTCTGCAACCATTTAAACATACCACAGAAGAGATTGCTGCAGATATTGGATTTACATTTAAGCATGATGTGCTTGGAACTGTAGAAGCAGCGATCGAACCGGTTGGAAATGCGCTCTCTGATATTGCGTATTCCATTAAGAAAAAAGCGGCAAAAATTACCAATAAAATTGGGGAAGTTTTTGTTGATAAAATCGCAGATCCATTTGTAAATGTATTAACCAATACGGTATTAAAACCGTTTACGACGTTAGGTAAAAACGTTGCAAAACTTACCTATGCCGTTACCAAACAGGTAGCGTTATTGCCATTCCGTGCACTTGATACGGTGACTCACATTATCGTATCTCCAATTACACAAGTGGTTCGGAAAGTTTTCCATCCAATCAAAGGTGTAAAATGGCTGATGCATACGGTAGCAAATGCATTCGAACTTGCAACAGGTAAATCCTTAGATCCTGTCCGTAATGTTATGGATAATGCTGCAAAGGGTCTTAAGAAAGTGATTTCATCTCCATTCACATTACTTAAATTCCTTTTTAAAGGGGTAGGAAAAGTCGGTGAAAAGATTGGTGATGCTGCAAACTTTATCGATGATCTTGGAGAAGGAAGTGCCCTTAAGCGAATGGAAAAGGGTGGCTTGTTTGATGAGCGATCCTTAAAGCAAAAATATAACGCTGACGTTCAGAAAAATGGGAAAACCATGGAGTATGATGAATGGAAGGATAAGTATATCAAGTCTAAAGATCGGACTGGTTATAATTATCTGGAGAAATTAAAAAAGCGTTATGAAAAAGAGAAAGAAAAAGGAAATATTCCGATTGTAAACGGAGAGCCTCAAAGTTTTGAAGCTTGGAAAGACGATTACATGCGTCAGGATCTTTCTGGTCGTTTAAAAGCCAGAAAAGATGAAAGAAATGCGGACAAAGCCAAATTAAAGATGCAGAAGGTTCGAAATCGTCAAAATGAATGGAATATTAGGAAAATCAACAAACTGACCGGCGGAAACGTTTGGGAAGATACAGTTGACAACCGTGCCAGAGCAGAAGCTATGTCTGGTAAAAAGATTCGTTGGCGTGGAAAAGCCGTTGATGAAGACGTTACAAAGAATGCAGCTTCAATGGATGCTGATCAGATTGCCAGAGGAGATCAGAAAAAGATGTCTAATGACGTTCGTAAGATCAGTTTGTTACAGCAGATCTTAAACGTTTTAATGCATAAAAATCCAGACGGCTCTGATCCAAATAAAGTGAATGCGCCAGATCCAGAGCGAGAACGTTTGAAAAATGGTACATCGGATACAGGAGAAGAAGATGCAAAAGAAAACAAAGAAGAATCTTCTTCCAAAGTAGATCCAAATGCGCACAACCGAATGTCCAGTGCTCAATTTATGACAGGTTCTAAAATGAAGAACTGGTCAATTGGTAGACGATATCTTCAGGTAAATCATATGGTTCCAGATGAAGATGTTGAACGGATGAGTGATCGTGAAGTTCAAGATACTCTGAAAAAATATGGGGTTGATAGCCAGACTTTAAGTGAATTTGCGAAGAAGACTGGAGCTGGCAGTAAAGTAGAACGTGCCATTTATAGTATCTTCGGTAAATTAAGTGGTAAGGGATATGAATATGGTACTGACAATGCGAAAGAAGGATATTCGATTGTCGGTGAGGCTGGTCGCCCTGAGATCGTTTGGACGAATAAGGGTGATAAAGTCTATAGTGATCGAAGAAAACCAATCCGTGTTGAAATTGCTGGATATGCAAGAGACGCTGTCTCTAAGTTTGTGAAATATATCCGCGGTGCTGCTAAGAGTTTAGCAAATGGTGGTGAAGCTGACGATGGAGTTGGTGGAGCTAGAATTAGCGATGCACGAGCAGCCGCCAATGCGTATTCACAGATTGATGATGGAGAAGCTGCTGAGAACAATGAACAACTCGCACTTCCTGGACCAACTGGAGGCGCGCAATTAGCACTTCCGATGAAGGACTCTGGGGAAGGAAGCCAAACGGATACCCAGTTGCCTGCAGTTATTGAGAATGGCCAAATGGCGATTGTAAAACAAAAACAGGAAACTCGTGAAAAAGCGATGGATGCTGCAAAGACTGCAGAAGAATTACAAGCTGAACATGAGGCTGAGAAACAAAAATCTTTCGGTAATCGACTTTTAGAGGGTATTAAAAATATTGCATCGAATACGGGAGCCCAGTTATCCAAGAGTACCGGTTTCTTTACCGACTGGCTTAAGATGTTTGGTAGGAAAGGATTAATTGGTGCTGGTATCATCGCTGGTATTGCCTTCTTAACAAAAACGGGACTGTTAAAGAAACTTGCAGATTTCCTTGGAAATGTTGGCGAACTAATTCCAGCGATTGCAGGTCAGATTACAAAAGACACTGCATGGCAAAATGACAATCGTGCAAATACGAATGGACAAGATGCAGAAGGAGAGCTTGAAGATACTGCAGACTCCTTCAAAGATTTAGGAAAAGGAAACATCCTTGGATTCTTAACAGGAAGAAATGGAAGAGCAGATCATATGACTGCCGCGAAAGCGAAGTTTTTACGAAATGCAATAAAGAAACCTGTTAAGTATGGTATTAAAATCGGAAAAGGTATTTATAAAGGTGGAAAAGCTCTTGTAAAGGGTGGAAAAAATATTGCCAATGCCGTTAAAACAGGAATTACAGACTTTAGACATCGAAAAGTTCCAAAGATTTTATCTGCGAATGGAGTTGAAAATACTGCTACAGCTGGAAGTGTTAAGGCTAGTAAAGGATTTACCGATACCGTTGGCGACTATATGGTTGATTATGGTGATGATGCGGTTTTGGATGCATCCTTAACCTCAACAGACGCGGCAAGTAAATTTGCTGATGATATTGGTGGTTCCATGGTAGATTACAGCGACGACATGTTAAATGCAACCTTGACTGGTGCAGATGATGTCGCTCCATCTCTTTTGAGTGGGGAAGGTGCAGATATTGCTACAGACGCTGTGTTTACTACGAGCGCAGACACTATTGCCGAGCATACAGATGATATCGTAACATCTGGTTTAAAGAGTAGTGGTGATGAAATTGCAGAAGGTGCTGCAAAATTTACCATGGAATCTGCAGGGGAAACTGCAGAAAAAGGTACGGAAAAGATGGGTAAGAAGATCTTGAACATGGTTCAGAAGTTCTTTACCAAAGTTGCAGATAAGATTGGTAACTCAAAATGGGTAACCAAGATTATGGAGAAGCTTTCTAAATCCAAAGCCTTTTTGGATAAAACCATTCTTGGAAAGTTAATCAAAAAAGCAACTGCATTTCTTGGAAAACATCTTGGAGCTGCTGCAGCTACACTTGGAACAAGTGAGCTTGCCGGTATTGCATTAGGTGCATTAAATGGTTTAACAGGTACTGCCAGACTCTTCCAGGTCAACAAAGATCAAGTTGATGGAACTATGAAACTTATCTCTTTTGCAATGGGAGCATTTACTGGAAGTACTGTCGGTGGCATCGTAGATATTGTAAATGAAATTACCGCATCTATGTGTGGGTTTGATTTACTGAACGTTGCTGCATGTAGTGCATACAAGTTGATTGCCGGTGATACAAAATATGATAAGTTGATGGATTCCAGAGATGCATTCAAAGAAGAATACATCGCGGATCGAAATGAAGACTTGAAAAAGCAGTATGCTACTCTTGAGAAAGCTGGTCTTTCGGATAAATGGGGTAGCGAAGATGCCTATATCGAAGCAGTTAATAATGGAGAAGTCAATGGGAATTACAAGTCATTCCAAGATTATAATTCTGATGAAAATGCTTCTCTTATGGAACGTGGTACCAAAGCCATTACAAACGGTGCTTCTTCACTAGTTGGGGGCGCTAAGAAAATTCTTTTTGGAGAAGATGGGGAAGAAGGATATATTGGTGCTACAGGAAATCGATATGTCAAAGATAAAGATGGTACTTTTACGGTTTATGACAAAGACGGAAATCCACTTGGTAAAGTTGGAGATGAGACTAATTTCCAAGATGATATCGTAGATTCTTTTAAAAATGATAAAAAATCAAAAGGAATCGTAGGAACCGTTCTTGGAATGGGTAAACCTTTAAAAGATATGGCAAAGAAAGTTGGGCAAGGAATCAAATCGGTAGTTAGTAGTATGGGAAAAAATGCAAGTAGATTTGCAAGTGCTGCAGTAAAATTACCGGGTAAAATTTGGAATTTCTTTACGGACCGAGGTACACAGGAACAAGGCTGGGAATTAAGAGATGGAACCGGTGCTTGGTATGATAACGCGGGACAGCTTCATAATGCGAACGGGGATGAAATTGGAGAACCAATCACGCAGGAAGAATTGAGTGACTTGATTCGAACAAATACCGTGAAATCTGTTATGTGGCATGACCGTACCGGATGGGAAAAATTTAAGGATAGTGCTGGAGAAAAGATTAGAGAAGTAGGTGCAAAAGTCTGGGATAAAGCCGTTGAAGTAAAAGATACAGTTGTAAAAGGACTTCAAGATTTTGGAAGTGCTGCACTCAAGGTTGCTAAAACGGCTGGTGGGGTTATTGCAGCAGCTCCGGCTGCAGCAACTCTGTTCTTTACTTCACACAATGCTACAAAATATATGTGCAATGATGGTACGTATTATATGCAGAAATCTATGAATATGCTTGCTGGTGCTACTGGTTCTGAGAGTGGAAAAGCCGCTGCTGAAGGATGGTATCATTACAGTATGACCGGAGAGCTTTTATCAGATAAACCGCTCACACCAGAAGAAATGCAAGCGCTCGTGGTTGCCAATGGTTTAACTAAAGTAGACATTCGAACCAGTGGTCTTCAAGAGGTAATTCAGCATAAGATCGTTCCTGGATTTAAAGGGGCTATTGAGAATGTAAAAACAGCCTTCTCAAATGGATACGAGGCAGTAAAGGGTGCTTTGGATAAAGGTCTCACTGCTGCTGGTGCTACTTTATCAAAAATTGGACGTAGTGTCGATCGTGCTCTTGATCATGCACACGACTTTATTTTCGGTGGAACCCAGGTAAGATGGGTAAACCAAGTTGGTACTTACTATATCAAAAATGATGATGGTACGGGCTATGCAAAATATAGTGTCAACGGTACTTTGATCAATGAAAACGTTGATCGAGAAACGGTTGAAGCTATGATTGACAGTGGTATGCTTACCAAACAAGAGGTCAAAGAAGACAATATTATCAAAAAAGCAACCGATGGACTTGCGGATATTGGTGGGAAGATCGGGGATGCTTTTATGAGTGGATGTGAAAAATTAGGATCCTTAGTTACTACGGGTCTTGATCACATCGGTACATTCTTTGAAAGTGTTAACAAATATGGTTGGATAACCACGTTAACCTCTCCATTCAAAGAATCAAAGACCGTTGGTTATTATGAACCGACTGGTAATTATTATAAACGTGAAGGATCTACTTTCACATACTATTCTCAGAACGGTGACGTTTTGAAGAAGAATGTCGACGCTACTGAAATTGATGAAAAATTGCAAGCAGGCTTATTAACCACTCATGAAATCGTAGAAGATTCCAAGGCGAAACAGGCAATTACAAAAATCCAAGAATCTGCGAAGAAGGCTTGGGATAAAGCCGGTAGTATCGTTAAAAGTGGTTGGGAAAAGTTTACCAACTGGATTATGGGAGGATCTGGTTCCGGAACTGTGGAATCGAAAAAATCCTATGGTACCGGTGGCGGATTTGGTATAGCCGGATTTAGTGAAGATGATTATGGTACCTTACCGATGTTTGCAGATACTTCTGCAGCTGGAGGTGGCTTTGGTACTTCAAACACATCAAAGAAACATCGAAAACGCGGAGGTGGCTTTGGCCGTAAGACAGTCGCTCCGGATAAAGTGAATGGACATTCCTATTATTCTCAGACGGATACTCGCTGGGCAAGTAATAAATACGAGTACAACAACGATGGTGGTACTCTTGGAAATAGTGGATGTGGTCCTGCTGCTATGTCGATGGT